TCTTTTTTTCGTTCGTCCAATACGGAGAAACTTGCCTTGATAAGTCGCTTTGTCAATTTCTCCAATATTGACAAGACAAAAGGCGTGATTTCCGAAAAAGTCGGAATATTGGAACAAGAATTGCACAAAGAAGAATGCTTGAAAAATGTTGCGGAAGGCAAGAAACAAGCCTATGAGGAACAGATACAGCAAGTGTTAAGCGAAGACCCGGAAGAAAAGAAAAAGGGTGTGATAGGCGAGATTCAGTCCGAAATATATTCCTTACAAATATTGATTGAAGACCTTGTAAGGATGCGCATTCCCAAAGCGGAAAAGAATATCGAAGGTGTGGATAAGGACATTGAAGGACTTGTAAAGCTGAAAGAAGAGGTGAACAAGGAACTCGAAAGCTTCGATATGGACGTTTATAAGGACACCTATAAGGAGATAGACACGGAAATAGCCGGATTGAAGAAAGACAAGTCAAACAAGGAGGAAAGGCGTAAAGATTACGCGCTGAAATTAGCTGATTATGAGAAGAAATTACAGAAGGTCGAAGTATTGCTTTCTGGTGTCATTGTGTGCCCTAATTGCAATCATAAGTTTTTTATGGATGCTGACAAGGATTTTGAGGAACTGGAGGCTGACAAAGAGGCTTATAAAACAGCCATTGACAAGAATACTGTAAAGAAGAATGAATACGAAACTTCCATTAACGAGCTGGAAGACCTTATCTCCCAATACCAGGATGTAAGGAAAGAAACGGAAGAGGAAGAACGAAAACTGCGTGTTCGTCGTGGAAAGGTGGTTGACAAGCTGATGGAGGTCGAAGACCGCATAAGGGAGTTTGAACGCGAGAAGAAAGGATATGAAAGCTCCATTGTGAAGATGCGTTCAGAGGTTGAGACAAACCGTTCTCTTATTGATTCCAAGACCGGGTATATAGAGGAGTTGAAAAAGCAGAAAGCGGAAAGACCCTCTATTAAAGACCAGGAAAAGGCGGTAGAAAAACTTTCCAAGGACATAGAGGAAGGCAACAAAAAAATTCTTGACAAAAAGAACGAGATTTTCAAGGTTCAGCAATGGGACAGCCGATTCAAGGATTTTAAGATGTACCTGGCTATGGAACAGATAAAGAATATCCAGAGCGCAGCCAACGATGTATTAAAAAAGATGAAAAGCGATTTGCGTCTGATGATTGAAGGCTTCAAGCGGAATGCAAACGGGACGCTGAAAGAGGAGATAACACCCTATGTTTTCCGTGACGAAATGGAAAGCTTTTTCTTTTATTCCGGTGGTGAACAGGCACGTGTAGAAGTGGCCCTTATCATTGCAATACAAAGCATGATTAATGCCACAAAACAATATGGAGGCATGGATTTTTTATTGCTGGACGAAGTGTTGGAAAGCAGCGATTCTTTGGGTATAGAAAATATAATAGCTTCTACGGAGTTTTTGAAACAATCTATATTGATTGTTACGCATGTGCCAAAGCTTAATGACGAGATAAAGCAACTTAAAGTAATAAAAGAAAACGGAATATCAAGACTGGAGGTGTAACATGAAAGTATTTATGGGATTTGACCCCGGAACAAAGGGGTTTGTATCAATGATTGCGGAAGATGGAACCTTTGTCAAGGCTGAACCCATCTTTAGGGATATTAAGGTAGTGGACATGATAGAGACGGCAAACAGGCTGCTTGCTTTTGTCGAAGGGTACGAAGTCCGGCACGTTGTAATAGAGGATGTGCACGCATTATACGGTTCTTCGGCAAAAGGAACGTTTACGTTCGGTTATAATTCGTGCGTTCCGGAATTTTTTTGTGCCATTGCCGGATTACCCTACACAAAGATACCGCCTAAAAAATGGCAGTCGGACATGCACAAGGGTATAAAGATGGTAACAAAAAATGATGGTACCAAGACAGTAAAGGACGTAAAGAAAATGAGTATCGTGGCGGCACACCGTATTTTCCCGGATGTGAGCCTAAAACGGTCCAGCAGGAGCCTAAAGGACGATGATAACTTTGCCGATTCTTTATTGATGGCAGAATATGGACGTAGACATTTTAAATAATAATGGTATGGAAGAATACATAAGAAAAATTTTTATAGCGCCTAACGTAGCAATAAAGGTTGCTTGTTTTAAGGCAGGAATGACAGAAGAAGATTATTATAATACATTGGGAGAATGCCGAATGTATGGTGATAATAAGGAAAAGAACGAAGAGTATCAAAGGGAATTGTGCCGGAAGATATTCAGACCGACACCGGAAGAAGAGGAAGAAGATATCAACAAGTGGAAAGAAGACGGTGCAAAAGTTATGAGCTTCGAGGATTGTGTAACTTTAGTATTGGAAGGATTACCAGTTAAAACAAAGAAAGATGATATATTGGAAATGTGAAAACAAGGAATGCACGGAGTTCGGGAAGGAAATCATAGAGACAAACCCTATGTTTAAATACACCGACAAGGGAACCGTGCCTATTAATGTGCCTTATTGTAAGGTATGCGGAAAACAGATGGGGTACCGGGAAGAATTGCCGGAAAGTGAAGGTGATATAAACGTGGCGTTCGCTTCTTTTGGTTCCCAGTCCAACGAAAATAAAGCCTCTATCCTCAAAGATAGATATAAAAAAGGTCTTGAAAAAGACGGTATTAGCGAGGTTATTAAGACTAAAAGGGATAAAATGACTAAGGACTTTTTCGGTGGGTGATATGTTAAAACAGTGTTAAAATGGCATAAGCAGTTGCGTATGTCATAACATAATCTTATCTTTGCATTGTGAGATTAAGAGATGATAAGTCAAACAAATAAAAAAGATAAGGTTATGAAATCACTTGAAGAACTTAAGAACAACATTTACGAGAAGATAAACGAAATCAGAAATTTCGATACTGACGGCTCTAAGGTCTTTAATGAGGATGAGACATACAACTATGAGGAACTGGACGCTTATCTTGAAAGAAACAAGAAAAAGAACTATATGAAAGGTGCTTGTATGAGAATGATTAAAAATTATCTTGACAGAATGTATGACGGATGGAAGTTTTACGAGAAAGATTATTTGGTTTATGTGAATGACTTTAAAAGATTTGGATAATGAATGAATTAGTAGAAAATATCTGGACACTTGTAGCTCTCACGGGCTACAAGTTCATAACGGTAAACTTTTTGGGAACATACAAGGTGTTCCTGGTGGAAAATTTTGCTACGAAGACAAGGGATAACCCCTTCAATGAGGTACGCGGTGCGGTGGATATAACAGAGGATGTTAAACACCTTACTTTCCAGCTATCGGAAATGAACCCTATCGGAATAGATACCCGGTTACAGGGAAGACCGAGAAAGGATTTTAAGTTCGGAAGTGACGATTACATTTACTTTATTGCTAACAAGAAAAACGAATTTTGATATGGCAAGCGAAAGATTAACGATTAGTGAAAAAGATAGGATTGCAAAAGCATAATCAAGCCTATTGTAGAACAATCAAGAAAAGAATTTGAAGATTTTGGAAGATTTGCCGACGAATTTTTCAAGAAAAATTTACCAAAAGATGTTATTGAATTTATGGATAAATACCCTAATGTAGTAAAAACCAAAGAATGTATTTATCTGGTAAGTTTTACACGCGAACGAATATACAATATAGTAAGTTATATTGAAGTAAATTATTTTGTATATTCGTTTATAACTGATGCAAAATTTGAAGAATTGAAAAATTCGACGGAAGCAAAACTTTTTGTCAATAGAATGATTGAGTTAGATAGGAAAGCATCTAATATCAAAAACCGGACAAAATGCGCACTTGAAAATATCAATACAACAAAAAAATTGAAAGATAATTTCCCAGAAGCGTATGTTATTCTCACGGAAACTTCTAAAGAAGATGTTAAGAGGAATGAATGTGACAATATAGAAAAATTACGTGCAGAACTTTCAAAATTATAATAATATGGTTAAATCGAATTTAGACCCTAAAGTATTGGAGGGTAAAATAAAAGAATATAACAACGCCTATCGTAGAGGCGAACCGGAAATAACGGATGCGGAATTTGACGCGCTTGTAGAACAATTGCATGAGGTCAACCCTAATGCGGATTGGTTCAAGAAAGGGGTTAATGACGAGGTTTCGGGAAGAAAAGAAACCCTTCCTATCCCCATGTACAGCCTGGAAAAGGTAAAAACTTATGACGAGATTGTAAGGTGGGTAAAGTCATGTGGACTGAAAAATGAAGACCGACTGATTATCACTCCTAAATTTGATGGAATTTCCTTATGCGTGGACGAATATAACAAGAAGGCGTGGACGCGCGGAAATGGCGAGGTAGGACAGAATTGTACTTCTCATTTTGAACAGATGATTAACCACGGATTTAAGGACGTGAAAAGGACAGAAGGATATTATACTTTCGGAGAAGCCATTTTCCGTAATTCCACTTTCTTGACATTAAAGAAGCGGACAAATTACAAGTCAGCGAGAAATGCGGTAGCAGGTCTTGTCAATTCTCCTACTGTATCTCCGAATATGAGGGATGTGCAGTATGTAAGGTATGGATATTCTAACGAGGATTGGGACAAGGTAAGCATGATTGCCTTTATGAATGACAATTCATCTGTAAAAGTTCGTTATGTAGAAACATTCGTAGAAACAATCATTCATAGCGAAAAGATGTTTAATGAATATATGGACAATATTTTCAAGGGCATAACAAATGATTACAAATGCGATGGTCTTGTTATAGACGTGGATAGCGCAAAAATAAGAAAAGAGCTTGGAAGATTGCCGAACGGCAATCCACGTTATGCAATTGCCTACAAGAACCCGGATTGGTCGGAAAGAGAGGAAACAGAGGTAGAAAATGTAAGATGGCAGATTTCAAAGGACGGCAGATTATCCCCGGTAATCGACATTACACCCGTTGAATTGTGCGGAGCTACGGTTTCCAAATGTACAGCATATAATGCCCGTTATGTAAAGGATAATTTTATTATGCCAGGTTCACGTGTCATTATTTGCCGTTCTGGTGATGTGATACCGAAACATATATTTACCGTGTCTTGGCCTACTTTAAAAAGTTGTTTGCCCGACAAGTGTCCCGTTTGTGGGAAACCTTTGGAGATGGACAGAAACAATGTGGACTTGATTTGTTTCAACAAAAATTGTGACGGTGTAATGCTTGCCAAATGTGTATATTTTTTCAACACTTTAGATTTTGAAGAGTTCGGAGAACCGACAATAAAGAAACTGTTTAACGCTGGCTACAAGACACCGGATAGCATTCTTCTATTATCGGAAGAAGACCTTAAGAAGATTGAAGGCATAGGAAATGTAGGTGCAAAGGTACTGTCAAGACAGTTTGAAAACTTAAAAAAGAAAGGTACGAACTTTGCAAAATTATTGACAGCCTATAATAAATTTGGGGGTGTAATAGCCGAAAAGACATGCCAAAAAATTCTTGACGGATTAAAGTTATATACTTGTAAAGATGTAGCTGATTTTGCAAAAGAATGTGATGAAAGTTGGGCGGCTGACATTGAAGACAAAGTTGAAGGTGTCGGATTTAATACAGCTTTAGCATTTGTTTTAGGTATTGAAGATTGGTGGGTGAACGATGATGATTCCGCACATATCCCTATAACTTATTACGGATTGGAAGAAAAGACCTTTGAAGGACAAATGACGGTTGTATTTACCGGATTTCGTTCGCCCGATACGGAAAAGAAATTAACGGACATGGGGCATAAGATAGGTTCTTCTGTAAGCAAGAAAACAACATGCCTGGTGGTGAAGGAAAAAGGATTGGGAACCATCAAGGAAAAGAAAGCGGAACAATACGGAATACCCGTTTTCACGTTTGAGGAATTTAAGGAAAAATTCAATGTTTGATTGAGTTTCTTTTGTTTGTTTGACATAGTGGGAGAGGCTGGTTTGAGAAAATAAGCCTCTTATTTTTGTAAATCTTTTGGTAATGAGATATTGGTATAGAGATAAGGACTACGTTTATATTGGCTTTAATTATAACGCCAATTTTGTAAATAAAATGAAACGTGATTTCGGAGCCAAATATAACCCGGCTTTGAAAGAGTGGTATTTTGAACCTTCTTTAGAAAAATCTCAAATGTTAAAATATTTCTTGGAGGGTAACGGATTCAAGAACGAAAAACCGGAAAGACAGATAGAAATCCCCCTAAAGGAAATCAAGCCCCTTGTAAATGAAAAGGAGTTGAAAGAAATGTTCGATTACCTGGGATTGCCGCTACATCTAAGGGATTATCAGATAGAGGGCGTGTCCTATATGGTTAATCATGGCAATTGCCTTAACGGTTGCGGTCCGGGCGTAGGGAAAACAAGACAGTCCATAGCACTGGCAGAATTGCTTAACCTATTCCCCTGCATTGTGGTTTGTCCGGCAACGGTAAAACAAAGCTGGGTCAATGAATGGAAGTTGTGTAACCCTAACAGAACGGTACATGTGATTGATTCAAAGGACGAGACCAACACGGACTGGAAAGCGGATGTTACGGTAATAAATTATGACTATCTTTTCAAACGCAGCGCAAAGGAGGAAGGTAAGAAAGAAGTAAAACTTCGTTACAGCCGTTCCCTTACCAAGAAATGGGGATTAGCGGTAATCGATGAAATACACCTATGTAAGAACCCGAAATCTATACGCTCTAAATGTGTGCAGAAAATTGTGGAGAATGCAGAAAAAACAATAGGATTAAGCGGTACGGCAATTATGAACAGACCCCAGGAGCTTATCAATATATTGCGGATTCTTGGAAGGTTCAAGGAGATATTCCCGGATTCGTTATATTATCTCTATAGATATTGTGCCGCAAAGAAAACGCGGTTCGGGCTTGTGTGTACCGGAGCTTCTTGTACTATGGAACTGAACAAAGTAATAAAGCATTACTGTTATTTCCGGAAGGAATTGCGCGATGTCGTGAACGAATTGCCGCCTATAATCAAACAGACGGTGAATGTGCCGATAACCAATAAAAAGGAGTATCGGAAGGCAGAAAAGGATTTTATCGAATGGCTGGCTAATATTGACATAGAGGCGGCAGAACGTGCCATACGTGCGGAGCAGCTTGTAAGGTTGTCTGGATTGAAAAAGCTGTCTATAAACGGAAAGATAAAGTTTATTATCCAGTTTTTGAAGGAGTGGAGCGAGGCGAACGAGGACGAGAAAATGATAGTGTTCGGTATTACGACCGACATACTGGAAAGGCTTGGAAAGGAGTTCAAGAACAGTGAGGTAGTGACCGGGAAATACAGCACGGAAGAGAAGATGCGAAAGGTTGAAACATGGAAGAAAGAAAAGACTTTCCTTTTTGCCAACATTGCATCATTATCCACGGGTATAGACGGATTACAGAAATATTGTTACAATATGGCGTTTATCGAATTGCCGCAACGCCCGGCAGAACTGGAGCAGGCAACCGGGCGTATAGACCGCATGGGGCAGACGCAGACAATGAACGTCTATTTTTTGTTGTCCAGTGACACAATAGATATGCAGATACGCGAATTGCTGGACGGAAAGATAAAGGTAACGAATGCGGTCAACAAGGGCATTGACGTACAGGTAAGCCGTGACGATTCAATGGATATTGCACTGATAAAGAAGTTGAAAGAATGGAAAGAAAAGAAATAACAATATTTACCGACGGCAGTTGTGAATGGAAGTCACGTCTTGGCGGTTGCGGTGTGTATATCCAGGAAGAAGGAAAGGAATACTTTATTTCCAAGGGATACAGCGACACCACCATAAGCAGATGTGAATTAAGGGCGATATTGCATGCCGTGCAGAGTATGAAAAAGGATGTACCTCTAAAGGTTACGATATGGAGCGATAGCCAGTATGCGGTTAGCTGTATGACAGACCCGGAATTAAGACCGACGGTAAACAAGGATATTATAGAAAAAATAAAACAAGAACTATGCGAGCGTAGACGGATGGTCGTACGGTTTATGAAAGTCCGGGGACATGAAAAGGATGTAAACAACCCTATAATATACGGAAATCATGTGGCCGACATGCTGGCAGATTACAAGAATTTTGATAATTACGAACTTGATAAAATGATAGAATTATGAATGAAGATTTTGTTTGGACTAAAGAAGAGAAAGTTAACAAATTGTTTAAAGTTTTGAACGTATTAAAGAACAATTTGCAGTGTAAACGCATGGTTGTGGGTGGAAGTATGGCTATGTATATACATGGTTTCAATGTGGAACCACACGACCTTGATATAGAGATGGAAGGGATAAGCGACGATTCATTACGCGTTTTAAAGACAATGGCAGGGATAAACAAGGACATGAAAAGCGACATCCTTTCCGAATATCTGGAAACAAGTCCTCTATATCGTATAAAGATAGAGGATGTGGACGTAGACATATGGGTAATGAATAAGATAGACTACAACAGGACCGTTTTCTACAATAATATAGAATTCGGTGATGTTCTAAGCGTAGTTAAAAAGAAAATGGACATGAAGCGCGAAAAAGACTATAAATCATTGGTAGATTATATCAATCAGTTAACCTATTTTACAAGATGAAATGGAGTGACAGACAATTAGCCATTTTCGACGCATACGAAAATACACGGAAAAACATTGCCATAGAAGCAACAGCAGGCAGCAGCAAGACAACTTGCATAGTGGAGTGTTGCAGAAGGACACCACCTAATAAAAAGGTTCTGTTTATGGCATTCAACAAAAGCATTGCGGACGAATTGAGGGAACGTTTACCGTCCCATATAGACGTCAACACCTTTCACTCTAAAGGTTTGCGCGTGCTGCTTTCCAATTTCCGTATAAAGCCGAAAATCAACGAGAATAAATGCTTTGTTATCGGGAAGAAAATTCTTGAAACAAAGGATATGGACGTGAAGCAACAGATTCGATACCTATTCGAGATACAGATAATATGGAATTACATAAGGGTCAATCTTATTACGGATTACGAAAAGGAAATACCGGGTATCTGCATTGAAAAGAATATCGAATTCCAAGAACGCATGGTAGGGGACATGGAGCAGATTAGAAATGCTTGGCACAAGGAAATGAAGAAAATAAATTCAGTAAAAGAAATTAACATTGATTTTACGGATATGCTTTATTTCCCTTACCAACTACTTGATAGTGAGGACTTTCCTAAATATGATGTAGTAGTAACAGATGAGTGTTTCCCAGGAGACCAAAGAATTTTAGTTGAAGGAGGAAAAGATAAAATATTAAGAATTTATAAAAGGTTTTGCAAAGGTGAATCTATAAAAGCTAAAAGTTTTAATATAGAAAAAGGTGTTTTTGAATACAAAAATATTCTGAACATGTGGAATAGAGGTGTACGCGATTTAGTAAGAATCACGGTTGCCGGAAAGCGAAAAATAAAATGTACTCCTAATCATCCGTTTTTAACTGATTACGGATGGATTCAAGCCAAAGATTTGAAAAAGGGTTATGTTTTATTGTCTGACAGTAATACGCAGCCTTACCATCCAATACCCAATATGGAACAATTGGAAGTGTTTCAAGCTTCTATTATTGGAGATGGAAGTTTAGATAAACTTATGTATAATATAAATAAATGTGGTTTTGTTCAAGGAGAAGCACAAAAAGACTATCTGTATTGGAAAGCATGGTTATTCCAGCAGACAAATGTTGTAAAAAGAATAGAAGAAAATGGATTTGCAAAAACCCCAGCTTATATATTTACAACAAAAGGTTTATGTATAGATGAAGGATGTATAGACAAATTTAAAATTGCAGAAAATTTGACAATTAAACAGCTTGCAATTCTTTATATGGATGATGGAAGTTTTAGTAAATTGTCAAAATTGTATAGTGGAAGTGCTTGTAAAGAATTGTGTTATAAATTATGCGAACGAATAAATAAACTTGGATTTGCTTGTAAAGTAAGAGAATCAAAATCTTCATCAACTGATAAACCATATTGGTTTATAGAGTTTAGTATGAAATGTAATGATTCGTTACATGAAAAATTAGCTCCATATATACATCCATGTTTAAAATATAAAATATTAGAGAAATACCATCATCTTGTAGGTACGTATAAATGGAATAATGAATATTTCCCTTTGGGTGGTATTATAGTGGATAAAGTAGAAGAAATTGAAGACAAAGAAGAGGTGTATGATATTGAGGTAGAGGATAACCATAACTTTTTAATATGCGGTTCTTCACATAAAGGATTGAATAGAGATGCAGGAATAATAGTACATAATTGTCAAGATTTTTCAAAAATTCAAAAAGAATTGTCAATGAGATATATAAAGAAGTCTGGACGATTTGTTACAGTCGGGGATTCCCGGCAATGTATATACGGTTTCCAAGGGAGTTCTTTAGAGGTTTTCAAGTCCTTGCAATCTTATCCCAACACCATAGTATTACCGTTGGATATTACATACAGATGCGGCAAGAACATAGTCGAAGAAGCTCGAAAAGTTTTTAACAACGGGATTGTTGCTGCACCTAATGCGATAGACGGTATTGTAAGAAAAGGAGAGTTTGACGAAGCGGAAAACGGGGATTTTATTCTATGCCGGAACAACCTGCCTTTGGCAACAGTTTTTCTCTATTTGCTTGAAATGGGAAAGAAAGCGACAATCAAAGGTAAGGAATACGGAGATGCACTTGTAGCACTTGTGGATAAGATAAAATACATTGAAGACCTTGATGCAATGTGCGAGAAGAAAATTTCCGAACTGAAAGAACGCGGCCTTACCGATATCCAGGCAAAGAATAACCCTTCTTATGTGGCGTTTCTGGAAAAGTGCACTATTTTAAAAATACTTTACAAGAATTGGGGCGATATGAAGAAGTTGGAAGACAATATAAAGGAGATATATAAGGACGATACGGAAGGTATCGTGTTATCCACTATCCACAAGTCTAAAGGACTGGAAGCAGACCGTGTTTTCTTGCTAAACAGAAACTTGATACCCAGCAAGTATGCGAACACGGAAGAAGCATTATATAATGAAAAATGTTTATTGTTTGTAGCCATAACAAGAGCAAGAAAGGAGCTTGTATATTGCAATGTTTAACGACGAACCAAAGAAGACCGTATATACGGAAATAGACCGTGAATTTAAGCGCATGAAACCGGGCACTGAATTTTGCCGGATTGAATTCATCTCAAAGATAAAGGATTTTCACCCCGGTTCCGTAAGAAGTGGGATAGACCACTTCCTATTAAAGAAAATGAGTAAAGGAGAAGTAAAAAGAATTGACAAAGGTAAATATATGAAATTATGAAAAAACCGAAAATGTATATTCCCGTACTTGAACCGGGAAAGAGTGTATCGCTTATATGCGCAAACAAGGTAACAGGACTGGAAGAATGCCTGCCTACACAAGAAATGCTGAACATCCACATGGAGCAGCAGAAAATAATGATACAGAAGGATAAGGATTACAAGGTTCATCCTCTATATCTTTTCGTGGAAAAGGAAGAATTCAATGATTTGATACGAAGGATAAGGGGAAAGAACAGGAACGCGGAAACGGCTTGTATTCCGCTTGTATGCCAATATCCGGCAGTCCCTATATGCGTGCTTTGTCCCAAACAGGAAGAGGAGGAAAAAGAATGATATTTGAGTGCACGTTTACCTATATGGCACCGGACCCGAATTCGACAAATGGCGCTTATAAAAAGTTTGTCGATGTCATAGCGGTACAGGCAGAAAATTACATGGACGCCGAAACAATGGCAACCGAATACGGGATGTTCAATATAGACGCGGACTTTGCCATATCTCCTATTAAAGAGGTTGTTATAGATTCGGTGCAGCGCAACGATAAGCACGGGGGACGATGGTACAAGTGCACGGGCGTATACAGTGAGGCAACCTTTTCTGGAAAGCTGAAACAATACAAGCTGGTTATATTGCAACAGCATGAGGACTTCATAAAAGCCTCTACTAAAGCGCTGGAATACATGCAAGACCTTGTAGGCGAATGCAGACTGACGAAGGTAGAGGAAACTCCTATAATCGAATATGTGGAAAAGGATTGATATGTTAATTATATGTTAAAAGCACATAAGCAGTTGCGTATGTCATAATATAACTTTATTTTTGTAGCTGGAAAAATCAATTAATATTATGATACGAATAACAAACCCCAAAGGAGAAACTCAGGTGCACACGGAAGAAAGCTATGAAAAGCTTCTGTGGCAGTTTGCGGAATCGAAGATGATGGATATGTGGTGCCGAAAACACCATCTTATCCCTATCTATACACACCAGGAAGAAACCATACTTAACAAAATGGTAGTAGAGGCATTCCTGGAAGCGTTTAACTATAAAGTAGAAAAAGAAGTATGAAAACTAAAAAGTTCGGAGTAGGCGACAAGGTGAAGATACTCCATTGCTCTAACATGATGCTAATAGGACAGATTACGGAAGTAGCAAGTATATGCGGAACGGAGAGCAACCGCTATTATCATTTGAAGATAGACGGTGAACAAAGGGCGTTCATTCCGCAAAATTTGGAATTGGTAGAAAAACATGAGGAGGATAAAGAATGACCTATACAGAAGAAAGAACCTACTGGCTGGAATGCATGATAAAGGCTGCCAGATATGGGATGGAAGCGGAAGTAGCTGTTACAGCGCTTGAATACCTAAAGGAAGACCCGAAATTAAGTATAAGCCAATGCCTGGAAATGGCGCTAAAGGACTGGGATATATGATACAGAAGATAATCGCTTACCTCTATCAAAAGAAGGTTACGAAGACTTATAACGACAATAACGACGGGTTTATATGCAACTTCGTCCTGGAATACAAGGACAAGGGAGATTTTGTACACAAAATGGCATGCTATGCGGTCAATTTTGAACCCGTTGTTATCGGAAAGGAAAACCGTTATTTGGTGGAAGTGGATGTGCATGCAGTGCAGAATGTCAAGTACAACAATGACAGGGTATGGATGCCGCAATGCAAAGTTATGAAAATGGATTTATTGTTACAGCCGTGGGAATTGACAACGGCAGAAAAGGAAATTGAAAGGTATTATGCAGAACAAAGAAAAATTTATGGAACCGGATATGACAGCGAAGCCGGAAGAAATTGTATGGTTTGAATCAACAATCAGTGAAAATGTGGAACCGGAAGTTTCATTTGTTGAACAGGAAAAGGAAGAAGTTTTGGTTTCGTGTACATGGTATTGATTTGGTGAAATAACTATTGATTATTTCCCTATTAAAACTTACCTTTGTGGGTAAAACTTCTATATATGGCAAAAAAGATAGAATATACTAAAGAGGACATTCTAAAAGATGCGCCCGATTTCGTGTTAATCGCTTCCCCTTACATGCAAGACAAGTACGTAGCTTATGAGATGGTAAGAAGGGAGCTTGACGAACACCCCGACCGTTTTATGCAGTATGAGGGGAACGAAGGTTATACCTATGTGATAGACCTTAAGCTTGTCAATATAAAGGGTATCATGGCGAAACGCGGAGCATCCCAGGAAGCAATAAACGACGCTACAGAAATTCGTACAAATGTGATGTTGCCCCTTCTTGCCAAGTTCCACAGGGTAAAGAGCGAGTATTTCCATGCCTTTGATTTGCACAATGACAAAGCAAAGGCACTTGCCAAACTCACCCCTATGTTACTGGACTTGTTCGGCTCCATGCACAACCCCAAGGATATTATTAAAATTATCCGGAAAAAGGAAGGTTATTCGCTGGGAGAAGAAGATTTGGTAAAATTTTTCAACAACCACAAATCACTTATAGAGGCAAGGCAAAGCAAATACGTGATGCGTTCTGACCGTTATAAGGTGGCAACGGAAGCCGGAAGACTGGAAATCATAAATGACTGTATGACAGACTTGCAGCTTAAATATGAAGAGTTCTGGAGCAAAGGAAACGTGGGAAGCGCACTCAATATCCTAAAGGAAATACGCGCTTTGTTGGAAGCCGCACGGAAGGAAGTAAAAGGTAATGAAATTAAACTTACAGTTGACGGAAAGATAGACATAAACGCTACACTGCACGGTGAGGAGAACATAAGCCGCGTAATGCGAGACATCCCCGTAAACAGTCTAATAGTGGGTATGGTAGCCGCAAAATCGGGAATAAGACCCGAAATACTGATGCACCAGCTTTGCACCTCCTATTACAAGGACTTCAACGGATTTGTAAGTAACCCGGTATTGGGTTCTGAAAATGTGATGTTACCTGGGGCACTCATAAAGACATACGACTGGGGAGAAATAAAGGAAGGAAACAAGAAGTTCGTCGAAGAGATGGCACCCGAAATAGTTGAGGCAGAAATAATCGAGGAACCGCCCAAATCAAAGACCAGGGAACGGCTTCTTAACCGCCTACGACAAATGAAGGGTGTGGAAATCGGAAAGAAATAATTACATTTTGTTTTGACTTTTAGTTAATTTATGATTTTCAAAATTCATGTGGTGTACGGTCTGCGATAGATAGTACACCTATTTAAACAATTAAAAACCAAATAGTTATGGTAAAGATATATGTTGAAGAAGTTATAAAGTGCATGATGGAAAGACTTACAAAAGAATACGGTCTGACCGAACAACAGGCATTGAAAGAAATTGACATGTGCATGGAAAAACTGTATGTGAAATGGATGCAGAACGAACCGATACCGGAAGAATACAATGATTAATTAACCCTATAATATAAAGAGTATGATAATAGCAATCGCAACAATGCAAATGAATGAGGATGTGACTACGCAGGTGCATGTACCTATAAACGTGGAAATAATGCAGGTTCCTCCTACAGACAAGGAAGTAGAGAAAATAAAATCAGCCCTGGAAGAGGAAACCGGGTATAAATTCGTATCTTTGGATTCGATAACATGGGATGTGGACTACGAGATTTAAAATCAAACGAAAAACTTTATGTTCATTTTTTGAGTATTAGTAGTTAATATCTAATTGACAGCCAGCAGTTTGTGATAAATAGCTGGCTTTTATTATATCCTTTTATATGTTAATTATATGTTAAAAGCACATAAGCACTTGCTTATGTCTAAATAAGGTCTTATATTTGCGTTGTGATAAGAAACAAGATGTCAAACAAATAAAAACAAAAGATTATGGCAAACCCCAAAGTAAAACTGGAAGGAAAGAAAATCGCAGAAAAGGTGATGGAGTTCATGGATAACTATTCATTTGACCCTATCTATAAGGAAATAGAAGAAAGTGAAGACTACCACGTGTATATCAGAGAGATAATGAGATGTATTCCTACAAGAAGAATAATCGACGATTTGGACGAACGTGGAGAACTTCACGAGGCATACAAGGAATATGTAGACATGAACGGAGTAACTCTCGTAAAGGACATAGCAAAGAGAATGACAAACAAGGAAAAGCTCGAACTCGTATCGGAACTTTTCAAGATACCTTACCTGGCAAGTCCGGAAGAATACGGGGAAGCGATAGCGAAGGCAGCAAGGGAACAATATTACAGATAATCAATAACCTCTAAAAATCAAAACAAAATGAAGACCTATACAGTATATTTCAGTGAACCCGTGACAATGAAGTACAAGGGTGACAGATTCAACAAGGAATTGAAAAAGTGGGAATATGATGTAGACTGCGAGAAAACAAGTGTAATGTTCACCTTCCATTCCCTGGCACCTGCAAAGAAGCTTATCAAGGAGAATATGGACAAGTACATAGATTCCATCATAACGAAAACATGGGCAAACGGTGACTGGGAGAACCTGGGTCCGATAAAGCTGTCCGGAAACAACAAGACTTTTGTTGCCAATACCAGACAGAAGGTTGCGAATTATTAAGTACACGGAAAGAAGGGGTGGAAATTGAAGTAGCCCCTATTTTCTTGACAATCAGTATAGATATTTTACAAAACTTAAAAATAAAAAGATTATGGATAGAGAAGAATTCCAGAAAAAGTACGATAACAGTATTCTGGTGTGCTGTACAGAAAACAGTATCAAGAAAGTATTCAATATTTGCGATTTAATGGACTTAACAGTCTCTAAATCAAAACAGATTACTGCTATATTGATAGGAGAACAAACAGCAAAAAGTCCATTGTTCCACGTGGAACAATTCCTCAGTGATTTCTACAGGGGGATAGAAGAAGGAGAAAGGAAAGAGACAAAGATGTTTGAACAAAGGATGAACAATGCCATATACAAGCTAAAGCAGAAGTACGGATGCACGCATATAATCAAGGGAACCGATATGGGTACGGTAATACAGTTCATACAAGAATTAAACATGGAAGTGGTCCAGGAAGAAATGGACGATGTGATGTACATAAAAGGGGAAGAGTGCGACAAACCATATATAAAGAATTCGACAAGACAGTTCATTGCCGACTTGATGTCTAATATGATTGACGTACTGGACCCATTCATAAACAAGGAAACGATGGTTGAGATTAAGGAGAGCTGCAATGCAGAATATCTGATAAACGAGGCGGAGTTCTACATAACCAGCACATTCACAACGCCCCTACATAAGGAATATGACATGCAGAGAAAGGTCCTCTCAATCGGATTCGGAAACAAGAAAATGGTAATGGTAGACGAGGAAGATTTCCATGTGTTCTTGAAAGCCCTCTATTACTTATATAAGTGCAACGAGTGGATAAAGAAAGACGATGAGAAGAACAAGGAACAGCCAAAAGAACCCGTATTCAAGAAAGGAAACCGGATAATGTACACCATAGAAGACGAGAACGGAAACACCCATGCAGTAACCAGACTGTCAGAAAGGGTGTACGAATCAAAGGAACACGGCATCCTATTCATAACGGACGAAGAAAGGGTTGTGACCGGGATATACAAGGAGAAATAAAAAGAGAGAAATACCCTCCACGATACCCTACAGACCATATTTTTATTATTAACCCGTTATACATTTGTTACAATGGTAATAGGGATATCAAAGAGGAAAAGCAGTGATATGAATAACCAGGAAGGGAAAGACCCTTTGGCATAAAGAAGGGAATGCCCAGCCCCGATAACATGATTATAAACCGTCAACCTATAATTGTTAATTTGCAAAGAAGGGAAAGGACATGTGACAGACAATATGGCACGGGGAACATCCCGGAACGGTTATTGTATCATTGTAAAACGTGGAACAATCATATTAAAATATAATCGATTATGGAAAAAGATTTGAGAAACAACGTGAAGTTTATCCTATTCTGTACAGAGTGCTTGCAGGCAGGCGTAGTAATGACACCAAAGGAATACGAGGTAGCATTCCTGGCGGCAGAAAAATTCGAGGGATTTGATGACAAGAGCTTCGAGAACATGAAGGCCGAACAGTTCGCGCCCAGAATGAATGCCATGCTCAATGCGATGTCAAAGAGAAAACAGATTATCGAAGGACTGACATTCAACCTATTGACAAAACGCAGTCTGGACGAACTCGCAAACAATGAAAACCTTGTGGAAGAGGTAATGAAGGCAAAGCACATAGCCGCAGCAATGGCAGATGAACTATTGGAACCGGACGAGAAACTGGAAAAGGTTGTGACTGACGGACGTCGTGTAATCGAGCACTTCATAGACCAATGGAAGAACGCCCCTATCCAAGAAAAAGAAAAGAAGGAATACGAGCCGGAAAGTGATGCGGAAATTGTAGAATAAATCTTTCGGTATACTTATTATTTTCACAAAAGCCCCGAAATGGGGCTTTATTATCAAGCAGTTATGGACAAGTCGAAATTAAAAGAAGCAAATAGTCTATACAATAAAATCGAAAATTTGAAAAAGGAAATAGAGCATATTTCCAGGTTTGAGATGGAGGGGAAGATACAGATAACGAACCATTACGATTCCTATTTCCATATCAACGAGGATATGGCGAAAACTTATTTTCCTCTCATAAAAGCAGAAATGGAGAAGGAGCTGAAAGAGTGCGAACGATTATTTTCTGAACTTTAGCTTATTTTTGAGATAAAAACACTATCTTTGTTGACGTGATAGATAACTGGTAAGGTTGTATCGCAGTTGTATTTAAAGGTTAACAAAGCGGTAGGGGTTGCAAGTCTGTTATGGCTGGGGGTGAAAGCCCGGTTTAAATGGCTGCAACCCCTATTTTTATTCAAATTTTGTATCATTATGGAAAGAAAAGAGATTATCAGAAGACTGGGAAAGTATTTCACGCTTCCCGAACTTGTATGCCCCCACGTGTATAACAAGTATTCAGAATCGCAGATATGGAGCTTTTTCACGACCGAGGCACTGGAAACGCTCCTTGTATTGAGGGAAGAAATCATATGCAAGCCCTTCATTATCAACAACTGGAAGAACGGAGGAAGCTATTCCCAGCGCGGTTTACGATGTAATGTGTGCGTTCTATGCAAGGAAAAGACAATGCTTGAGAAGCCGTATATGAGCGCCCACGCCTTGGGTCGTGCATTCGACGTTACTGTGTCCGGTATGGAAGCGGAAGCGGCACGGAAAATCATTATGGACGATTCCGACAAGCTTCCTTATCCTATCAGACTGGAGGACGGTGTTAGCTGGCTGCATGTAGACACTATGGACTTGTGCAACGGCAAGAAAGTGACGCTATTCACAGCGTAAATATATTTTACTATATACAGAAAGTATTCTCCCTTATAGGGCAATCGATACTACAGTATGCTGTAGACGCGATTTTTCAAATTTCGTATTTTTATCATTTGTAAATTTAAATTGAAATAATTATGTATCCTACTAAAGTAAGCATAGCAAATAACAAGGGTTTTGAGAGCATAACAGCGATTTCACGCGCTTTCGAGGTCGGCACACCAGCCGAAGATGTGGTACTGTCAAAGTACACCTTGGTTCCCGATGATAAAAGGGCGTTTCTTATTATTCCATTGGCTGCTGGTACTGTCAAAGTACACCTTATCGGTGAGACTGGTCCAGATACTTATACTATTAGTGAAACTGAGGTTTCCGCTTATATGGGTTCTCCTATGCCTTATCTTATTGATAAGGTATTTGTTGACGGTACTACTGCACAATTTAATATAGGGTTATGATTGGGGTCGGTACAAGTCTTTTGTTTGACAAGAGGGCTGGCAAGGCTGGTCCTCCTATTCCACCCTTCAATAAGGCTATGGTGGACGCATGGTTTATGTCCGGGTTGTCCAATGCGGACAAGCCTGGTAGTATTACTGGTGTGATGGGTAATGAGATGGCTCTCAAGAACTTTGCCTTTACATCAGAAAGCGGATTTGGAAAAGGGGTTTATGAAGGTGCACTGGTATTCGATGGTGTGGATGATTACGGTATATGCACAGGACTTCCTATTTTAGACGATTATACACTTATATGCAAAAGAGAATGGATATGTTTATCAAGGAAAAGTAATGCTGCCATAGCTAATAAGAGAAAGGTTAATCAAACATTAGGTGGAGCGTTTAATTTTGAAAGGCTAACCACTTCTCAAATACTTACACTAAGTTTTGGTAATTATACCAACATACAATTATCTTCTTCGGATGTTGTGTATCAGACTAAGACTTCTTATAATGGAGATAAAGTTATTTCTTCTGGTTCTCTTACTGATACAGACTCTTTATTCTTAGGCTGTTCAGGAAACGGCATAGAGTTTGCCAATTGTGCAATTTACTATTTTGCTCTTTATAACAAGTCTTTGACATCAGAAGAAATCGAGACCGAGAAGGAAAGACTTAATGAAGAATGGTTGAAAAGAAGCAAGGTCACGATACCGGAACCAGACGTCTATTACGACTTATCACTTAAGGACAATTCTTCTCCTACCCGTAACATCATAGACGATTTGTCGGGTAATGGACATGATGCAGAGATATTCAATGCAGCGTATACAGAGAGTAGCGGCTACAGGTCAGACGGTGCTTTTGTCTTTGATAGTATAGATGATTATGCGATAATGCAGAATGTTACGAAAGGATTCAAGACGTTGTTTATGGAAGTAATACCATCTTTAACTATCGATAAAAGTGGGTTCCTATACGACCAAAGAGTAGGTCAGACAAGTTTTGGAATAAGTATTTTTACGAATGATATTGCCTACAATTCTTATAATTGGGGTGGAGTGACTTACATAAACGGAAAGCTGAATACTACCATGAATGGAAAAGAGGTCTATTTGAAACATCAGATTATCACGATAGTGAACGGTACAGATTTAAAGCCGCAAAAGGTGGTTCTTGGGGGTGATATAGGATTGGCCGGATATTTTTCAAATATGGCTCTCTACAAGCTTATCGGTTTCTATGACGAACTCACACCTTTGCAAATTGAGAAAGTAATTAATGACTATAAACTAAAATATGATTGATTATGAAATGGTTAGTTATACCCATAGAAGAACTGAAACAGTTCGATAGTGACTGGGAGACAAGAAGAATGAGTAACGACGGCACGAAGGCGCTGTTACACGAGGAAATCTACAATTCGCTCGTACCCCCGGCAATGACGATTCCGGAAGGAGAGGAAGTTGAGAAAGGGGTCACTTATCCCTATCCTTTGGTGGACGAGAACGAGATAGCGAATTCTGGTGATTGGGTCAGTGACGAGGTGATTTGATTGTTTTCGGGATGCCGGGAATTCGGGTGTTTTACCTGGTTCCCGGTTTTTCATTTTCTTTATTTTATTGTATGCCGAAAAACAACGCAATTTTCAGAGTTAGGGTTAACTGTCTAATAATCATATACCATTTTCTCCTATTTTTGAAAAATATAATGTCACTGAAAGAAAGCATATGTTAATCTTATGTTAAAATGACATACGCAGTTGCTTATGTCCAAATAACTACCTATATTTGCAATGTGATAAGGAAACAAGGTCAAACAAATTAAAAGAAATAAGGTTATGAAAGCAGAATTTTACAAGGTGAGAGGTACGGAAATGGAAGAGATGATGAAGAGAGGTAATAACAACGAAATCCCCTCTATGGTTTCACAAAAACGCCAGGCGCTTGCCGAGGCATTTGAAAACGTAGCTTTCTACAAATCTATCGGGAATATGGAGTTTGCAGCCAATGAACAGAACCGCGCTAACCTCCTTCAAAGACAACTCGAAATGTTGAACAAATAAAAATTAAAGAAATATGAAACTTTTGGAAATACACAAAAACGGAATTAACGCCCATAACAAAACAGTAAGTTACTACGGTTTGGATTATGAGAAAAAGAAAGTGCTGTTTGAAGTAAAGACACTGGAAGAAGCCATTGAGAAGGGGTCTTGTCTTGGCTATAAAAACGGTGAAATAGTAATAATGTTCTAAATTTAATCCGGTAGCCTTCGGGCTACCACAATATACACAGTTATGAAAAAGCAGCTTATAAATTTCTTTCACGGTCGTTTCGGTAATAAAGTATTGAAGACAAAGTATCGTGAATGGTGGGTACGTTTCTGGTACGGAACCGGGGCAATCGCCTTTTGTTTCCTATTCTTCGGAATGATACAATTCTTGTCCTGGCTTTCTGATTTGATTAATTATGTTTTCTAATAAAAATATTTTACAATTATGAAAAAGGTGTTATATGACAAAGACGGGAAATTCTTGTCCGTCCATGATGGAGATTGTATTCTTGCAGAACTTGAAGACGGTAATTGTCTGACACATGAAGACGGTACGATAATGATATATAGAGAACGCAAATGTAAAGAAGATATTTCTAAAGCATTTTATCATGTTTATTTACGAAATAATGAATTACATTTTCTTAAAACTGGAATGTCATTTTCTTACTATGATTTTATCCCATTTTTCAGATTTTCTACAGAAGAAGAAAAAGAACGTATGTACAAAGTTCTTTCTGAAAACAACCTATACTATGACGAGAAAGAAAAATGCTTTAAAAAGCTTCGCTGGCGTGCCAAAATCAGCAATTCCTATTACTATATTGACTGGAACCGTTTTGTGATATGTAAGACTACAGAGGAAGAAAACGAATCGGACAATTTACGGTACAAAAACCTTAACTATTTCCAGACCAAGGAAGAAGCGTATACCAAGTTGTTTGCAGTTAAATCGGTTCTCAATGATTAAGAAAGAATGTTACATATGGGTCGGACAGATTATCGAATACCGGGGAATGACGCTGCGAAAGGTACGTCCGGGCAAATATGTTGTCATTTCCCCTTGTTCCCTTGTTTCGAGACCCGTATATATTGACAAGAACGAAAATTTGAACGTTCTTTAGTATTAATTATTTGTTTTATTTTCATATATTTGCAGCTATGATAACAGCGATTTTTGTGTGTTTGATTGTTCTTACGGTAGTCCTTATCACTCTCCTTTTGTGGTGCATAGGGGCGGTTACGGGAATTCAGAAAAGAATGAATGTTCTTCTTTATACGGTCTCCTATATAGACCTTATTCAAAGAAAGCGGTTCATCCGGTATTTAGACCAACTTTCCAGGAAGATGAGCTGTAATGAGGACGAGATGGAGGACAATCAGAAACAATTCCTATTCCATTTAAGCCAGGAATTGACGAGCGAAATAAAAAGGATGGAAGACGATTATAAAGACTTGATATGAGCAAAAAGAATGAATTCACATACGACGGGGGAAGCATGTATATAGATTGGCTTTGTTATTCCAACAAGCTTGTTTTGCTTCGTGACAGCCACATTATAAGCGGTGAGGACAGAACGTCTGTTGCCCGTGCCCTAAAATGCAAGACTGGTGATATCCTTTGTCTTGTGCTGGGACAGAACATCAGCTATTTCGGATATAGCAAGCTGATTGAGGATATGGGGGGACGGACAACGGAAAGTATCGTAAAGTCCGAGAACCCGGTATTTTCTTCCGTCTACTGGACTGGCGACAAGAAAGCGGCTATCACATCACACACTATTTTCATTCCCTGGAAAAAACTTAAGGAGATTATCAAGGAATGGGACTATCCGACATATTTTCATCCCGATATAGTTTAAGAAACCTTCTTTCTCTAATTTTTATATATTTGTTTGACTGACACCCGGTTAGGTCTCCCATATTAAGCCTTTCCGGGTGTTTTCTTTGGAGTTATATGTTAATTATATGTTAAAACGACATAAGCAGTTGCGTATGTCGTGATAACTACCTATATTTGCAATGTCTTCTTAAGGGAGACAGTTAATTAGGTCAAACAAATAAAATTTTGAAAGTCATGGTACACAGTAAGGAACAAATCGAGGAAATTATGTTGTCTCTTTATGAACAACTTGGAGGACACAAGTTCGTGGTAGCGACCGGAAGCAAGTTTACCGGATATGCAGAAGATGAAAACGGTAATCTCGAACAATACATTTCCCTGGCACGCAATGCCAGCAGTGCAAACAGACTTAAAATCACTTATGACGAAGGTCTGGACCTCTACAATGTACTTTTTGAAAGACAGGCTTTCAATAAGAAAACATTCCAGGTAAACAGAAAAGAAATCGCTTCTTACAATGGTGTTTATTGCGACCAACTGGTACCTATTTTTGAAAGTGTAACCGGAATGTACACAAGACTTTTCTAATTTTTACAATCATGGCAAATATAGACTTTTTCAAAAATCCCGATTCATACGAGGTATATGTAACAGTCAAGTTCGGAATATGGAAAGTAGCCGAAATAAAACGCTTTCCGTCCCCTATAGACATTCTTTACGGCAATATCATAGAATATACCGAAAACAAACACATGTGCTCTGAAAAGGACATAAAAGAGATTGAGGAATTTACTATTAACAATGTCATTATAAAGCTTTTATTACAGAAATGAGAACATTAAGCAAAGGAAACTACCGGGTCGTGTATGACCCGGCAAAGGGCGAAAGCATGAGTATGGTTGCCGTATACAGAAAGAAACTGGACGGCACGTTATCCCTAATCAGTAAGGAGATGGGGAATGAGACGGACAAAGAAAGTCTGAAAGAAAAGGCAGTAAAAATTATTAACGAACTAAATAAAAAGGAGGATTAAATTATGAATGCAGGTATCGTATTTTTAACTATCATTATTTTTATCGTTCATCTTATGCTGAGTGCCGAGGTAGGTTCTACAGCAGAAAGGATGAACAGAAGTTTCGGAGTGTGGATGCTTATGGCACTTATCATTTCCCCGTTTATCGCAGCCATCTTTGTTCACTGCCTGGGGGCTATTCCGGTTCCCGAAAAGAAGGAGGATTCAGAGAATGAAACCGAGAAGTAACAGATATATTTACTATTATGACAAACGGTCGAAGAACAAGCCGTACCGGGTTATAATAGAGCTTGAAAAGAAGAAGTACAATATCGGTTATTTCCGAACCGTGGAAGAAGCGAGGGCAGCCCGTGACGAATTCATTAAAAATCATTTTTCCGTCTCCATAAGCTGGCAACGATTGCAGGAAATGAATGTGATTGTGGATAAGATTGCCGAACTTTCGGAAATTCTTTCTTCCTATAGGGATATTTCCACTAATGAGGTTATTCGGAAAATCGGGAATATCAAGCAGAACGCGATTTCCATAAAGAAAATTATTGCATAAATATACATTCAATTTGTATAATTATTCAATTTTGTTTTGTAGTATGAGAACCTGGGTTTAGCGAAACCCGACAGACTGGGACGTTGTGAAACGTCCCTTTTCTTTTTCTAAATCTTGACAATCGAGTTAATAATACTTGAAGAATGACAAAAAACCATAATCTACCAGTCCTTTTTCTACTGCATTCGCTTCTTGTTCAAACACGATTGCATGGTAACAGTCATGGTTTATAGCCTTGATTCTCTTAATCCATTTCTTTATACCGCCACTGAAACCAGGGTGATACTTGATTAAGGCTCCTATTACACGTACAAGCCATTCCAGGGCGTAATACAGATAGAACGTCAACGGGATAAGGAGAAGTAGCCAGGGGCACGAGAAAACGCCTGCAAGACCGCTAAAAAGCACGGTGCCCGGTATCATTAATGATTTCCATTGATAGGAATGCGTTTCTTCATGTTTTAGGAATTCTTCGTCATAATACTCTTTCATTTTCTTGCATAACAGCCAGCAAAAAATTAGGATTGCGGAAAAATTCGGGATGATAATTTTCGCAATTTTCGATTCATAAATTACCTTCATGATTTTACAATTTTTAAGATTAAACACGTGTAAAGGTAGGCTTTTTCGAGGAAATTTCTGTCAATATTTATTACTATTTATAACTATCTGGAAATCAACACTTTGACATTTTACCATAAGGGTATTATCTAACCCCTAAAGGGGTACGTAGTTCCCTTTCTTCTTTTACCCTTACGGGTATATTAATAGGAGGAAGAACTGCAATATAGCAATAGGGGGTTTGGGGGAGGAAGGGGAAAGAGTGAAAAATGGGGAAGGAGGAGAAAGTGGGATACAGGAAGTGTTAACGGAAGTAAAAACAGAAAGGGGAGACGAAGCGAAAGAAAGAAGACGAAAACAAGAAGGGATTTTGGAAAAAGCGCGTCCCGGCAAAAATTTTTCCGAGAAAATTTTGTGGATTGAAAATTTATCCCTATGTTTGCAGTGCTAAAACATGGCGGTTAAGGTCTGATGAAGATTTGGGAGCCGCGAAAGAAAAAGGGGTTTCGTTTTTAGTTCTCACTAAATCAAGCTTCTTATCAAAAATTCCCCTTTTTCTTTGTTTTTGTTTTAGTGAAAAAGAAGTTGAAGAAGTGAGCGTCCTTTAGCAAGACGTAAAACAAAAAAGAAGTGGTAAGTGAGAATTAAAAACGAAGGTTATGAAAAAAGATACAGAAAAATCGGCATCACGCCAAGACATTTCAAAAAAGATTAAATTTCCTATTAAGGATTTGAAGAACATACAGACTATCCAGGATTACGAGTATTGCTGCGTATTGTGCGCTATTAGATTGATAAACAACAAGTATTGCAAGAGAAATCAGAAGAAATATCAGTATAAGACGTTTTGGAAGAGAAGTTTTACTACACAAGAACTGTCATTGAAGGTTGCGGAAGAAGTAGGGATTTCCTATAGAAAAGCGAAGGATTATATTAAGTTTTTAAGACTGAATGATTATATTAAATTCCCCGAAAAGGATGTATGTACAATCATAAACAAGGATTTCAAGGATGTAACGGAAGAGATGTATTTACCGGATTATTTGCGTTATGTAATTAAAGAGAAAGGGGTAAAATGGTCTCCTATTTTTACAAGGATGTTGAACTACATTTCAAAGAAGATAAGATATTACAAGTATTGTAAAGAGATTGCAGAGTATAATTTGGACGTATGGAATGACGAGGAATCAAAGAAAGACGAGATTTTAAAGATAGTTGAATGGCTGTACAATAATGAGGACTGGAAGGAATCGGATTATGACAAGGTTTATGACAAGGCTGTAAAGATAGCGCATAAGCACGCATTAGAGGCTATAAAATGGAACAATTGTGAAGCGACTTTCTATGAAAGCCCTAAACGTATTGCAAGCCGTATGAAATGCAGTGTAGACACAGTGAGAAAGTTTATAAAGGCATTGAAAGAAATTTTTGGAGAAAGAGTATACATGAAGCCGGACAAGGCAACTAAATCAATGAGATACAACCCTAATTTGAATAACTATACAATAGCATTGCCGGACAGGGAAGAATGGAAGAATATGTTTGCAAGAAGATTCGAGAAGATTAAGGAAGGTGTTTCAAGGGTAAAGGATTCTGTTTATTATCTCAAAAGAGTTTGGTTCAGAAAAGAAAAGGGTTATTTGTGGGAAGACAAGGAGTTCAATAGAATAGCAAAAAGAAGTGCTACTGTAACGTGTGGAGAAAAGGAATTGCCGTGCAAAAAGAGGTTGAGTTTTTATCACACCCTAAAAAAGAACTTGGAATACTGGGAGGACAATTTTGAGAAGGAAAAGGAGGAAGAGAAATATCTGGAATATATCCACAGGTCAGAAATACAGAGAGAAATAGAGGAAAATAATAGGATTGACCTTGTTGCAAAAAATCGCTGTACGGTATATGACTACAATTATTTCGACCCTAATACAAGTAAAACCTATTGGGAAGAATCGGAAGAAGAAAGAAATAAGCTTGGAAAGGAGATAGGGGAAATCGCCAGGAAAGCCAGGGAAGCGAGAAAGAATAAGTTTACTGTAGCAAAATATATCAATCAAGAATATGGAGACTTTGAGTTACTATCTATACAATGACTATGAAACCGAAGACGTGGAACTGTACGCAGAACAGATGATACGCGACCGGAAAGAACGCGACGAGAAGCGACGCGAACAGATAGAGAAGGCTTTGGAGAAAGCCGAAAGAGCCAGGAAACGCCTGGAGAACCGAAGACGGAAGTACATAAAGACACATCCTATCCGCGCGAAGTACAAATACCCATGCTTGGATAATTATTCAAGGTAAAAGCTTGGTTATTTGACTGATAATGCCTATTTTTACCGTTGTAATTGCAATTTCGTTATAACTTTAAAAGGCATTATTCATGAATATTAATAAAAAAGAAGAGAAAGTGTTCGGACGTGCACAATTTGAACAATTTCTCATTGACAACGACTACGAAGCGTTCACCGCAAAGCAGGTAGCGGCTTTTGCTACTGATGTTTTGAACAAGTCAGAAAACAACGAGATGGACGAGTTCGAGAAAGCATGTGCGGCTGCGGACTGGAAATCACTTGAAACGGTTAAAGTGCTGAATGACATTTACGAGGAAGAACCTATGTTCATAAGACCCTCACAAGTGGAAGTGATACCGGGAAAGGAAGGAATTTTCAAATCAATGTCCGAGAACCGGGACATGTTGCGATACAAGGAAACCCCTCTAAACATTTTCAAGGGCATAGCCGGAATGTGCGTATCTGACAATATAGAGAAGGCACGGAAGGGCGAACCAATCGGAACTGTCAAAAGCTGGGGAGGGAAGGAATACGTGAAGACCGCTAACGGATGGGTACGACGCCAGGGAATCAAGACAAAGGAGACCGCGAAGGAGGAGAAGCCGAAAGAAAAGAAAGGCGGTTTTCCTACAGTTGAAAAACTTGTGGCTGCGGCCGCAAAGTCGGGGCACAACCCTAAAGAGGCAGAGAACGTTATCAGAGAACGCTATGACTATCTGAAAAAGAAATATCCGGAAGCCTCACCAAGTAAACTTGTACACATTGCATATACAATTTCCTAAAATTCCGTCGCATATGATTATGGGAAAACTACATAAAATAAGGGAATACGTAATGAGTTTATATTTTCCCGTGTTGCTGAGCATACCTATCTCTTTTTCCAACACGACATCCTTCATTGAGAAATATGTGTTTCGGGACTGGGAGTTCTTGAAATACCTAATGATTCTTATAGTGATAGATACACTTGTAAGCTGGGTATACCATATCAAGAACAAGGACTTTTCAAGCAAGGGATTTTCAATGATTATTACGAAGCTTTTCATTTATTCCGCTATTCTGATTGTTTCGCATGTGATGGGGAACTTTACGGTGGAAGGCGGTAATGTGGAGATATACACATGGTTCCGTGCCGTGGTGTGTAATGCGCTTATAATACGAGAATCAATCTCAATCGTGGAGAACGCGGCAAAGGTAAGCCCCACTTTGGTACCTCAGAGAGTTAGAAAATATCTGTCTGATTTCGACGAATTCGGGGATAAGAAACCGGAGACGATAAAGGAAATGAAAGGAGAATGACTATGGCACAAGGCGATTATTTGCCCGGAACCTATTCAAGGGTCGGAACGGAAGAAAACCCGGGCACATACCTTGGAGGAGATTCGGGCGGTACTTCACAGACAATGCCGCCAAAGGTGAAGAAGGTATGGGTGCTGGAGCACGACAGATGGAACATGCGCAATTATTGGATTTCTGGAGGGAAGTTCAGTATTCCGGCAGTATGGGTACTTACCAAAGGAATTTGGGACAACTTAGGCAAATGGATGAAAGACGGAGTTTGGAGAATGGGACAGACCATTTTCTCTACAGACAATATTTGGCGTGACAATTTCGTGTGGTACAATGATTTAAAATTCAAATTTTAGAGATTATGAAAAAAGTAGCGTTTTATCAAATACAGGACGGTGATACTGAGGCACAGGTTGCACAAGGCTTACAGGGAAATTTCGAGGCTTTGCAACAGGAGATAGAGGCAATTCCTTCCTATTCCTTGCCTATTAAGATGGACCCTAATAGTGGAATTATCAACAGTGAGGAGGACTATAACAGTATTCTCCCCGAATCCTATCTGACGGAATATCCGTGGCAGACTGAATATGCAGACGGTCTTCCTTGGTTATGGATGAACTTCAAAGCAAAGGTATCGGAAGGTACTCAGATTTGTATTAAGCATAACAACAAGTTCTGCGAGTTCACCAACATTCCAGAAACTATCGGCACCGTATCTGTTGACAAGAAGATTCTGACAATGAAGGAGAAGAACGAATATCTGGGTTTCGAGTGTCAGAAGGATTTGGGTGTACAGAAAGTGGACTTGAAAGGCATTTACCAGGTTTACGTACTGGGTGCTGACGGTTCCGTGGAACAGGAAATTGTATTTGAATGTAAATAAAAACCATTAAAAAAGAAAAGATTATGAGACTGTATAGATTTTTAGACGAAGACAAGAATATTGATGTGACATTGGTAACGGACGGAAGTTGCGACCAGAAGAAAGTATTCATTACCGAATCACCGCGTGGAATTACCCCTAAAGGAAACGTGACAGACCCGGAAGGCGGTGCCGAGCTTTTGAAGCTTGGGTTCAAATGGAATGTAGGTGAAGCCGTGATGCACGAGGAACTTGTAGCATTTGCAGAAGAAAAGGGTTTGGAATTAATTATCGACCCCCAGGGATTGAATGAAATCGTTGCGGTAACGGCAGAATGGAACGATGCAGATGCGTGTGTAATCACCATTAAAACAAGTGTTCCGGCAAAGAAGGATGTCGACATTTATTTCCCTAATAGCGTGAATCTGAATGAGAGCGCAGAAAGATTCGGTGTAATCAGAGGAGACCGCAAAACCCTCTCTACAAAAGTTATGTCCGGTAAACCTATGGCGTTCACGTTGACTGACCTTGGTCTGGATGCAAAGGAGGATTTGAATGTAGTTGTAATAACTGACAACGATACGTGGCGCAAGGAACTGGTGGCAGAAAACGCATAAGGATATGTTAAGGTTATTGTTTACAACAGAGGATAACGTTCACCAAATGACCGTCGTAACCGACGGAATCGACGGTCAGATGAAGGTTTTTGTAACAGAAAGCCTCTATGGTGACGTGGAATATTATAAGGGACTGGGTATCGTGATTGAACCCGGTCACACTTATAATATAGGACAGTTCAAGGAATGGGCGTTTAAGGCGCTTGTTAAACTTATCGCATATCCGGAAGGATTCGGAGAAGAAAGCATTGTATTGTCGGATGTACAAGATACGATAGAATATGTGTTGGAAACGGACGAACCTACACTCAATTTCCCGGCAAAAGGAGGAGATGATATGTGTGTGGTTACTTCTTCAAAACAGACATTCAAGAACGGACAGCCAGTAGGACATCCGGAAGGTGTCCCGGTAACATTCTCAATATCCGGAACGGGATTTGGGGTAGATGATTCCGGACAGGTTACAGTAGACGAGAATCCCGGCAATACAGTACGGAAAGCAACTGTTACCGTTAAGCAGAATGAGAGCGGAAAGACATTGCAGATTACATGTAATCAAGCTGCATCTACTGTAACCTATGAATATGCGCTGACTCTTGACCCTACATCAGTGACTTTTGATGGTGCAGGAGGGGAAAAACTGGTTACTGTGACTTCTACAAGAACAAAGGTTTTGAATGGAGTAAAACAGCAGCCGGAAACATATCCTACAGATATAGAACTGGCAGGTGTAGGGTTTGATTATGCAGTAAGCGGAAATAACTACAATCTGAAAGCTTCCGAGAACACCGGGACCTCACAGAGAACGGGGAAGGCGACCATTTCACAAGATGGCGGAAAGAGTGCGGAGGTTACACTCACACAGAATGCGGCTACAGTGACGTATGATTATGCGTTGTCTGCCAATTCACAGACCATACAGTTTGTAGCGCTTGGAGAAACGAAGAGTTTACAAGTTGTTTCAACAAGACAGAAAAAAGTCAACGGCAAACCGTCTGGTGGTGTCGAGAAGGTAGATACGACTGCACAGATTACCGGAACCGGATTCAGCCAGACTTCATCCGAAACATCTAATGGAGAGAATTATAGTATAGTGGCGGCTGAAAACAAGGCAGAAGCAGCCAATAACGGTTCTATTACCATTACACAGACTGGAAGTAACAAGACGGTAAAGGTTACGTTAACACAGCTTGCAGCGACAGTTACCTATGAATATACATTGACTACAGACCCGACAACACTTTCATTTGCAGCAGCAGGAGAAACAAAGATATTCGGTGTTTCAAGCAAGAAGCAGAAGAAAGTGAACGGGAAGAATGACGGTTCACCTATGACGGTTGACTACACTACTGTAGTGAGTGGTACGGGATTTACCAAGGGTTCTACTGAATATTCTGTAGTGGCGGATGCAAATACTGGCGCACAGCGTACTGGAACGGCAGTTGTTACGGCAGTGGAAGGAGGAAAGAAAGCGACGGTAAATCTAACTCAATTGGCAGGAGCATAAAAATTGTTTACAATGGGAAAGAGAAAAAGAAAGATTATACAAAAAGCGGAAAAGCCGGACTTGATAGCAAGCCTTTCGAGTTTGTCCATTGAAGAAATAGACAGATTACAGAAGGCCGCGCCTATGGCTTTCCAAAGCAAATTGCAGGCTGCACTGAACTCGAATGATGCAGGGGAGATAATGAAAGCTAATTTGTATCTTGGAGAAATCAACAGACAGCCGACAAGAATACAGTCTGTTTTCTTTGACCCTAACGACATATCCGGCAACGGAAGAGGATTCAAGGATTCCAAAGGGGTTCTATCCTTTTCCGTATTGCGTCGGATGGGAGATATCCATATAGTCAAAAGTATTGTGTCTACACGCGTGGAACAGATAATGAACTTTATGGATTTTTCGGAAGACGAGCAGAAGGAAGGCTTCACAATCAGAAAGAAGAAGAGCCTTTTTTCTACCGGGGATGAGAAATTGACAAACGAGGACAAGAAAAAGATTTCAAAGATAGTTGATTTCCTGGAAAAGGGAGGATGGACGGACAAATGGGACAATGTGGACAGTTTGCAGGAATTTGTAAGTAAAATAATGTCGGATAGCCTTACATTAGACCAGTTGGCATTTGAAATGGTCCGCAACAGAATGTGGGAATTGCAGAAATTCCGCGCTGTGGACGCTTCTTTGATACGTTTTCTGGATAGTGTAGACCCAAGACAAAGGGAAGGTTTCGAGCAGTACAGATTCAAGGGACATTTGCCGCGTTACTGTATGGTGTGGGACGAAATGATTCTTCACAACCCTATAACGAAGGAACCGATATTGTATTACCCGTGGGAGCTTGGTTTCGGTATCAGAAACAAGACGTCTGACGTGAGAAGAAACGGATATGGGGTATCGGAATTGGAAACGCTGGTAAACATTATTACCTGGATATTGTGGGGCTTTTCTTATAATGCGAATTTCTTTTGTGTTTCACCAGAAACACTCGTTACGACGAATAAGGGTTTAAGAAGAATAAAAGATTTGGTAGGTACAGAATTTGAAATTTTTGACGGTGTGGAATACTGCAAGGCATCCGCATACAAGACAAGAATAGATGATTTGTACGAAACAAGACTGTATAACGGCTTAAAGATAAGAACAAGCCGTGAACACAGATTCTTGACTATAACGGATAAAGATAAATCTCCTAAATGGAAAGAACAAAAGGATTTGACTACAGACGATTACTGTCTTGTGGATATAAATACCTATGGCGATTTCCACGAAGAGGATTATTTTATAGGAAGAGAATATTTTAGAGAATTTACTAACCCGACAAAGGAAGCTGTACTTAAGAAGGAGAGAATCTTTACACCTTCTTTGGAAATGGTGAAGGATAAGAATTTCTGGGAAATGATTGGCTTTGCTTTGGGGGACGGTACCTGGTTGGAACACAGGCTTGAAATTTTCCCACATCATACAAAAGATAAAAAACTTTTTGGTGATTTTTCTAAAGTGTTGGATAAATACGGAATAAATTACCGTATAAAGAAAGGTAATCCTTCTACACAAAGGAGTGATGGGGAATATGGATATCCGTATATATTCATATATGATACATGTTTTATTGATTGGTTTATAAGTATAGGATTCGGATATACAAGAGATAAGAAGATACCCGTTTCCGTATTTAACTTGCCGGAAGAGTTGAGATGTGCGTTTTTGAGAGGTCTGTTTTCGGCAGACGGCCACACGTCTGCAAATATAATGGGTTATAAAACTCCTACTATTTGTTGTGTGAATAATGATTTGAGACAAGATATATTACAGTTGTTGTTAAGTGTTGGGGTTGCTGCGAGAGAGTGCAATAGAAGTAAAAGCAGATATAATGACCCAGTAACACTTGTTATTCAAGATGTAATGTCTTTTGTTAATAAAATAGGTTATTTGCAAGATTATAAAAATGAAGGTATATCAAGAGGAGAAAGAACAAAGGACAAATGGGACTTGGTGCCTAACTCCCTGGCTCTGGATATACTGGAAAACAACAAGGGAGGTGATATATCTTTTTCTAAGCATCATGTGAAAAAAGGTGGAAGGATAAGCAGAGGTAAGCTCATAAGGGTTTTGATAGAGGCTGGATGCAGTGTACCGGAAATATTGAACTACCATTTCTATAAAGTAACGGACAATTCTAAACTTGTAAAAGAGAAAGAACAACTTTATGATATAGAGGTATTCAATGACAAGCACATATTCCTTGCCAACTATACGGCAGTCCATAACTGCCAGGGTTCGCAGCCTAAAGGGTTTATCAATATAAAGAATCCTAACATATCAAACAGCACATTGCAGGAGTTTAGGCAGGCATGGACACAGACGATGGCAGGATACCAGAATTCGCACCGTACCCCAGTCATAAACGGTATTGATTTGGAATGGGTTGATTTACAGAAACTTAGCAATCGTGATATGGAATTTAACGAATGGATAAAATTTCTTATCATAATGACATGTTCTGTATATCGTATAGACCCGTCCGAACTTGGATTCAATTTCAAGGAAAGTCAGCAGATATTCGGGCAGGACGGACAACGCGAAAGACTGAAGCATAGCCGAGAAAAAGGTTTGAAGCCTCTATTGATATTCTTGCAAGGTATCATTACAAAGTATATTGTGAGCGAGTTGGACGAAAACTACGAGTTTGCATTTACCGGAATAGAAGTGGAAGACGAGGAAGCACAGGTAAAACTGGATTCTGAAAAACTGAGTAGCGGTATGGTTTCCATGCAGGATATATTCAAGAAGTATAACGGAAGGGACTTTGACCCGGAAAAGGACATTATTTTGAACCAGGTGTACCAGGGAATGAAGCAGTCAGAAGAGCAGAATAAAATGTTTGGAGCTTCACAGCCGGGACAACAGCCGGAAGGTGTACCGGAAGGGGACGAAGAAGACCCGTTCGCACAATACAAGTCGTTCAGTGATAATCCTATAATGAAACCAGCAGTTGACTATTATTTGAAAAATCTTTACAAATAAGAAATTATGGAAACTTTCGATGATTTAAAGTTAGAAAGATATATAAACAAGGCTCTTTTGGAAAAGAGCCTGGGAAGACCAGAAATGTATGACGGTCTTCTGGAGATTGCGAAGGCACAACAAGGTGTGTATGTGAACAATGCGGTAAACCGGAAGCTTGGCATTGTGGGACTGCCATACAAGAAGAGAAAGGCTACAGAGGAAGAGAAAGCTGATTTAACCAAGACAACGGAAGACCTTTATAAGGAAGGTGGTGTTTGGAAGCGAGACAGGCAGATTAAGGTACATAATAAAATAAAGTCTGAGTATTTTAAGAAAATGTTATATGAGACCAAGCCGCGTGCTTATCTTATGCTTGGTGGTGGAGGTTCGGGCAAAGGGTATTATCTTAAGAAGATGAAGGAGAAAGACCCGTCTATAGACAAGCTTCCGGTTATTGACGTGGACGATATGCGCGATATGATACCGGATTATGAAAGGATTAAGGGTATAGACCCGAAGAAAGCATCTTCCTATGTACATGAAGAAGTGTCTGATATAGGAAAACAGATTGACGAGGCTTATATTCGTAAAAAATCTTCTTTTGTAAAAGACGCTGTTTTTGGGAATCCAACAAAACTTGAAAAATTGGTTGATGATTTGAAGGCACAAGGTTATGATGTTCACCTGGTAGGTGTGGCAACTGATTTTGATACGGCTTTGGATAGAATACAGAAACGGTTTGAGAGAACGAAACGGTATGTTCCTACGGAAGTGGCGAGAAAAGGACATAAAGGTGCGTCCGAATCTTTTAAAAAGGTTATAGAAACTCCATTGAAAGATAAATTCAAGTCCGTTAAATTGTATGACGGAAATTCCGATAACGGGGTGATTTACGACAACAAAGTGTTAAATCAAAAAGAACTTGATAGGTTTCTTAAAAAAATAGACTTATAAATTTGTTCAATTCTGAACAGTTTTATATATTTGCATAGAAACTTAAAAGAAAGGAGTAAAATTATGGCAAAGAAAAAGTACGGAATTGATATGACGGCTGATGAATGGTTCGAGATTGAAGAGCGAGGAATGGGAGAGCCTTTAACTATGGAGGAAATTGCGGCTATGGGTCCGGAAGGAAGGGAGTTATATAGAAGCACACCTTCAAATCCCTATTTCCCTGCACCGGATATGTCAATGTGGGATGAATCGTTATATGATGGTTATAAAATCAAAGAGAAGAAAAATGTCGGAAAAGAAAGTTGATGGTATAAGAACCCCTTTGGTATCGCGTCTTATTGGAGTGAAAAGACACGTGAAAGACCCTATCAGATACCCGAAAATACAATGTGGTTATGAAGGGCTTGCACAGACTATGTTTGCCACACAGTCGGACGCGATGATAAAGGAGCTTGTAAAGGAAATGATTAAAACGGTCGGAAAATGATATTCACACCGGAAGAAATACAAAAACTGTATGATATAATAGACTACCGTCTTGCAAGGATTGTAGCCGATGTAATGGGAGATGAACTGTTGACACCGGAAGACAAGTCTTTGTTAAGACGGTATGGCTATAAATGGAGAAGGGAGATAGAAAAGTTACCACCCTATTTTCAATCCTATCTGTTTGGAAGGTTGAGTGCACAACTGACGCCTTCCCAATTGTCTACACTCAATTTTGACGATTTTACCAAGTATATAGACCGTCATCAATGGGCGGCACTTACATCTTTGGAACAGGAAGTGTATTATGCGGCAGCAACACGCACATACTCCTATATAAAGACAATGGGAGAACGGGCGAAAACGATAATGTCAAATGCTATTTCGGAAGAGGAAGCAAAAGCTCTTGTAGAGAAGCAAAGACAATTAGAGCTTGGAACGATAAAGAAAGAAACGATAGAAGGCGTTCTGAAAAAGAAGTCGGTACAGAATATTGTCAGCAACATAGGACATTCCCTGGAAGACTGGAACCGTGATTGGGGACGTATAGTGGAAACCGAGATGCAGAACATTTATCAGACCGGGGTGTCCCAGCAGATAATGAAGGAGCAAGGGGCGGACGCGCTTGTATATAAAGAAGTATTCAGCGGAGCGTGCCAGCACTGCATAAAGTTTTACACCACGGCAGGGATAGGAAGCAAGCCGAGGATATTCAAGCTTATAGACTTGATAAACAACGGGGACAATATAGGGAAGAAGGTTAAAGATTGGAAACCAGTGTTAAATAGTGTTCACCCGTTCTGCCGTTGTGACCTTAGGGAGGCACCTAAAGGTATGGTTTGGAATGATGAGACACATTCATTTGAGCCGCCTAAAGAACCCTATAAGAGACAGGTAGAGAGAAAGAGTAAAGTAAAGATATATGTTGGAGATAAAAAGTTTGAGGTATGAGGTTCGGATATAAAGGAGATGTAGAGGTGTTGACCCTACGGAAGACAAGGGTAACAAAGGAATATGTAAAGGAAAGCGCGGAAGAGGTGGATGTGTACAACTGGGAGATTGTCCCGGTACGTCTGGACCAGATAAAGGAGGACGAGTATGTATTACTCTATTGCATGATGAACAGTACGAACCTATTCAAGAAAGGTGTAAAGTGTACCGATTTCAAAGGCGAGATGGGGAATATTTTGTTAGACAATGGAGCGATAATTTCTGTATGTGAAGATGCAAAACATCTCGTTTTTACAATGCCGCATCAAGTAACGATACCGCTTGTTGATGAAAAGACATTCTATGAATGGACCGATGAAGACTGTTTTGGAATAAATAGCGGAAGCAGTCGAAGGGGTGCTGATAAGGAGATAGAACAAGGAGATGTAGAGGAATACATAAAATTCTATAATGATAATCCGGAATATATGCATATGGGTGTGAGAACGGTAAAGATAAAGGAAAGAGGATTATCATTATATGAAGGGAAACTGTATAATATAGAGGCTGGACCAGAATACGCGCTTATAACTAAAGAAGGTTTGTTTTTGAAAACGGAGCATTGATATGATGGAAGGAGGATTCAATACCGGGTTTGTGGAAATAAGGACGCTTGAAGGCGAGAAATTCCTAAAGGATATAAGGATTAATGAAGCCGTAAAGACAAGACATTCCTATACGCTTGCAAACGGTCTGCATGTACGCGAAATGAAGCCACGCGAATCAGTGTACAACATTTATTTTATCGCTGGTAAGGAAGGTGTGCTTAACAGAGTGTCTGGTGAACAGATGGTGTGGACGTGTGAAAAGAACTGTTTGGTTCCGGTAAAAGTAAAGGAATTGAACGTTTCTGACAGAATAGTTCTGTATGGGAACAAGAGGGGTAGGATTGACCGGATAGAAAAGGTGGAGACACTGAACAGATATTTCTACAAGCCCGATTTGAAGAAAAACAACTCCTATTATATTGATAATGTCTGTGTTTTTGGATAAATTGTGCAAATTTCGTACATTAGCAGAAAATTTTATAGCTATGAATTTACGGAAATTATTTTATTTACAGACAGCCGAACAGAAGGTGTCTGAATACAGGGAGTTGTTAAGACGCTCTGAAAAGATAACAGCAAGAACGGAAGAACTTGCAAACGAATTTGCTGAAAGAAGCCAGGTATTGAAAAGCTTTTCTTTACTTGACAAGGACGAAAGGGAGATTTCGGAAAAGAAATACAACGAGTTTCTGAAGGAGCACACTTCAAAGGTTGCACAATTGCAAAAAGACAGAGACAAGGTTTTCAAGGCTATTGCCGCATTATGGAATGACAAGGATATAACGGAAGCGATTGCGGATGTATATGCGCTTCATGTGGCAAGGAAAGCATGGAAAAGCAAGAAGCTTTCAAAGAGTGCGTACGACGATATCATGAAGGCGAAGACCGGGGTAGTGAAGTATGCGGATGTTCTTTTGTTCAGAGGAAACAAGCTGCTTATCCTGCAAAGAGCAGGGGAACACATGAACTATACACCCGATTGGTGCATACCTGGGGGACATGTTGACGAAGGAGAAGATTTTCGTACAGCAGCACAAAGGGAACTTTTCGAGGAAACGGGAATAGACGTTCCAGAAGATACCCTTATGGAGGTAGGCGTTGCAAAGACAAAGAACGCGGAAATTCATTACTTCATGGGGCATGTTGACGACGAATCTCCGGCTTTCGTTGTGGTTGACGGTGAGGAAGAGATAGGCAGCATGTGGATTGACCCAGCTACAGAACTGGACGATTACGATTTCATTTTTGATATGAAAGACAATATCAAGAAGATATTAGGTCTGGGAGTAAGACCGAACCCGGTAGAAATCGTAATGAAGGCTTTCCAGGAAGGGAAGGTAACGGAAGACGTTGTAAAGTCTGTATGTGGGAAATATCCTAAAGAGATACGGAAAGCGAACAACAAGACCGATTTTTCACACAGTGAAAGAAAAGACCTTGCAAAAAAGGGCGAGGCGATGCCGAACGGGAAATATCCTATCAGAAACAGCCAGGACTTGAAAGACGCTATCAAATTGTCCGGTGCTTCCGATATGCCGAAAGAAAAGGTGAAGGCATGGATTAAGAAACGTGCTAAAGAGTTGGGTCTTGAAAGCGAATTGCCGGAAGACTGGAAAAGTAAGGAGGTTGAAAAGACAATGGACTGTGACGACGCGAATGCCATTTGCAAGGAAGATTTGGACGACAAGCCGAAAGGACCGGAAGGTGACGGGATAGCGAAGACCGAGGAATCGGAAACTACGGAAAATGAAGAGACAAGTGAGGAATTGGAAAAGTCGGAAGACGGGATGACGGTTTCCATGAAGTTTTCTTCTGTGGAAGACGCAATGACATTCAAGAGTGTTATTTCCGAAATGATTCAAGAAGGTAAGGTGAAAGCCGATGTGCTGGAAAAGGCAAAGAAAGAAGATGGTATGTATACTATATTCGCCGATTTCGCTAATTTTCTGGAAGGAGTGAAGACCCGTTCAAAGAATGTGCACTGGAAAGAGGAGGACAATGCCAAGCACAAGTATCTGGATGATTTGTTAGAGGAACTTTCCGATTATGAGGACAAGATAATGGAAGCCGGACAAAGCGGTTTCGGACGTTTCAAGGACGGGGAGATAAACGGTGAAGAAATAGAGGTAAATGACCCTATAGAATTGGTGGACCTCATTATAGACCGTACAAGGGAATTCTATTCCAAGCTTGACAATAACCCTGAATATGCAGGGGAAAAGTCGTGGGTGGAAGATTTTATGGCAACACTCAAGCAAACTAAATATCGTTTACAATTACATTAACTGTTTTGGGGGGTGTAAACACCCCTTCTTTTTATTAAAGGAAGACATGGAAAAGGATATACTGAGTTTGTGGATAATTATCTAAAAGCTAAGGGTGAATAATTTTTGCATAAAACTTTGGCTATTTGCATAAAAATCCATACATTTGAATCGGTAAAGCTGTAAATATATTTTAGTTATTGTAATATATTGATTATTAGATATTTACAGAAACATGTTTATTTCAATTCGTTGGATTACAGAGTATTAAAAGATGTTTGAGGTAGATTCAAAATTCAATTTTTTCACAGAGGCAAACTTTGAGAAATCAGATTTCAATCCTATGGATTACCCGGTAGGGGATGATAGAAGATATGAAAAGATGATTTTTGAAGGTCTGGCGTCCGATTCTTCTATTGATTCGGAAGATGAATCTATGAACCCCAACGGATTTGTAATAGACAGATTTTTAAAACACGGTCTTATTAATCTGGACCATTTGCCATCAAGAAGTCCTATAAATAAGTCCAGATTCTGGATAGGACACCCATTGGATGCGTATGTAAAGAACAACAAGTTCTACGTGCGTTGCCAGTTATGGAAGAAATCACCGGAAGCAAGAGCGTTTTATGACAAGGCACTGGAAATGCTTGCAAGTGGTACAGACCGGAAACCTGGTTTCTCCGTTGAAGGAAGAGCGCTTGAAAGAGACAAGAACAATCCTAAAAAGGTGACAAAGGCATTGATTACAAACGTAGCAATGACAATGACGCCCGTAAATGCAAATTCATTTGCCGATATAGTAAAGGGCGTGCAGACAGTAGATTTCGTAGAGGACAATAAAGAAGAAATTAACAACGGTTCTAATAACGTTCTTGTAGAGCTACAGAAGGACGGATATAATATAAAAATAGACAAATCTTTCAATGTAACCATTAACCCTATCATAGTGGAAAGAGACGAAAGATTTCAAGAGCTTTATAATTATTATCTGAACGGTAATGTAGGATTGAATGTTATAAAGGACTATTTGAGAACTGTTAATAAAAAAGTTTGTACACAATTAAAAGTTTAATAAAGATGGACGAAAAATATTTGAACGACCCTATCGTATCTCTGATGAAGTCTATGGGATTTTCTGACGAGTACATTATGGCGAACGTGAAAATCGAAAAGTCTGAAAACGGAGCAGCAGCAGGAGACCATGAATCCGAAACCAAAGAGGAAAAGGATATCAATAAGCTGGAAAAGGAAGCCGTTAAGGACGAAGAAAAGGTGAAGGAAGACGAAAAGAATACCGCCAAGGATAAGGATGCAGAAGGTGAAAAAGTGGAGAAATCCGACAAGGAAGACATCATGAAATCATTGGGTTCTGTATTTGCACCTTTGATGGAGAATTTCCAAAAGTCTATTGACAAGTTCCAGGAAACAGTGGATGGTATTAACGACAAATTGGACAAAATGTCTGGCGTTACTCCTATGTTCCGTTCAGAAGGACTTAACAATATGACAGCTATTCAGAAATCTTTCGAGGAAAGAAAGGACGAAGCAGGTAAATACGAAGTTAATGTAGTGAAAGACAGACCTATGGCCGTAAAGCTTATTGAAAAGTCTTTGGAAGAAGCACCGGAAGATATCGCTAAGTCACTGGAAAGTGATGCACTTGCATACCTTATCAATCCGGACGCTGAAACAGTGGGTGAAAATCTTGCACGTTACATGTACGAAAAGAATGGTGTAAAATTCGTGAAATAAACTCTATTAAATAAAAAGAATATGGATTTGTATAATTATAGCAATCAAAACGGTACTGGCGATGTACTGGGCGGCATGGATTCGGCAGAAATCTTGAAAGCGATGGAAGCAGGTCTTAAGACCGGAATGCAGTATAACAACGAAATCAACAATGGTGGTGGTTTGAAAGTTGAATCCCTGGATTCAGTCTTGAAGATTCTGGGCAACCGTATGAACCAGTTGGTTTATTACATGGAAATGCCTAAACATAAGATTGACAACACTGTACACCAGTACAACCAGTTGTACAAGTATGGTGAGGAAGTTGGTATTTTCAATGCAGAAGGTGAAACTCCGCAGGAAACCGATTCTCAATACAGACGTAAATCAATCGTAACCAAGTTCATGGGTGTTTCCGGACAGGTTACACATCCGGGAATGTTGGTTAAATTGGCTAGCAATATGGACATGTATCAGAAAGAAGTCGAGAATAAGACTACCCTTCTGAGTACCATTATCGACACACGTCTTGTTGACGCTGATTCTTCTTGTGTAGCCGAGCAGTTCGACGGTGTTTTCCGTCAACACATGTTGGGTATCAACGAAATGGACGGTGGCACGGCAGAAGGTAAGACTTCTGAACAACTGTTAGACGGTTATTTCAACAGTCCGGCAGTTATCGACGCACAAGGTTCTGTGTTGAATGACAATTTGATTCAAGACGCTGCAAACGTTGTAGTGAACGTTTATAACGGTTATATCGACCGTATCATTTCTAACCCGATTGTGTTCAACAACTACGTTAAGATGTTCCATGAAAGCAAGCGAGTTATCGTAGGTCTTGCAGCCTCAGTAACTGGTGCTACTATGGGACAATCTGTAAATGATGTTACCACTCAGTTCGGTAAGATTAACATCAAGAATGACCGTTTCTTTGATGAACGCAAACCTATTATGGCAGGCAAGGGTGCAACAAGCCCGAAAGCTCCGGTTACTCCGGTTGCAGGTACCGCCATCAAGGTGAACGCAGCAGACACCAAGACCAACTTCGGACAGCATGCAGGCTCTTATGGTTACCTGGTAACTGCAAAGAACAGATATGGTGAATCCGCACCTTTGAATATCACATCTGCTGCTGCCAAGGCTGTAGCCGCTTCTGAATCAGTAGAATTCGGCTTCACTGCTGGTGTGGGTGGCGCTTATTCCGCTACTTGCTTCGTTGTATATCGTACTAAGAAGAACGCGGTTCTGAATGCAAATACCGAATATTTCCCTATCTTTGAAGTTCCCGCTTCTCAGATGGCGACAGGTTACGACGGTGCAGCCGCAAATTGCGTACGTGACCGCAACCGTATCATTGCTGGTACCAAGTCTGCTTTGGTATATTACAATGACAGCCAGATTAACGAATACTTGCAGTTTGCTGACACTATGAAGATGGACTTTGCCGTTACATCTCCAAGCAAGCGCTTTGCAATTTTGAACTATGGTACTCCGGTACTGTATCAGCCCGCAAAGATTGTTCGTATCGTCAACATTGGTGAAGAAGGCTTGTAGTTAGCTGATATAAATTTATAAGTTTAAAAAGTGAGAAAAGGGAGGGAGTAAAAGAACTCCTTCCCTTTTTGTTTAAAGATTTTGTATTATGGAAAAAGTGATTTTAAAAAGCCGGGTGTATAACAACCATAAAATTATGCTTAATGGTGGTCCGGTACAGTTTGTGGGTGGTAGAGCAGAGGTTTCGGAAGAGCTTTACCAGGAAATAGTAAGCCGTGAGCTTCCGGATATCTATAAAGAAGGCGAGGAACCGGAATACAGAACACGTATTGAAGACAAACTCCGTTCGGAGGTGAAGGAAGGAAACAAGGAGTTCGAGGAAGAAATCAACCGTCTTAAAAACATTGTAGAAGTTCAGAAAACGGAGATTGCAAAGAAAAATGAAGAGATTGCAATGTGGAAAAAGTGCGTAGAAGACTTGAAAGCCGGGAACAAAGAAACAGTGGTAGAAGTAAAGCCCGAACCGGAAGTAAAGCAAGAAGATAACCCCTCTATTAAAGAAGAAAGTGACGACGAAGTGAAAGCAGCGCTTAAGAAAATGAAGGTTGACGAATTGAAAGAGCTTGCAATGACAGAAGATGGGGGTTCCTTCAAGGAAGAAGAACTGAAAGGCAAAAAGAAAGAGGAAATTATAGATATGATTTTGTCTAAATAAAAATATTTTACAAAGATGGGTCAATTGACGTTTACGATAAAATACAAGAAAAATTCCGGACTTGTGCTGTCTGTAGCTGAAATATGGCAGACATACTTGTACGGGATAACCATTGATGGAGGACAGGGAGCGTCGTTTACGGACGAATCCATGCGCTTCTATATAGAATCAGCACAAAGGGAGGTAGAAAACTGGTTCAACTTGAAATTCTGTAAACAGTTGATTGACCAGTCTTTGACCTACTATCAGAAGGATTACTGGCAGCAATTCCCTATATTGTTCCCTTCATATCCGGTAAGGAAGCCATTAAGTATGATTGGGATGCTCAATAAGATAGAGCAGATTATATATCCGCAAGGCTGGCTGTCATGCGAGTATGACAGTGGCATGGGACAAGGGAAGAGAAGATTAAGTGTTGTGCCTACCGGGTCTTCTACGACACAAGGAAATGCGGAAATAATACTGACTGGCATAACGTCTCAAATTGGTATGCAGCGCTTCCAGTATATACCGGATTATTGGAGGGTACAGTACATAACCGGATGGGATGTGGACCAAATGCCTATGGACTTGATTAATCTGTTGGGAAAACTTGCATCTTTATCACCTTTGGGAATTGCTGGTGACTTGATTCTTGGTATTGCAGGTGTTGCCGGACAATCTCTAAGCATAGATGGATTAAGTCAAAGTATAAATACAACGGCTTCTGCGACATCTTCGGGATATTCGGCTCGTATATTGGAATATCTGAAAGAGATAAAGGAAACGGTAGGAAGATTGAAGTTAGTGTACGACGAGGTTAAATTTGCAGTATTCTAAGTTATGGGAGAAACAAGAAACATATTACAGTCCCCGTCTTCCGGATTGAGTAATTTCAGACCGGAATTTTTCAAGTCGGAATTTGACAAGGCGATACAAGCCAAAGGTTACGACGTGGAGATAATGCGTGCTTTGCGTTGTCCGTGTCATGGAAAAGAATCTGCATTGCCGGACTGTCAGAACTGTTTCGGTACGGGATATTTCTATGTGAACGCGATACATACAAAGGCATTGATAACCGGAATAAATTTTACCGACAAATACAAGTCATGGAGCCAGGAACTTTTAGGTACAATGGCCGTAACGGTAAGGGATATAGATAAGGCGAATTTATCCTATTATGACAGGATATCTTTCAGAAATGAAATCTCGTATTTTTCTGAAAATCTTCCTATAAGATATGATGATATGGGACAGCCGTTTGTGTTCACTACATACAAGCCAGTACAGGTATTGGCTATGTATCTGTTTGAAGCTTCAAACAAGCCTCTTATAAAGACGGACAAGGGGCATGTAAGCGACGTTAACCCCTATTGTATCATATTGGACATGGAGATAGACGCTTTGCCCGAAAATGGTTTTGTGTCGGTATATTACAAACATAATCCGGAATATCATGTTATAGACTTACCGCACGAGATACGTGCTTCATGGGCAACCGACAAGAAAAGCGGACAACTCAATAAGATAGAGCTTCCGGTTCAAGCTATTGTAAGAAGAAGTCATCTTATAGCGATGGAGAAACCTAATTTTGATGGTAGCGGTGTGATATATAATGAGGACGTATAAATTTGCATCTTTGAAAGAAAATGTTTAGATTTGTACACTTTTAAACATTTTGTATATGAGAGCGAAGAAAGTTTTGGAAGTCCTGGGTATAAGCCGGGCAACATTATCTAATTATGTAAAGGAAGGAAAGATAAAGACCCATAATTCCGCTACACAATGGATAGATTACGACGACGAATCCGTATATGCGATTGCGTCTAAAGGACAAAGAAAGAATGTAATATATGCAAGGGTTATGAACAAACATAACCTTAACAAGCATATAGAAGCATTGGAAAGGTATTGCAGGGAAAACGGACTGCACGCCAAAGATGTATATAAGGATGTGACGTTTAACGTTACATTGGCGCAAAGAAAAGGGTTTAACAAGTTGTTGGACGACGTGATATCCTATAAGATAGGAACGGTAGTAACACTGAGCCGGAAAAGTTTATCGGGAACGGATAGTGATTTTATAGAGATATTGTTTGCAAAGTTTGGGTGTGATATAAAGTACATAGCAGAAGAATAAGATGCTACCTCTATATGTTGACATATCGGAAACAGTTGCGGAATTCGCATTGACACCGCAAGAAGCAGAATTTCTTGGTACACGTCTTGTTGACGATGTGGTAAAGGAATATATGCGAAGATGGAATGCTCTTGTGGATTCTGAATTACATCAGACAAGGGGAATATATCGGTCTGCCATGCAGGTAGACCGGACTTCTGCCACCTCTGTAGAATTCGTGCTGTCTGCAAGGGCAGCAGGTCCGCTTCCTATGATGCTGGAAGAAGGAGCAACACCTTTTGACGAAAAGATAGGGTTCCAGCGTTCGGACAAGGCAAAGATAAAGAAGGACGGTTTAGGATGGTATCTGACAATACCGTTCAGACATGCTACGCCTGGAGCAATAGCGGAATCCGGAATATTCAGTTCTGTTATGCCTAAAGACGTGTACGATATGGCACGTAATGCAGGAGGGCAACCATTGAAGCTTGCAGACTTGCCGATAAGCCAACAGGTAAAGGGAAGCCGGAAGGAAATAAACATACCCGGAATGAACGTACCGGAATACATGCACAAGTCGGCAAAATATGAAGGTCTTGTAAGGGTTGAGGCTCGAAGTTCGGACCAGGAAAAGAGAGGTCAGTATATGACATTCAGAAGAGTTAGCGACAAGTCAGACCCTACAAGCTGGTTCAATGGCGGTATAACAGCCAAAAAACTAATGGACAGGGCTTTGGAAGAGGCGCAGATAGAATATGTTGCAGAAATGGCGATAGATGAGGCACTAAAACAAATTAAAGGACTATGATAGAAATTGTTAAAGTAAAGCAGTTTATAGTATCAATATTGAACTATATACCGGAAGATTACAAGATGCACCAGGGAGACGAACAGAATACTTTCCTATACAGGCTTCTTAATGGAATGAAGGAAGGGAATTTCGACTTTTACGACCAGGCGAAGAAACTGTTTTTAAGGGGAATGACGAACCCGAGAAATTTGAGGGTATTGTTCGAGTTCCCGAAAGACAATACCGGATTGCCAGCTTATGTGATAAGGGAACCGGGGGCAGACCCAGGAGCAGCCAATTCCATAGGAAAAATGAATGGACAGATATACGATGGCGGTGCATGGCAAATAAGAGACAGCCGTTTCCATAACTTTGAAATAATGTGTCTGTCGGACAACATGCTGGAAAGTATAATTATGTCGGAAGTTCTGTATGCGTTGATAATGGGTTCCTACAACTGGCTTTCTACCCAATATGATTTGGTAGAGGTGAGGATAACGGAATTAATGACAAATCAGAACGTACTGCCTATTCCTATATTCATAAAGTCTGTAAGGCTTGACTTGACTTTAGACCAGATTGTAGGAACACTGGTAAATGAAGAACTGCTTAATAAGATTGCATTTGAGGATGCAGGAATAGCAGCCGAAAAATGGGGTGCGAATAATTATAGTAGGGATTATGAATTGCCCGGTGTAGAATCGGACATTGACAAAATTGTTACGAAATAGTTGGTATAAGGAGGGAAATTGTTTACCTTTATAGCGAAAAATATGAATGTAAGGATTTGATAGGGAAGTTCTTGCAGAATTTCGTGGACTAATAAAAGAAAAATAATATGGCATCAACGTTTATTTTCAACGGTCGGCAGATTTCATTGCCAGGTGTCTACTCCACTATTGTAAGTGGGGAAATGAACCCGGCACGAAATCTTGACTATGGAAAAGTCCTTATTATTGATACAGGAAAGTATTCAGCCGGATTTGGTGGCGGTGCTGGTATCAATGGCGAGAATGCGCAGGGACAGAACGCTATCTATACTTTCGACAATATCGCGGATTTTCGTGCTTTCATGAAGGGAGGTCTTTGGTGGAGAGTTGCCGAAGCTCTGTTTGCACCGGACCCTTCAAACCCCGACGCAGTAGGAATTTCCGAACTTGAATTTGTTCGTGCAGCAACAACTACAGGTGCAAAAATGACGTTTGCGACGGCAGCAGGAGGCACGTTTGCGGTAAAAACATTGGACGAAGGTTTGGTAGCCAACGGTTCGTTATTGAACGACGAGTTATTAACAAAGGGTTACGGTATGAACTTTATCGCAGGACGAGAAGACGCTACCAAGTGGATTTTGCAGTTCTGGAGAGGTACATATACCGGAACATACAGCGATGGTTTACCCTACGGAGACATCACGCAGGAAAACAGTGACCCCGAGTTGGTTCTTGAATCACCGGAATTCGGCACTATGCAGGAACTTGTGGATTGGGCACAGAACGATTCCAACTTTGCTTTGGCATTCGTGCTTGACCCGTCTACTAATGTGGAAGGCGACGGTGAGATTACTGAAGGGGACATTACGACGGCATTGGGTGGTAAGCCTTATATTCTGGCGGCAGGAGGTACAGAAAGTTTCGATATGGACGACTTTAACGCTGTACTGGACCAGATTGTAGGTCTGGACTACAGTAACGTCATTCTGGACCAGGTAGGAGACAATGCATATTCGGCAACAACCCGTGCATACCTTACACACATGAACGGAGTAGCCAAGTTCCAGCATTTTCTCTATGTGGCAGGATATGACAAGGGAGCGGATTTCTCGAAGGAAATCGATTTGGCGAAAAAGTTTGACAGCTCGTTTGTGCAGCTTGTACACGGTGGCGCTGGTGTGGTATCTGCATTCGATGCGCAGAAAATCCGTTGGTGGGGTGTAATGTATAACTTGTGTGCGATTGTGGGTCGTATCAGTGGAAAACCGCCTTATGTACCGCCTACATTCAAGTCAATCGGAGTTGACAGACTGCAACACGCGTTGACTGAATCAGAGAAGAAGAAGGCATTGAAATACGGTATTTTAACAACCGTATTGAACGACTACACCGGAAAGTTCAATATCTTGCAGGGTGTGAATACATTGCAGGACAACGCAAACTTGTTCAACGCAAAAGGACAGTCCTATTCTATCCAGTTTATGCGTATTGTTGCGCAAATCAACAAGGAATTGATTGTAAATGCAACGCTTGACTTGCTGGGACAGGAAAACGGTGTTAACGCCAATACACTGACAGCAGGAGCGGTTAAAGACTGGACTGTGGCATACTTGCAATCAAGAACTGCAACGGATGCACAAGACAATCTGATTTTGTCGTTCAAGGACGTAGTGACAACAAGAAAGGAAGACGCTTATTTCACCACTTACAAAATTGTGGTAAATAACGAAATCACCAAGTTGTTCTTTACAGGTTACTTAATTCGTGGATAAAACAAACCCTAAAAATTAGAAGATTATGGCAGTTTTTACAGCGCCTAAAGCGTATATTAAAATAGATAATCAAGTAGCCGGGTTTGTTCGTAATCTGCAATTTGCAGAAAACATCACCCGTGCGAATGTACAAGGGCTTGGCTCACTCCTTAACCAGGAGGTCCCGGCCGTACAGTATCAATGCACATGGACGGTAGACCAATTCTTTATTGACTTCAAGCAGCCAGTAATGGAAGGTATGATGCACCGTCTTGGTTCCGTCAAGTCTATTGTAGACACCTTGATTTTGGGCGAGCTTGGTTTTGCCATTGCTATTTACAGCAAGACAATTCAGAGCCAGGATTCGACTACAAAGATGGTGACAGCAGTAGACCCTACTGGACAGACTATGTGCATGCTGAATCCGTGTTTTGTAAATAATCAAAATTTTTCATTACAGGAATCCGGGGTTGCTGGTTACAATATCAGCGGGATTTATCTTTACCCTATATCAACTTTGGAACTTTAATTTTGATTATAAACAATTGATAATTAGGGAGTTACAATTTAGTAACTCCCTTTTATTTTGGTTATAAATAATTACAAATTACATTAATTATAGAATAATAAAATGTTATGTAATTTGTAAAATATTTTTATTATAGTGAATTATTGGTATTGTGAAATGATGTTAAACAACTCACATTTTACACATAAGCACTTGCGTATGTCATAACAAAATCTTATTTTTGCAATGTGGTTCTGATAAGGGAACCAAGAAAAAGAAGTCAAACAAATAAAAAGATAAAGATATGAAATCAAATGTAGAAAGAATGACGGAAGATTTGAAAAAGGTTTTGTTTTCAAATGTATATAGCTTTGAGATTGAAACGAAGGATATAGTTTTCGGATTTAATAAGGTATTGAAGAAAAGAACTAAATCAATGGCAAAGGCTATAGCTTTGGAACAAAAACTGAGAAATGATGTCGGACGTTATTTGTCCAGTACAGTAGTTGTTGCTTCTGTAAGAATGTACAAAAATGGAGAGTTAAGAGGTGAATTTAAGGCTAATAATTTTTGATTGTCAAACAAATAAAATTTTGAAGTTATGAACGTTTACAGCAAGTTTTGTCCGAATGTATTTTTAGCAAAGTGCGAAGAAAAGTATGAAAAGGGAGAAGTTATCGAAGTAACAACCAAGTATGGAAAGGAAAACGAATGTATTGTTTTCAATCTGATATACGAAAAGGATGGATTCTATTACTATTCGATAGTACGTGCAGACGGGTTCAATGTCCAGGAATGGGCGAAGCAAAGAGCAGAAAGACGCAGAATGTGGGCGGCTTCGGCAGAGCAAAAGAGTAATGAGTATTACGAGAAATCCAATAAAGATAGAGACTTCCTATCATTGGGAGAACCTATCAAGGTCGGACACCACAGCGAAAGAGGACATAGAAAAATGATTGACGATGCTTGGAAAAACACTGGGAAAATGGTTGAGTGTATGGATAAGGCAAAGGAACATGAAAGGGTTGCCGAGTATTGGGAAAAGAAAGCGGAGGTAATCAATCTGTCCATGCCGGAAAGTATAGACTATTACGAGCACAAGTTAGAGAAAGCCAAAGAATACCACGAGGGTTTGAAGTCCGGAAAATATCCACGGGAACACTCCTATTCTTTGACTTATGCGAAGAAGGCGGTTAATGAAATGCAAAAGAATTATGATACAGCAAAAAGATTGTGGGGAGAACAAGAGAATTGAAACAGCCATTGAAAGGATAATAGAATATCTTTTCAATTACACCCCCAACCTTAAGAGAACCCGGTCAAAAATAGAACTTATGGAAAAGTTCTGGGAAAAGACCGGGATTTCCTCTAATAGGGCATTATGGGAATATATGGTGTTTCAAGGGTCAATGATAGAGAACAGCCGATATAAGGAAATGATGTTTGACCCCTATAATTTGATAGGACCAAAGGCGATAGAGAAATGGAATAAGAGGGGTAAATACCAGGTATTCATAGCCAATAAACGCCAGCGAGAAAGAGGATGGATAAGCCCGTTTAAGGAGAAGGAAGAGGGTTTATCTGAAAGATACAGGGAGATGTTGAGGAAAAAGTATTGGAACAAGGAGAAGGGGTTTATACTTTGCAGCCAGTACGGAGGATGGTTATTCGACAAAAACAGATGTAAGGATTGTATATTTTACAAGGCTTGTGAAAAATGACATACTAAAAGTTTATGTTATCAAATAATATTTGTATATTTGTGCCATGAAAAAGACAGTGGGTAACTATATAGAACTTTGCACTAAAAATTATATAAATAAATAGGAAATTTAAAATATTCTATTTATATTTGTGGTATGTATTTAACGGAACAACATATAATAACAGTTAATGATAAGAGGTACAAGGATTTAGACCGGATTTGTTTCTTATCCAAGAACTTGTATAATGCGGCTTTATATATCATAAAGCAAGAATTTCTTGTTTCCGGGAAATGGATAAGGTCTGTAGAACTTAATAAAAAGATGGTTGCAGAAAACAATGTTGATTTTAGGGCTATGAGCGGTTCCTCTTCCCAGCAAATTTTAATGGCTTTGGATAAGAATTTGAAATCTTATTTTTCAGCCATTAAAGCATGGAAAAGGGATAACAAGAAATTTACCGGATGCCCTAAATTTCCGAAATACAAACATAAGACAAAAGGAAGAAATGTATTTTCTTATTCTTATGTGCAATTCAGACATAAAGGAGAATATATTTACTTTCCAAAGAAAGAAGGTCTGAAACCGTTAAAAACGAAATGCAAGGAAGGAACAGTTAAGCAAGTCAGATTTGTGCCGAAAGCAGATTGTTATGTAATAGAATTGGTATATGAATCAGAAGTAAAGGAACAGTTACTAAACAACAATAGATATATGTCTATTGATTTGGGGGTTAACAATCTTGCTTCTATTGTAACGAATACGAGTAACAGGGCTGTTTTGGTAGATGGCAAGAAATTAAAGTCTATCAACCAGTATTATAACAAGAAAAAATCTAAAGTTCAATCACAATTAAAGAAAACAAATGGAAAGGAAAATTCGAGACGGCTAATGAACCTTACAAGAAAAAGAAACAATAAGGTCAAGGATTATTTGCATAAGGCAAGCAAGGAAATTGTAAGCATGTGCTTGAAAGACAACATAACTACATTGATAGTAGGACATAATGACGGATGGAAACAAGAAGTAAATATGGGTAAAAGAAACAATCAGAATTTTGTTTCAATTCCGTTTGAAACTTTCATATCAATGTTAAGGTATAAATCTGAAAGACAAGGACTAAGATTTGTTGAAATAAACGAATCTCACACGTCAAAATGCAGTTCTTTAGATTTAGAAGAGGTAAAACATCATGATAGTTATATTGGAAAGAGAGTAAAAAGAGGTCTTTTCAGAACAAAGGACGGAATTTTACTCAATGCAGATATAAACGGAGCCTATAATATTATGAGAAAAGTAAAGGGGGATGCAGCAATGCCACCCTATAGAGGGTTTGGGTATAACCCAGTTAAGAAATTTATTAACAAATAGATACAAGTGTAAACATGTATATAATTACCAAGACAGTGAAGGAAGAAGTAAGACCGTGTGTTTCTTGTAAGGAGAACCATTTCATATACGACCGTAACCGATGGTTATGTAAGGAATGCTACGACAATAGAAAGAAATTGAAACTGAACCGAGCTTCATTGAAGGAAGAGGAAAACAGGCTTAATGAAGTGTTTGTCAAGGTATGGGAGGAGAATCCCCATTATTGTTTCCATTGCGGAAAATGGTTGGGTCTTGAAATGAAACCTATTTTCTTCTCCCATATATTGAGCCGAGGAGCACACCCAGGTTTGCGCTGTGACCCGGAAAACATAGTTCTGGCATGTATGGAATGCCATCAGATATACGATTTTGGAGACAGGAAAAGTCTTAAGAATCAGATACCGGAAGAAAGGATAGAAAAACTTTTGGAGAAAGAACATGGGAAAAGACGTTGATATATTAATAGGATGTGCGGAAGTGTTTGCCGCTATAGGGCTGAAAAGGGCTTCCAGAATGATAGTGGATTACCTGGAGAACCCTAATAGCGATAAAGTGGAAATATTTCAGAAAGAGGTTGAGGTATGGAAAAAATACGAGGAACATTCAAAAGGCAGAATGTTTGTGTTCAGTGACGGGGAACACGCCCTTATGAAGTATTTTATTATATCGTATGAAAAAGACTGGTATTCGGACGGGAACCCGGCTATAGTGATAAACAAGCTGGCAGATGAAAGCGCGTCATTCAAGGATAACCCTATAAAGAACTTATGGGTAGTGTATAAGAGTGAGGAAGACCGGGACAGGGATTTTGAAAGATTGTTAACAATAAAATAAAAGTATGGGGAAATTTTTAATAGAAGATGTAAATGCGAAAGGATTGCTTATCTGGATGAACGATAATTTCCGGAAGCAGAACGGGAAACGGTTTACCCGTAATGATGTGCAGGCGTATATAATGAGAGGGCATTTACCCGAATACCTGGGAGGAAACGAGATTGTGGTAACTCCTAAAAAGCATTGTACGATAAAGATGTATAATGTATTGGAAAATGATAATAACCCAGTAGCGGAGGAAGAAGGAAATGAATGTATTGGTAGCATGTGAAGAAAGTCAAAGAGTTTGCGAGGCTTTCAGAAAGAGAGGACATAACGCTTTCAGTTGTGACATTGTAGACTGTAGCGGTGGGCACCCCGAATGGCATTTCAAGCAGGATGTTTTGCAGGTTATTCCCAATTTCGGAGGAAAGCTGCAAAACGGTGAGGAGTATTATTTGCCGGAAGGCGAAGAATGGGATTTGATGGTTGCACACCCACCTTGTACTTATCTATGTGTGTCCGGTGCTGCATGGTATTATCACCCGGAAGATAAGGGGCTGCCGATAGAACAGAGAAGACCACATCCGAAATATCCAAACAGGGCGAAAGACCGAGAAGAAGCCGTTAATTTCTTTATGGAGCTATATAATTCGGGCGTAAAAAGAATTGCCATAGAGAACCCAGTAGGGATTATGAGTACAAGGTTCAGAAAGGCAGACCAAATCATAGAACCTTGGATGTTCGGGGATGAAGCAAGCAAGAAGACTTGTTTATGGCTTAAAAATCTGCCTAAACTCACTCCTACAAAGATTGTCGGGAAAGGTGAAGTAGTGGAGGGGAAGAACGGGTTTAGAATGCAGAAATGGTATTGTGACGCCTACGGATTACCAAAAGAGGAAAGACAGAAGATAAGAAGCAAGACGTTTCCAGGTATTGCGGAAGCGATAGCGGAACAGTGGGGTAATTTAGAATGATGTTTAAAATTTAGTAACGTGAAAACAAGTAGTAATTTCGTGATTGTCTATGACTTTGAAACTGGGGGATTGCCAAGTAAGGAGAAGCAGGCTTTTTTGGATATTCCTTTGGTTGAAATGGCTATGTCGTGTATAGACATGAAAAAGTTGGAAATAATAGACCGTGTGGAAATGATATTTCCGTATGACTACAAGGAAGGTCTTGCAGGATATTCGGAGGAAGCAACGGCAGTACATGGCATAACAAGAGAGGTCCAGGAAGAGAATGCGGTACCATTGAAAGAGATATACAGTACATGCAAGAAATGGTTTACCAAATACAAGAATCCGCGCCAGATGTGTACCCTTGCAGGACACAATATAGTAGGGTTCGATAACCCGTTTCTTAGAAACTTCTTTGCCTATATGAAGGACGATATAGACAATTACGTAAAATACTACATAGACACGATGCAGTTTGCACACATGGCGGCTTTGGAACAGATGGATTACAAGCTGGGCACGTGCTGCCAGGCTGCCGGGATTGACCTTGTGGAAGCGCACAGGGCACAGCACGATGTGGATGCGAATGCAATGCTGTTTATCTCCTACGTGAAGAAGCTGAGGGGTGAAGGCGTGGAGACGGTGGAGAAGAAAGAAAGGAGATATAGAGAGGACTTTCAACTATGCTGACGGGTGACGGAAAAGGAATACTTACAAATAACCAGCTTACATATCTATACAATGCGGTAGACAATATCATAGAGAGACTGCCGGAAAGGGCGCTTAACCAGTTGCTTGAAGGATATGGAAACGATGTTGACACCATGCTTAGGGAAATGGTGCATCAGTCAGAAAAGGCGTTGTATCTGGGTCGGACGCTGGATTCAGAAAGTTTATCCTATGTGGATAACGTGAAAGCCTCTATGGACAATACGCTTAAGATATTGTCTCTCAATTATTTTATAACAACCATGCTTCCCAAATTCCGGTTAGGGTGGCGTAATATAGAGTGGTCTAATTTGACGCAATTATACCCGTGGAGCTGTTATCTATGCGCCCGGGCGAGTGGCAAAAGTTATCAATGGTCTTATGCCTTCATTCTGTGGCGTTTATGGTCGTACACAAGACCGACCGCCTACAGACAGGATACAACAGATAACGCCAACCGGAAAGAGACATGCTATATCACCAATACTTTCACCTTGGCAAAAGTACAGATAGCGAAAGTAACGGAAGAGATAGAAGCAAACGACTTGATAAAGGAAAAACTTAACCCCTATAACAAGGCCTCAATCGGAGAAACAGCCATAAAGACGGAAACGGGGAGTACGCTGCATGTACGCGGTAAGGATTCAATGATTCGCGGTCTGCATGTGGGGGCTTGCTTGTGTGACGATATGCCGGACGAAAGCTCCCTATATTCGGACGAACAAAGAGAGAAATTGAAAGAACTTTTGAAAGGTACAATAGAGCCGATTGTAGAACCGTACGGTTATTTCCTTGTAACTGGTACACCCTATTCTTCTGCACCGAATGAATTGTACCAGATATTGAAGGCAGACAAGCGTTTTTATTGTTTTGAGTACCCGATATTGTTTCCGGATGGTAGACCATTAGCACCAGACAGATACACGTTTGAACAGATATTGGCGAAAAAGGAAGAACTTGGAACGATTGTGTTTAACCGTGAATATCTGGTTGTTCCTATCAGTGACACGTCAACGATATTTCCGTATGAATATTTGATGCGAAGTATTATAGGAATGGAAACGATACGTTTTGCGTCAAGTATAGATGATTTCCCTTTCAAGCTTACAAGAGTACATATAGGTGTGGACTTTGCCGTTTCCGGTAATATCGGAGCGGACTATACGGTGTATTCGGTATGGGGGAAAGATGCGATGGACAACTACTATTTGTTGTATTATTACCGGAAACGCGGTATGTCGCATAATGAACAGGTAGATAAGATTGTACAGCTTGACAGGCTTTTCCACCCTAATAAGATACGGTGTGAGGCTAACGGTTTCCAGTCTATACTATCCGGGCTGGCAAAGGAAAGAGGACTTAAGAACATAGAACCATTCACCACAACGGAAGGAAACAAGAAAGACTTATATACCGGATTACCTTCTTTATCCGCAATGTTTGAAAGAGGTCAGATAAAATGCCCTTATGCGATGGGAGAAACGAGGCAGGCGGTTGACTTGATGTTCGGTGAATTTTCCTCTATTACGTTCAGAAGTGATAATGGGAAACTGGAGGCAGCAAGTGGACACGATGATGTGGTAATGGCTAACTTCCTGGCAATCAATAGTTTACGTGAAGATGACAAAGAAGTACAAGTAAGTGTAGATTTGATATAGAATATGGTTTTACGTTTTATAGATTTATTCGCAGGGATTGGAGGAATCCGTAAAGGATTAGAACTGGCCGCTATTGAAGCTGGTTATACCCCTATTTGTGTATTTACTTCTGAAATAAAAACACATGCTTTAAAGGTGTTGAAACAGAATTATCCTAATGAAGAAATAGTGGGGGATATTACTAAAGTGGATGCAGCCACTATTCCCGATTTTGATGTATTATGTGCTGGTTTTCCTTGTCAAGCCTTTAGTGTTGCTGGGAATAGATTGGGGTTTGCTGACATTAGAGGTAATCTTTTCTTTGATATAGAGCGTATTCTGATAGTAAAGAAACCCAAAGGATTTATTTTAGAGAATGTGGATGGATTATTGAACCATGATAACGGCAGGACTTTTAAAATTATCATGGAACATTTAAAAGCTATAGGGTATAGAGTGAATTTTCGTGTATTAAACTCAAAATATTTTGGTGTACCACAAGAAAGAAAAAGGATTTATATAGTTGGGAGTTTTAAAGAAGAAATAGATTTAAATAACTTTCCAGTTTTAGAGTGCAATTTATGTGATGTGTTGGATAAAGGAAAACCAACAATTAAAAGTAAATTTATTGATTTATTGTTATTAAAATATGATGTTTCAGAACTTTATGGTAAATCAATTAAAGATAAAAGAGGTGGGGAAAACAATATACATAGTTGGGATATTGATTTGAAAGGAGAAACAACGAAAGAAGAAAAAGAATTACTTAATTTGATTCTTGTAAAAAGAAGAATGAAAAAATGGTCTTACTTATGGGGTATAGATTGGATGGATGGAATGCCACTTACCAAAGAAATGATAACCACTTTTTACAATAATACTAATTTGGATAAAATGTTGGACGGATTAGTAAAGAAGGGGTATTTGGTATATGAACATCCTAAAAAGAAAGTTACGATTAATAATATCATTAAAAGAGAATACGATACGACAAAAGAGAAAGGTTATAATATAGTGACAGGAAATCTTAGCTTTGAGATAAACAAGATATTAAACCCATCTTCCATAGCTCCTACTCTGGTCGCTATGGATATGCAGAAACTGGTAGTAATAGATGGAAAGGGTTTAAGAAAGTTATCTCTTAGAGAAGGGTTAAGACTCTTTGGATATCCAGAAGATTATCAGTTTGATGTATCAGAGAAAGAAGGATTTGATTTATTGGGGAATACAGTTGTGGTTCCAGTTATAAAAGCGGTATGCAATAGACTTATAAAAACATTGTTTTAACATATTTTACACATAAGCAGTTGCGTATGTCATAACATAATCTTATCTTTGCAATGTGAGAAAGAGATAAACGAAGTCAAACAAATAAAAGATAAGAAAATGGAAAACGATATCAAGGTTCTCAAAGAGTTGTACAAGTTCATTTGTGTTAGTGAAGGTATCAAGGCAATTGCATTGAAGTTCTGTAAAGTTGGAAGGGGCGGTGCTTGTTGTTCTTATGTGGCTAACAAACCGAAATCAATTTCTATTGACTTGAATAGAATTAATGTCGGTTCCGCCTACGCTTTGTGCCACGAAGTAGCACACCAGATATGTATCGCTAATGAAGGCAATGCAACGCATAACGCAAAGTTTAAAAAGATGGAAAAGGAATTGGTTAAGAAGTACGCTAATTGCGCTATTGCAAGAAATTTGATTTGGTAACGAAGGGAGGACAAAGTTATGATTACTGATAGAAAGAAAGCCCCGGCATGTTTAAGATACAATGTCAGTAACAATTCTGGTTCAATAAATAAGAATTTCGAGAAAAATCAGCAACAAGAAGCGTATGATTTTGCTTATTCAATGAATGAGACAGCAATAATACGAGGATATATTTTTGTAAAGCAAAAAGGGCAATGGGTGAGAAATACTATTTTTATGGACCATGTTTGGTAACTATATAGCACTTTACACTAAAATTTTTAAACTAAAATGTTTGCTTTTTACTTTAAAATAACTATATTTGCAATATGATAAAAGCCTATAAATATAAACTGAAACCGAATGAGAACCAGAAGATTTTCTTTGAGAAGTCTTTCGGGTGTACCCGGTTTGTTTATAACTGGGCTTTATCAAAAAGAATCGAAGCTTACCAGCAGGAAAAGAAACGATTGTCTTATGTAGACTTATGTAAGATGCTAACCAGTCTTAAAAAGGAAGAAGATAAAATTTGGCTGAACGAGGTTTCAAACGAATGCTTGCAACAGTCCATCCGAAACATGGATAGCGCCTTTACAAGGTTCTTTCGTGAAAAGAAAGGATTTCCGAAATTCAAGTCAAAGAAAGACAACCGAAAAGCCTATAAGGCGATAAATAACGTCAAGATAGATTTTAAATCAAACAGAATTAAACTTCTTAAAGTTGGATGGATTTCATTCTACAAAAATCGGACTTTTGAGGGAAAGATAGGAACCGTTACAGTAACCAAGACAGTAACCGGGAAATATTACGTTTCCGTTCTTGTTGACGACGGAAAAGAGCTTCCTAAAAAACCGGATATAAAGTACGATACAACTGTCGGTATTGATGTCGGGATAAAGGATTTTGCCGTTCTTTCAAACGGACAAGTCTACGAGAATCCGAAATACCTTGAAAAAGCCGAACAAAGATTGAAAGTATTGCAAAGAAGGCATTCAAGGAAGCAAAAAGGAAGCAATAGAAAAGAAAATGCAAGAATAAGGCTTGCAAGGGCTTATGAGAAAGTAACAAATTGCCGTAAAAATTTCATACATCAAGTTACGTCAAGGATTGTTCGTGAAAACCAAACGATAATCATTGAGGATTTGAATGTAAGCGGAATGTTGAAAAATCATAACCTTGCAAAACACATATCATCTGCAAGCTGGAACGAATTTTTCAGACAATTGCAGTACAAGTGCGAATGGAACGGTAGAAACCTTCTAAAAATCGGAAGGTTTGAACCAAGTTCTAAAATGTGCACTTGTGGATATGTGAACCATGAACTGAAATTGTCGCAGCGAGAATGGACTTGTCCTAATTGTAACCAATTGAACGATAGGGATTTGTTAGCCGCGATAAACATAAAGAGGTTTGGGCTTCAAAGCCAGAACCTCATAGGAGAATCACCCGTGGTAGACGGGATTGTGGACGTGGAGTGGTCGGTAGTAGCCGAAGCGGTGAAGCGTCAATATGTATTACTGTAAAATAATACATAATTACCCCATGTTTTTAGATAAAGGAGGATTAAGTTTTGATAAAAGAGATTAATAACGTATATTTGTAACGAATAATATTTTGTAAAAAATGGAAGATAAAATCATTAAAATTAAAGGGCATGAATATAAGATGTCCTTCCCTACAGTAGGACAATATTACGAGATTGAAACTCAGAAGCAGTTTTTAGGTCGTGGATATTACAACACCTTGTTGGGAAACAGAACGCAGGCTGCGGCTGACGCTTTGGATATGATAGATATTGAAGCGACGCTTACAGTAATGTTGCCCGACTTGCTGGCAGATATGAAGGTGACTTCTTTCAAGCAGCTTGGTATCAAGGACTATGTAGAGGTAAGGGATATTTATAACAAGGAGGTTTTGCCCTTTATAAAAGAAGTTGAAAAAATGATGAACCCCAACCGATAAGAGTATTCGAGCGAGAATTACTATAGTTTGAATGTTTAGTTATTCAGAGGAGTGTGGGGGTATAGTCTGTTATGGGTTATACCCCTATTTTTGATTTTGTAAGATGGAGCGAGATAAAAAGGAAGATTTCAGAACGTTTGTAGTCAGATGGAATAATAAATTTCCGCTTGACAGGTGGTACAGGAAGAAACATAACATTGCTTTTATGTCCGAGGAACACAAGAAATGTTCTTTTTTTCAACAACTTTTCGAGTTCGAGGAAGACCGGATGTTCAAGCAGGCTTTGGAGGACGAGGAAAAGAAAGTTGAATACATTCCGAATATCGGTGAATGGCTGAAAGATTCCTATGATGAAATGGTGGACCAGGAAACCGATACCAAGGAGATAACGCAAAGTCAGATTGAGGCTTTCCGTGAAGAAATGGCGCGGATGGCTGAATACGAGGAAAGCCAAAAAGATAAGGAATAATGGCAGAGGATAAGAGGATTAGGATTGCGGCCGATACCACACCGCTAAGACAGTTGAGAGAAGAAGCGGTTTCTTTGTACCGCGAGATAAACCAGACTTCCATGCAGAGCGCACAGGAAGCCGAGAAAAGCATTTCACAGCTACGGGAACAACTTGCATTGATGGAGGACCGTAACGAGCTGGAAAGGCTGTTGCTTGACCTTAAAAGACAGTCTGCCGCCATTGATGCAACCACAATGCAAAAACCGTCTCCTATGCCGGAAAGACCGATAAGGAGACAGCCGCCTACAGAAGAACTTCCAAGACCGGAACAACCTACTATAGACCCCGAAACAGGGTCTATTACATGGGACGTATCGCCAAGAAGAAAAGAGGAAACCGTACAGCCGGAACCAAGACGGAAAGGGCAAAGACCGGAAATGGAAACGGATGTAGAAGAACCTTTGCCTATAGAAGAACCGGAAGAAAGACCAGCGCCCAGAAGAAGGAGAAGAAAAGTCCAGGAACCCATACCGGACGTGGAACCTATCATAGATGAGGAAACTGGTTCTATGACCTGGGATTTGACACGGAAACCGCAAAGAGGGAAGGTAACCCCTATAGAAAGAAGTGTAGGGGAAGAGCCGATAACAAAGGAAACACAGAAGGAAATATTAAGGGAGATAAACAGACACGTCGAAAACATAGACGAATCCGTTACGAACGTTGATAATTCCAAGAATTTCCAGGATAACAGCGAAAACAGAACGGACAATTCACGGCATACGGAGAATATAACCGAGAATGTTGTGAATATTGAAAAGAATACCCAGACAATAACGGAAAACACAACCGCTATAAAGGAAAAGGGTAATTTAAATGCCGTTTCCGAACAGTCAAACAGACCTCTATTAAGGGAAGACGACAGAATACAGAGAAGACCGGAAATAACGGATAACGGACAGACGGAAATCAAGTTTTCCGACGAGGGAATAATACGTGCCATTACAAGACTGGGAGCGGTAACGGATAATATAGGACGTGATGTTATTTCCGCTTTGAGAGGACTTGAAAAAGGGTCGGGTGAGGAAAATCAAAAAACCAGTATTACCCGTTACCTGGAAACTATTGCAAATTCTGTATCTGTTATAGAAGACAGTGCAGAAAACATATTGGAAGAAATGCAGAAAGCCACTTCCGGTTCGGGTTTCGGAGGTGGAACAGGGGCACCTGGAGGTATTGTACCACCTACCGGAAGCACGGGTGGAATAGGAGGACTAAATATATTCGGAGGAGGATTAAAAGGAATATTGGGCGGTCTTGGAGGTTTAGCGGCATTTAATACCGCTAAAAACGTATTGTCAGAAAGATATTTCCGGCAGCAGGAATTTGAAGCACGTTCTCAATACCAGGGAACAGTGGAAACGGCCGCAAATTATACACGGTTACAAGCCGCTAACCAGGCAGACGCTTATAGATGGATTCCTTTAGTTGGAGATGTGATTGCAAAAAGTATAGAATTGCCAGCACAACTTGCAGCAGAAAAGATGATGGCAACTTTCGGGAAATACGCGGAAGGCGAAAGACGTGTTATCCCGTATGCACAGGTTATGGGTGTATCAGCCGGGGAAGCGTTCAGACAAGCCGGAAGGGAAGGAAGTTATGCGGCCGAATCACTTGGTATGGATTACGCTTCATACCTTGGAAGACGTGCCGAATTGATACGTGCAGGAGGGGGGCGTTTTGTCGGTGGCAATGAATACGACCCGTATGCAGTAAAAGAAACGCAGTCAGTAATGGCTGCGGAAAGATTGTTCGGATTGTCACCTAATGCGGTCAACCGTTTGCAGGGTGCAATGAGGTTCGGAGACCAGGATTCGGGTACCGGGGCTTCTGCAATTATCAGAGAGTTCGAGCAGGCAATGAAAAATTTAGGCATTCCGTTTGAACAAATAGCCTCTACAATGGAAGAAAGTTTAGATACTTTCGTTACACAGTCCGACCAAATTCTTTCAAAGCGAGGTGAGTTTGACGCAAAGGAGCTTGCAGCGATGTTTAGCGGAATACGCCAGGCAACCGGATTGCAGGGAAGACAACTTGAAAGGGTACAGCAAGCATTCACCGGACAAGGAATATCAAAAGATGAGGTGACGAATGCAATGCTTGTACGGTCTATCCAGGAAGTTATGCCGGACAAAACATCCTATTCGGAAATCCAGGAAGAACTGGAAAAGATACGTGCAGGAGCGGCAGACCCCGAAGTTATGGAAAACTTCTTGAATAGGGTTGTAGAACGTACCGGGGGAGGTTCTGAACAGTTACGTTTGGCAATGTCCGAAATATTCCCTAATTTGTCTTGGAATGACATCAATTCCACGATACAAAAGGATAGTGACCCATCTAAGCTTGTGAGCAATCTGTTTGACTTGTATAAACAAGCAAGCCAAAGGATTAGGGAAACTCCTACAGAAGCTTATGATAGGGACGCAGCACGAAGGACTGTAGGCACAGGGGAAACTATTTTGGCAAGTGATATGAACCGCCAGATGTCGGAAGGAGCCAATATTTTAGGGGAGATTAGAGATTTGGTGAGAGAAATAAACGACAGAGGTAAAAAGGTTGCTGATATGGAGTTGGAGGTTCCGAAAGAGAAGATAATTCAGCAATCTGCCACAGGAGGAAGCGGTTTAGTCAATATGAGTACAGTAAGCGGAGGAGTGGATGCCGGACGAGCTATTTCTCAATGGTTTAAACGCGCTTTAGACGAGTGGGCAAGAGAAAGAGTTAACGGTGTGTCGGAAGCAAATAAAGTGATACAGCAAGAACGATGAAAGTAAATATATTTAACATACAGAGCTATAAGTACAATGTAGAACCCCAAACGTTTATAGACGATTGGCAAAAGGGATTGGGACCAGATACACCGGAAGCAAAGAAATTATCGGTTCCGGAATTTATGGATGTGGTAAACGAGATTTCCAAAATTTCAAACCTGGACGCCATTTGGGCCACATACGACGATTGGGAGAAAGAGAAGTACAAGAACGAGTATTCAAACAAGAATTTGCCGTATATCAAGCCGAATACTCCTCTTTCCTTCCCTATAAAGGATTCTCCTTTGCTCATACAAAAAGCGTCAAAGAGCGATATGTTCATGAAGCAACGCGATTTTTCGGCTTATTGGTCTGAAAATTTGACAAAGCTTCTACAGGATAAGGAAGGATATGTAGCTGACAATGTGGTTGCACTGGACGAGGAAATGTCGGTAAGGACAAAAGTACAACCTATAAACATTAAGGTGTGGATATACTGCAAGGCTATAAATAAGGTTGTGGATGTAAGCCAGTTTGTCAATACATGTTCTACCGACAAAGGATTCAAGAACGGCACGTTTTCAATTAACATAACACCCTTCAAGGATGCCAATATGTCGAACGTGTACGGTGCAGGATATTATGATATATTCCCGGTTGTAACTCCTAAAGGATATGATTATAAATCCTATCTCGAAAAGGTGGTACAGATAAATGATATAGTGTTTATCCGGTTTGAGCGGTTGAGGCTGGAAGGAAGTTCGGACAGTGAAAATGCCAACGATTTGTTTGTACCGTTGAACAAGCTTGCCAATAACGGGCCGAACTATAATGTTTGGGATATGATAGGTTTTGTAGACAGTGTAATGGAGACCTATTCTTCGGAAGACAATTCAAAAAGCACTGTCATAAACGGTCGCGACATTGCAAAAATGTTTGTGGAGGACGGAAGCTACTTCATACCGCTGGAAAATGTCAATGATACTATACAGAATTGGCTGATAAGGAAAACGGGTGGTATTTGGGATGGACGAAATATATTCAGTGGAGAATACCAGTTTGTATGGAATTTGGGGTACAAAACAATAAATGAATGTATTTGGTTCATTATTAATATAATGTCTTCTATCGGAGTATGCAGTGATGAAGTGTTTTCTTCATGGGGTGACAAGCGGATAACGGCATACAGCATTCCGGGGCAGCAGGATTTGAAGGTAAGAGGTATTTGGCAGATTGTCAAGCTACAAATGTCCGGGGATATAATGGAAAGGATTGTGACAGATACTGGGCTGGGGAACCCGAACGGAACACTGATGCAGTACATGGAGCGTATTTGTCAATATCCTTTGACAGAATTTTTCTTTGACACCTATATAAACACGATTGATGTCATTGTAAGACAGCCACCGTTTACGGAGAAGGCGATAAAAGATGCCTTCAAGTCTGAAAACTATATTACGATAACACCGGATAATGTAATATCGTATAATCTGAGCTACGACCCACGCGTTTATACTTGGTTCCAGTTACACGCACAGAATGCACAGGTAGGTGGACGTGACAAGCCGGGATTGGCTTTCGTTCCTATTGTGTACCTGGAAGAATATGTGGAACGATGGGGCAACAGGAAAATGGATTTCGTGGATATGTACTGTATTCGCATGATACAGAATGGAGCGGAAAACCAGAAGATATTTTCTACTTACCAAGCAACAATGCTGAATGACTTGATTTACCTTGTTGAAAGCAACATGTATGTACCTTTTACCCGGTGCGGAACGATAGAGATAAACGGGGACAGACGTATAAAAGTGGGAACCTTTGTGCTGAACCAAAGTACGAACGAGTTTTTCTATGTGACGAATGTAACCAACACCATATCATTTAACCGTGACGGGGTAGATAGGCGTACTGTTTTACAGGTGGAAAGAGGATTTTATGTACCTATACTTAAAGGAAATCTGATGGAAGCGGTAAAAAGAAACGACAATTCGGTTTCTGAAAAATCAGCGTCCGGATTTACACCCGATTACTTTAAGTTGGTGGACTTAAGCGGTTTGAGACAGAAGGCGAAGGAAGCGGAAAGCGGACAGATAACATCCTACGACAACCCGACTGTTGACAAGCAGCAATTTGACTATTTTTTGAACAGGAAATATTTCGGAGGACTTGAATAATGGCAGGAGGAGAACCAAGAATAAGCAGTAACAATTTGCCGCCTATAATGAAGGGGTATATAATGATACCCACGGATGTAGGCAGGGAAGCGTATATAGATACGGTATTTAGGACGAATATAGTAGCCGTGATGATGGAAGGCGGTATATTCCGCAATGACGCACGCATTACCAACGAGGCTATCAACAATATATGGTTTCCCGAAAAACCGGGTGAGAAGGGATGCCAGGTAATGATAGCGAGCAGCGATTTCCTTAACCAGCCTACAGTCATAGGCACCTTTATAGGCAATGATGAGGTTCCGGCATGGAGCGAGGATGTTATACGGATGAAAAAGCAGGTGGAAGGGGTAACTATGTCTATGACGATAGACCCACGTAACCAGGAATGGAACATGAACCTTACCTCTATAGATAAGCCCGTAAATTTCAACGTTACATTAGGAGGCAATGAAAAACATAAGATAAGATTGCAGAGTTCGGGGGAAGCCGAGATAGTGGCTTCCAAGAAGGTGAAGATAACCGGATATAATGAAGTCATTGCGGAAGTCGTTAATGTGGTCGAGGACGTGAAAGAAAAGGATAAGGAAATAAGGCGTTTTTCTATGAACATGGAAGGGGCTAATTTTACGTGGAAGACCCAGGACAAGACAACCGTAATAAAGGCTGACCCTAACACTGTGGATGTTAATTTTCACGATGGGAAAAGCCATATGACTATAGACGATAACGGTGTAGTATTGGGTTATGACAATGATACAGAAATGATTCAGCTAACGCAGAATCTAATAAAGCTTATGACTGGACAGAAGGTCAATATAAACAATGCGAAGGAGCCTTTAACACTGGCGAATACATTAATACAGTTATTGAATAATGTAGAGAATCAGATAATGACGCTAAAGAACGCATGGCAAACAGCGCTTGCAAGTTCGGCTGCGATGGATGGAGGTAAAGCCGGATTCGGTGCTGGGGTCGGTGCGGTAGCGGCAGTAAACCCGTTGCAGTTCGACGGAATAAAAAGCACGGTAACTTTTTCGGATTGATAATTATTTCGTATTTTTGAAAACGATAAGAAAAGATTATGGCAAACGTCGCGCAGGCAGCAATACAAAAAGCAGGGTCTTTGATAGAGACGGCTGGAAGAGCTATATTAGCATCTCAATTTCCGAACGATTTTGAGGTGTACCTCTGTACGCTTGAACTGGCAGATTCAAAGAACAATACGATAGATTTTTTCACATTCCCTATTACCCCGAATGCGATAAGCAAGACGGAAGCGAAGAGGGAAAATATAAGGAATACGGCAGGAGGAGTAACGGTATTATCTTCTCCTACTTTTGTACCACAGGACATTACAATAAGAGGCGATTTTGGACGAACATTTAAATTGCTATTGTCGCTTGGTGGAGGTGCGTCAAGTCTGGCAGGAGCGGCCTATAGTTTATCAGCCGGGAAATGGAGTTTGAGTGATATTTCGGGTAAAAATACGAACTCCTTGAAGTCGGTTTCGTTCGACCCGTCTGTCAAGAACGGATATGGATGTACGAAAATATTACAAGCTATCATATCAAAAAGTAATGGTGTGGATAAGGACGGTTTGCCATTTCGTCTTTACTTCTATAATATGGCTTTGGGTGAGAGTTATTTAGTGACTGTTCCTCCTACTGGATTGGTGCTGAACCAAAGTTTACAGCGTAATATGATATGGGAATATTCGCTTACAATGACAGCGATAGCCCCTATAGAAGCGGTGGCAGGAGAACAGAAAGCAAAAACAGCACTTACTAAAATTTGTACGGCTGCTGCAATACAGAAAGGTGTTAATGATTTGGCGGCTTCACTTGCAGCTTTGTTATAATAAAGGAGGTTAAAGGATGGACGCAGTAATGGAAACGGCATACGCCAAGTTCAAAAATATTACCGGGTATGACATAAAACAGTTCTTCCAAAATTATGTTGATTTTTGCAACAATTACTATGCTTACATAGTGGATTATTACCAGGGAGGAGAACTGAATGCAGAATCATTCTATCAGTTGGATAAGATGATAGCGCAAATTAATATCGTAGAGCCTATGTTCCAGCTTCATGAAAATAAGTTGGATGATATTTCTATGTGGGAAATATTAGACAACTTTTCGGAAGTGGAAACAAAGATATTGACAATAAAAAATTCTGACAGGTGGCTAAGAAGCGCAACCATAGGAAGACAGAACACCCTACAACTTGACAAGCAGTTAAGGACAGGAGAAACATTCGAGAATGTTGCGGAAGAAATTGCAATGACAGACCCAGAGGACGATTGGACTTCTATAACTACACCACAATACATCATAGAAGAAGATTATGAAGCAGGACGGGGAAGTAATACATTTGCCGTGAATCTTCGGAATGTCGGTGTGAATTATGTGGATAATGTGGTAGATACGCTTGTAGGGGAGAATGTGTTAGGCAAAGACATAGATACCGAATTCGAGTTTAAGAATGACGATTTGAAGGTGAAGAAATTCGGTACGTCTATGGAACAAGCGTTGAAAATTATATTGGAAGCCTTGAAAGGCTGTATTCCGGAATTCAAGGATTACGGGTTACCATCCGATTTTATCGGACAGACAACGAACGCAATACAATATCCGGTGATATTTAAGGCTCTTATGAACATGTTTCAAAGGGATAACCGCTGGGCAAGTGCGGAACTTTTGGACTTGGTAAAAAAAGAAGACGCGGTGTTTATGAAGGTAAAGGCCACAACCGTAACGAGAGAAGATTTTGTTATTAATGTTCCTATTTAAATATATTCAAAAATGATTACTAAGACAGCGAATACGATTGCAAATTTAAAGAATTTGTGGATTGAAATGTTTTTAAACAAGACCGACCGTGTTTCAAACATTGCGGACGGTTCTGTACTTAATGGCGTCGCTTATGGTACCGCAAAGGTGGCGCAAAAAGCGATAAAGGATATTGCCATAGTGGAGGCGCAGATTTTCCCAAAGTCGGCAACAGGCGAATATCTGGACAAATCAGCCGCGTTGTTCGGTGTAAGTCCGAGAAAAGAAGCGCTTGGCTCCTCTACTTATGTACGTGTTTTTGCCGAGCCTGGCACGCATTATGAGGTAGGGACAAAGTTTATTTCAAAGAACGGAGTGCAATTTACTGTAGACCAGCCTTTTACGGTTGATAAGTCGGGATATGGATATATCAGTGTAAGAAGCGTTATCACTGGGTCTGCTACCAATGTGGAGGCAAACAGCATTACGGAAGTATCGCCAAGACCGTTGACACATATAGAGTGTACGAATGAATATGCGGCTATCGGTGGACGTGATTATGAGGACGACGAAACATTTAGAAACAGAATAATAAATTACAACAACAAGCTTTCCACTGACACAATGGAAGGCTGGACACAAATATTCCAGGATTTAGACCCACGCATTTTAAAGGTTATGAATGTCGGATTGGGTGAGGATGGAAAGACGCATATCTACCTTGTAACCCAAAACGGGTCTTTCTTTACGGATGATGAATTGGAAGAATTGCTTACAAAAGCTACACCCTATTTCGGACTGACCGAACTTGATTTGCAGGGGAATACGCTTGGAATTGTGATTGAAAACGCAAAATGGATGTATGTAGGTGGTGAAGAAGGAGTAGATTTCCGTGTGGAATTGTCACCTAATGCAGTGATTGCGGATGTAAGAAAAAATATCCAGATTGCAATGACGAAGTATCTGGATTTCCGTTTCTGGGAAGCAGGCAAAAAGGTAGAATGGGATGATTTGCTGGAAGTGGTGAAGACTGCGGAAGGCGTTAAGTATGTACCGGACGAATATTTCTTTCCCTATTTTGACGAAGAGGTGCCTTTGAACATGTTGCCGCGTATCAAGGGATTCAGAATGCGAGACTTGGAAGGGAATATTCTGTATGATTCGGGCAGCAGTTTGTCCAATATTTTTTATCCGGCAGGAGAAAGCGACATATATAAAGGTTCTCAATCGGTTATAGCGTCACAGAAATATCTGTGTTCATTTACCGTAACCAATACCAAGAATGTAGCCGTACCGGGCGCATATATAACAATAGGAAACAAGGTAATCATTACGGACAGTAACGGTACGGCCAACATTCTTTTGGAAAATGGGGAATACACATACATATTGTCAAAAACGAACTGGACACAGAAGACAGGGGAGTTTGTTGTTCTGAACAATCCTATTTACATAAACATAAATGATTTTATTGCAACACCCTATCCGGTTACGTTTACTGTATATGAAGGTGAAGCGCCCTTGCAGGGAGTGACTGTAACTACAAGCGTTTACACGTCAGAAACGGACGATAAGGGGCAGGCAGTCATTAACCTGGAGCCGGGAACCTACGAATACAAGCTTGAAAAGTCGGGTTTCCAGACCATAGAAAGCGTATTTACGGTCGAAAATCAGCCAGTAGACATATTTCAAAGAATGTTTCTTACAAAAATGAATGTAAATTTTGCTGTAATTGACAGAAACAGAAGTATTTACATTCCGGAAGCAAACATCACAATAAATGACATAAAGGAAAAGACGGATAACGAAGGGCAGGCAAGTATGGGATTGCAAACCGGGAAATACGAAATGAGGGTTGCAAAAGAAGACTATCAAGACCTTGTAAAGGAAATTGAGATTGTTGGGGAAGACCCTAATTGTATTCTCGTCGAAATGACGGCAATTCCGTATGCGATAAAGTTTACGGTGCTGGATTCTGCTACCCACATGGTTCTGGAAGGAGCAACGATAAAGATAAATGGTTCTACCTATCTGACCGACAAGGAAGGTATAGCGATTATAAGCTTGCCGAACGGGACCTATGAATATACGGCTTTCAAGTCCGGCTATATGTCTGTCAATGATTTTATAGTGGTGGAAGGTTCGGAAGTTTCTAAAATTGTGGAATTGGAACAAGCTTTCTATACATTCCGCTTGACTGTACGGGACATTGAAAACGGTAACTATATCCAGGGTGCAGAATTGCAGATAAACGGAGAGACGCGTGTAACGAACGTCAACGGTGTTGCAAGCGTAACACTTGGAAACGGTGACTATGAATATACGGTAACGCACAGAAACTATAAGAGATATACCGGAACTGTGACTATCAAAGACCAGGACGTGCCGGAAACAATTTACCTGGAATTGAGAGATACGGTAATAACATACACTGCAACGGACGCGATAACGAAGGCTCCTATTTCCGGCGTATATATCGAATTGATAAACAAGGGAACTGGAATTAAGGTGGATTCCGGTTACACGAATGATATAGGTGTATTGCAGCTTGGAGCGGAAGCAGGGGAATATACTTGGAATGCGACACACAGATATTATGATGCGGTAGAAAACCAGTCGATAACGCTTGAAAAATTGAAGGATATAGACCTTCCCTTTACTATGACAAGAAGGGAAATCGAACCGGAAGTTGACGTAATAGAGAATATTCCCGGTGTGTCCGGTGATGCTACTACAGTAAGGTTCAGTGGTGAAAATACGGCTGAGACGTTATCTAATGACAGTTATTATTACATAGTTCATACACCGGAAAACTTCGTTGTTCCTAATAAAGGAGTGACGTTTGATTTGATGGAACATGTAAAGACTTTCAGACGTGCAGAAATCGGTGGTGAGGACGAGCCATACGATTTTGCAAGTGGAGGTGCTGAATTGAAATTCAATGTATCGAATGATGAAATAGCTTCTTTGGAAGGCACGATGTTGACAGTGCAGCCGAATGTGACACGTGATGCACAGCCGAGAACTTTCTATGTGGATGTGACGATAACGACTCCAGTAAGCCAGGTAACTGTAAAGATAGCTGCCGAACAGAAAGCCGCTCTGAACTTCAATCCGGTCAAGGCTGGAATTGTTGTTTCAGTAAAGAACATGTTCAACGATAATGTACGGGAATACACGACGAATGCGGCAGGAAAGATATTTCCGGAAGTAATGCCGGGTATTGATTATCAGTTGACAATAAAAGAGAAAGGTTTCTATGAGAACAACGGTTTACTGATTAAGAATTGGGGTTTCGGAGCGAGTGTACCTACGCTTATGGAAATCACATGTTCAAAGAAAGTAGAATTAAGGGTAAAACAACAGAACACGTTAAGACCGCTTGAAGGTGCGGAAATAACCGTGTCCGGAATGTCTTTGCCTCAAACTGTGACATCCGGAAGTGATGGTTCGGCAAGCGTGTATATCTCACCTATTGCAATGAGCTATGAATGTACGGTAAAAGACCATACGGACAAGACAGGTACGTTTACACCTCCATTGTCAGCCGATTATATAGACATAATCATGGGCTATGCTGCAATGACGTTCAGTCTAACATTGACAGCAAACAATCCTTATTCCAAGGCGGCAGAAAGTTGTCCGGTAACGGTTACGAGTGCATGGGGTGGAACATCTTCACAAGCATATAGTTTTTCTGGAACAACGAATGAAAGCGGACAATTGACATCACAAGGAAATGGAAATTTCAATATACCGCCTGGAAATTATACGATAACCTATGGAGGTGGAAACAGTAATTTCAACAGCAAGACAGGGAATATTACGTTGCCGGAAGATATGACGATTTCCACTACAGTAGTAAGAAGAACGAAATCAGTCACATTCACGGTAAAGGAAATAATACCGTCTATTTCCACGACAGCATCAAATCCGGTAAAAGCCGGAATGGTTCTTGCATGCTATTATAACGACAACGGCGAATCTTCCGGTGCGAACGTGACGACGAATGCAAACGGAGACTTTGTAAAAACCGTGTACGCAGGTATTGCAGAACGTTTCCAGATACAGCCAGTTACTTTTTATGAAGGAAACGGTGCAATAGCTACAGTCAATTATAAAGATGCAAACACAAAAGACCTTGTATATACATGTTCAAAGAGAATTCCGGTATATATCACATCCAATCTGTATGGTGAGTTAAGTGGCGCATCAGTGACGTTCAACGGAATGTCTGTGAACCAGACAGGAACGACCGATACGGACGGGATAGTGCAAATGTACATATCTCCGGTAAATATGTCTTACAGTGTAAGCAAGCAACATTACAATACCAAGACTGGGAATTTCAAGCCTACCGGAACAGAAACAAGAATGGATATTGAATTGGAGGCGAAGGAGTACCCGGTCACTTTCCATGTGTCAACACAAGGAGTTTTGCCACCGGACGGAATTTTGGTACGTGTGACAAACAACGTATTGCCAGATATTGTGTTTGAGGGCGAGACGAACGCGGAAGGAACGGTAGTGATGCAGAATGTTCCGGTAGGAGAATATACTTATGAGGTTCTTGCAGGTGAAGTTTCATCCGATACATTTTCACATCCCCAAAGTGAAAGCGGTACAGTGCTGGATGTTGAAGTACAATATGAATTGATTAACGCAGGTATTCAAGTTTCGGAGGTGTACGGTACGGCAGGAAGAGCGTACTTGTCAAATCAGACTATTACAATGACATCCAAGGCAGGAACGATAAAGCTTACTTTGGATGAGAACGGTTATACCAATCAGTTATTGATAAAGGGACTGGAATACACGTTTACGACTGATTCATACCCGGCTTTTTATAGCAACCCGACACAATCCTATACATGGACAGAAGACGGTGTGATATGGCCGTTCGACTTGAATGTGACCTCAAAGATAACGGTCAATGTAAAGGATGTATATGTGAAAAACAATATCCAGGGAGTAACGGTAGCTTACAATGAACAGGTAGTGACAACGGATGCAAGCGGTAACGCTTCATTGTTCCGGTCAGCACTGACAAAGGACTATTCTTTGGATAAGAACGATTATAGTACAGTAAATGGAACCATTGCACCTACCACGGCTTCACCGCTCAATGTCACGATGTTGAGAAATAAACATGTGGTGACAATAAATCAGTACGAAGTAATACCAGGTGGAAGTAAATTAGGTATTAATTATACATTGACTTATACATCGGCAGCAGGAAACGGAACGATACCGAATGATAGTCGAACATTTGAGGCGTATTTAGGTATTCCAATTACATTTATTCTAACGGCAGCGGACAGAAGACCGTTTTATACGAATTATCAGCAAACACATACATTTACATCAGCAGGTGAAGCATGGGATTTGAATCTCACTTGTGCAAAACAGATAACGGTCAATGTAAAGGATAATGTACCTGGAACGAATGTACAAGGAGCTACGATAAACTATTTTGCCCAGACAAAAACAACAGATGCAAGCGGTAATGCAGTTTTCTATTGGAGTGGCGGTGGTAGAAGCATATCGGTAAGTGCATCAAATCTCGAATCTTATACCGGACAGATAGCTCACAATTCTGCGAATCCGTTCAATGTTGTAATGACACGTGTAGCCAATCCGGTTACACTTGTAGTAAGAGAAATAACGCCAGCACAAACAACTTATTATCAGAACTTACAGATAAAATACACGGCAGGAAGTGCAACAGGAACACTTACAACGAATGCAAGCGGTGCAGTGACATTCAATGGATATATAGGTACGGAAATGACGTTTACGGTAGTAGGACATCCGGAATTCTACAGCAATCCGACACAGAAACATACCTATACAGCCGCCAATCAGTCATGGACTATGGATTTGACTGTAACGGCAAAGATAACTATAAACGTGAAATCGAACGTACCGAGCGGAACGAATTTAAGTGGAGCTACCGTATCATATTTTCATCAGACAGGGACAACGGACAATAGCGGTAATGTATCATTGTATAGGAGTTCTGTAACAAGAAATATAGATATTACAGCGACATATCACGGTAATTATAGAGGCAGTATAACGTCAGACACCGCGTCTCCGTTCAACGCGGTAATGACGCGTTCAACCGCGACAGTAAGTTTGGGAGTACAGGAAGCCATACCAGTCACTCCCAAATATATGCTTGAAATCACTACAGATGCAAGTACAGCCGTAACGCCTGGATTAGGCGGTTTTACATTCAGTACACCAACAGGCGCTAACAAGGAATTTGTAGCGTATTTTAGAGCAAAAATTCCGTCCGGCAGAAAACTCCTTTTTGCAAGTAATGCGACAGGCGACAATTATACAAGAAAATGGGTTTCATCAGATACAAGTACTGGAGGATGGCAAACCTATGTCTATTATGTAAGATGTGGTGCGACAGGAAGTTTCAGTAACACCAACTTTTTCTATATAGAGGGTGGAAGTAGACCGATTACGTGGTACCTCGAAATGGCAACGGTATTCGACATAACCGGAAGCAATGTTCAGAATAAATCGGATGCCGAGATTTTAAGTAAGTGTACCTTTGATAAGATAATAAGTAATTACAAAGATTTTCTTTTCAATGAAGGAACGAACGGAGTAATCAGATACAACAACGGCAGTACGGCCACTCCAACAATAACAAGAAAGGCGGCTTCTGGAACAGACACGTTTAATTTCACGATGGCAACTTATGCGTCTATGAAGATGAATTTCAGTCCGGCAGCTTCTACAAGTCCTTTGACGCTTGATACAAACGGTAACGTGTCTTTCGTATGCTATTTAGGTACGCCAGTAACATTCACACCGACAACAAGAGCTAATTATTACAGTAATCCAAATACTGCATTGACTTATACAGCAGCAGGACAGTTCCAGGGAATATATCTGATTTGCAACCAAAAGATAGTGATTAATACAGTAGCAAATATTTACAATACAAGTAATGCGCTTTCTGGAACAATTACCTATTTCGGTCAAACGCTTCCATCCGGAGGAAGCTTCTACAGAAGCGGATTAGACAGACAAATGACTGCCACGGCACAGTATTTCAATAACTATGTAGGAACAGTGACCGCCACACAGACATCACCCTATACAGTGACGATGAACAGAACGACGCGAACGGTGACATTGACGGTTGTTGAGAAAATTCCTAACATCACTACTACTTATGCTTTAAGTAGTGCTGTAATGGTTAGAAGTGTACCTACAGGCTCGAATGCCCCGGCAGGAGAAATAACATTGGACGCGAGCGGAAAGAAAACAAATACGGTATATGCAGGTATAAACTACACCTATACACCGAAAAACAACGCGAGCTATTACAGTAATGCAAGCCAGGAATGGACATGGGTATCTGAAAATCAATCCTGGACTATGACACTGAATGTAACCGCACGTCTTACATTCAACATAAAGAGTTCTAATTATGGAACGAATATAAGTGGAGTGTCCGGCTCCTATTTCAGACAGACAGGAACGACGGACAGTAGCGGTAACTGGACTGCGTATAGAAGCGGTATCAATAGAGGATATTCATTTTCAAAAACGAACTACAATGCGTTATCCGGTACATTATCGGCAACGCAGGCAAGCCCACTTAATCTGAAAATGAGTGAGACAAGTTCTTCTATCACGATAACGATGAAGGACTATTATCAGAATGCAGTAAAAGGGAATGCGAACGGATGTCCGGTTACATTGACGAACAAGAGTTTGTCATCTGTCACGTTTACTGGAACGACGAATAGTAGCGGTCAAGTGTCATTCGGCCCGATGATAGCAGGTTCATATACATTGTCATGGGGTGGAGGTACGAGTTATTGGGTAAACAGAAGCACGACGATAACAATGCCTACAGCAACGACTACACAGAATGCTGTAAGATTGACGAAAGCTGTAGAGACAGCATTCAGAGTGAAAGTACCATTTTCGACGCCAGTATTAGGATGGTGGAGAGTGAATACTTTGATAAAGCCTATATTTACTACAGCAGGAGTAGCAACGACAGTAACGCTTACTCAAAATTCTGCCAAAACGGTATATTATTATGGAACATATACATTCATTGCAGGTATAACGACAAATATAGCTGCATATAAGGCGAGTTATTTTGTGACTGGCACAACAACGACTGAAACGACATACAACATCACCCCTAATTATAATTTCAGTAATATAGGACATAACAGTGACGCTACAGCGTTTTATTCTACAGCAATAAAGAGTATAACAGTGACAGTGCAAAATAGTTATACGAATGCGGCTGTAAGTGGTGCGACAATAAAGGTATATGGTATTAATGGAGATAGTTCAGATTCTAATAATTTCGCTACGCAGACAGTAACGACAAACAGTGCTGGACAAGCGACCGTATATGTATCGGGAACCACAATGAGATATGTTGTAAGTGCATCAAGATACGACACGTTGAATACGACGAACACGAACACGTCCAACTTTACACTTAAGTTGGTACCAAGTAACGCAATAATAACGATAACGGTAAAAGATGCGAATACAGGAACAAGTGTAGGAAGTGGATGTGTGGTAAAACTGTCAAGCAACAATACCAGCACTGCATACAGCGGCACTACAAACACGAGCGGACAGGTGGTACTGACAATAAAGCCGGGCAATTATTGGTGGGAAGCAGGAGGTAGCACGACCTGGGGAGGAAACGGAACAGGAGACTGGAATTATCCGAACCGTTCCACCACTTCAATCTCCCTCGTCAAAGACCAGTCCATAACGATAGAGGCTCTAAAGGTAGGATTGTGGGTGACGAACAGAAGAGTAGAACAATATTCTTCGTATATAAATGATTATTACAAACCATATAAAGGAGCTTATACGGGTATTGTAAATTTACCAAGTGAAGAAAGTAAGTTGTATGCTATCAGTAACTCTTTTGGTGTTGTATTTTTCGTAACTACTGGTACAAAAAGTTATACATTAGGACATTCTGTTTATTTGTCGGGTAGTTCATTTGAAACATATTATATAGCTAAATTATATAAAAAAGATGAAACTAATTTATGGTATAATAATAGTTCAATTTATGTAAGTACAAATGCAATGACAAAATATCTTGGTGTGTCAATAAGTCATCCCGTATATAATTTTGATAGCACTAAACTTCCCGTAATTACATATATACATTATGTAATTAATGTTGTAATACGTTGGACTGCAACTCAAGTAAGAAGATATTATTCAGTTAATGATGCTTGGACATTCACTTCATCAGATTTATATTATAGTAATAATGCAATAAGCGACCAGTATAAATATTTTAACAATTATTCTGTAAGAAAATATGCTTCTATTATTAAAACAATGCCTCGTTCAAATGGAAGAATAAAATCTTATATGATTGGAACTCATAGTAATTATGAATTTATAGTAGTAAGTATATCAGAACAGTATGTTTCTAATAACATCATAGATTTTTCTAACATACCTGGATATCCTTACTCAAATGAAGGTAGAGTGGAGCATATGGGGTGGCTGGTATTGGCAAGTGATAATAAAAGAGTAATCATATTGGTAAAATCACAAGATAGGTCATATGGAGATACTCATGCTAAATTTTATTACGGAATATGGAAAGGTCTTGTAGGACAGTATGGGGATGATTTAGAGTCAGTTAGTTCTTGGAGTTGTCATTACAATATCCCGTCTGCGATTACTTCTGTAATAGGTGGTGATTATTGGGTATCACCAGATTTAAAATGGTTATTCTATATATCATTAAGTGGAGCTAATTATCAAGGATTTTCTAAGGGATTGCATACCATAAAAGGTTCATCAGCTCTTTTTGGAGAAAATGGCTGGACTGGAGTTTCTTACGAAATGGAAGGAGGAGGTGCAGATATTTTGAATGCTTGTCAGAATTATTATATATTAGATGTTCAATTCAATAGCGCATCTAATAAAATAATGGTTTTTGGAAATTCTTCAAAAGGTGCATTTACAGAATCAAATATTACATATGGTTATGCAGAAGGTATTCAGCCAGATATAATACTTTATTTTATTTGGGTGGAAAATCAGAAAAAATTTGTCAGATTAAATAGTTCTTATATAGGAGGAGATACACTTTGGAATGATTATAGCAACTCTACATCTGGAGGTAAAGGTAATATTTACAAACCTTTAATCAATTTTGTAAATGGAGAAATCAATTTTATGTATCCTGGAGGAAATGAACCGCTTAACGCATATAGATATAATTTGAGTTTTGGTGATTGATAATTTATACAAAAGCGTCCGTACCAATTAAAAGTACGGACGCCCGTTTTATTTAATCATTAAAAGTAAGAGAAGCATAATATGCTGTCGCATTCTCACTATACGATGGATAAACATAACTCATATCCCATGTGTTCCCTAAATAATTCTGGTTAATACTAAAGAATGGTCTCAATTTACCACTTCCGGAAGCGGTATATTTATTCCAGAAATTAGTAAGTCCTACCGCAGGGAATGGTATATTTTTCCATTTCCCGCCACTTAACACTATAAAACAAAATATATTAGTCGGATGTATACCTTCAACATAAGAATCAGCAATAATTGTAGCTCCTTGTGTTCCTTTTTGCCCGTTACACAATACAATCATTTTAGAACCATTTTTGTTAAATTGAATATCAAGGACATAATAATTTGCAAGAGTGTTTCTAACTTCTTCTGTATAACTATCATTGATAGCTGGTGATGCAACAGCCCAACCGTTTTCGTTGAACAGAAAGGAAGCGCCTCTTGCTGTATTTATTCCTTTTGATGCTCCCCACGAGCCTTTCCCAATGTAAAACATTATTCTTCCGTCTGGACTCATCCAAAAGTTGTTTCCCATATTGCTTGTAATGGCAGAAGGTACGTTGTTATAACAATGCCAATATTGCAAACCATTATAACTATTTATATAATTCCATGTAGGTGATTCCTTCCATACCAATACATAAAAATCAAAAGTCAGATTTTCTTGTGAAAAAGTTTTTTGAGGGCCGCTTACAAGTAATATTAATTGACGTTTAGAGTAACTGACTTGTACTCTCTTATAAAAGAATATATTGATTTTTCTTCCGACAGAAGGCCCGGCAAGATTTAAATTATAAGAAGACATAGTGGAACCAATATCATACCCCTGAATTAACATACTAATTTGGTTAGTAGAAGAGGGTGTGCTTGGTATTGCCACTATTTCTTGTGCATTAAGATTTTCATTAATTGAATCCACTTCTTTTTGTGTTATCAAAGTACATAAAGAATTTCTTACAGAATAATTATTACTATTCTGGAATACTGAACCCAAAGTAGAATCATTATTTCCTTTTACATAATTCAACGAACCTCTCCTTATATGTATCTGTCCCCATGTAAGCCTATTTGCACCAGCAAATCCACAAAGTACATAATTTAAGTTCTGAAAATCACCATTAGAAGTAGAACTCAAATAGAAGCTTCCTTGTATATAACTATATCCATATAGTCTTTTTGAATCTGTCGTTGCCGCAGAATCAAAAAGTGTTGACGCTCCATAAACATACGGGGAATCAGTATAAAGGGAAACAACCGTTTTTTGAGAAGATATAACCATTTGAGCCGGGTCGTATGTCAACACGGCAGCACACGAACTACTTGGATAGGTTTTATTTGCCTCTATAATCGGTTCTACATATAATCCAGTATATGAATTTTTACGAGATGTTGACGTTCCTCCGAAATTACTACTACTCCATTCATTCTTCACCCACAATCCTACCTTTAGAGCCTCTATCGTTATGGACTGGTCTTTGACGAGGGAGATTGAAGTGGTGGAACGGTTCTACAGCATTTTCATCTCGTTTGTTTTCGTAATATCCAAAATTAATCGTATTTTTACCGTGCAATTAATTGTGTCATAACGCTATGAATCTGGAATCAAGAAAAAAGAAAGAAAATCCGTGCGGAGGATTGTTCCTGCCTCAATCCACCCCCATATACGACAACTTACCGTTCAGTCGTTTTTTCGAGGAAAACGACAAGGAAGTGATAAGGTGGGCAGAAAACGTGCTTGAAAAGCTGGAAGGAAGGGGAATACTCCCTACATTTTTGAAGAAGAAAGAGAACGAGGATTTCCGTGCCTTTTGGGGAACCATAACTCATATATTCGCTTTGATAGTATTGTATGCAAGACAATACAAAAAGATAGACACGAATCAGATTTTGTTCGAGATGTTTATTCAGAACAGAGGTCTTGTTACTAACATGGTGGACAGCCAGGAACAGATGAAATACCTATTCTATAATTACTTAGAAGAATATTCAAAGCGTGGAAGACTTGACATCATAAGCAAGGAAGGCGAGATATTGGGTGAATTGTTGCGATTGATAAGATACAATTCTTTGGACGAGTTTATATTTGCCTTGTTGAGACCCGAAGCTACGGGGTGGGCGATGGGACACAGTTCGCCTACATGTGACCGGACGAATACGGTAATGAATGTATCAAAAGCGTATGAATATACAAAAGGAGTAGAGGATTTGAATAATTATCCTCTATTGATACCGGAAAGTATAAGCATAACGCAGGACGAAAACGGGGATGATGGAGAGATATTCAACGCTATGACATTTTTTGGCAATCAAGCCGTGGGCATAGACGGAAGGGTGGATTTGGACAAGCTTATAATCATAGACCCGAACCTATCCTACGAAATATCATTGCAAGTAAAAGTGTCGGCTACGGACAATGAAAACCTAAAGTTTGGAGTAGCTGGGTACGAGACGGTAGACGGAGAGCCGTTGTCTATGGGAATATTGGAAAACGGACAGATAACCGGAAGTTCCCTTTGGTTCCATGAAAACGAATATTTGGATATAAAGAATGACGGCATGTATTACTACATAAAAGGAATACTGCTGTCAACGAACGAGAAGTTTTTGAAAGCGCCTGCACTTAATTTCCCGTCTGGGCGTGCTTTGTCGATAATGCCGGGAATGAAGTATATCGCACCTATATTTATCCAGGAAAGAACGGTCGGAAATCACCCATATGTATATATATACGATTTTCATGTGAAACCCTTATATCTGCCGTTTTCACAAGGATATTTGGGTGAACGTGACATTATAGCCGCCTATTACAAGAACAACGCATATCAGAGACAATTTACTGTAGAGACATTCCTAAAAAACTACCTTGTTGGATATAAGAACATATTCGGCAGTGAACTGATACGTCCTTATGTAGGAGAGGAAGAATATCAGATATTGTTCAAGGTGTTTTCAAACCGGAATAAGTACATACCCAATGCGAAGATAACAGTAAACGGTGAAGAACTGATAACGGACGTTAACGGTGAGGCAAAGATAACGTTACCGCGCGGACAATGGTATTACGAGGTGGAAGCCGAAAACTTTGAAAACGTGGAAAACTCCTTATTAGTGGATAAGGATGCTGTAGAATATGTACAGTTAATGGGAGCCGCCTATGAACGGGTGGTTACGTTCTTTGTGCGCGACAAGGAGACAAAAGACTGGATGCAGAATGTGAAAGTGTCCTTTGCAGGAAAGGTGCAATATACCGGAAGCAACGGTATAGTGACATTTGAGGTATTTCCCGGTATATATGAATATGTGGCAGAATACGAGGACTATTATACGGTAAGAAGAAATGCCGAAATAGTGGATTCTACCAACATAGAAATAGAGATGGAAAAGATACCCTACTATAACGTGACTTTCCGTATAAGGGACGGTGTGGAGCCAGTATCGGGTGCATCTGTATTAGTGACGGGTGAAGATATTCCTAACCAGACTGGAAGCTCGAATGCGCAGGGACTTGCAACCGGGTTTATATATCCGGCAGGAACGTATCATTATAAGGTCGTGAAAGAAGGATATATAACCGTGGAAAAGGATTTTACCATATACGGAAATGCGGTTATAGACATACAGTTCAATCCCATACCGAAATACAACATAAACTTTGTCGTGAGAAGCAACAGGTTGCCCGTAGCGAAAGCGGATGTTACTTTTAACGGCACAACCCTACAGACGGAAAGAAACGGGGTTGTGACATTTGTAGAGGTGGCAGGTTCCTATGCCTGGAAGGTGTCAAAGACGGAATTTAACGGGCAGGAAGGAACGGTGGAAGTCGTGGATAAGGACGTGACGGTAGAAGTTGACTTGGTGCAGATAGGCTATCTGATTGATTTTTATGTTACGGACGATAACAATACACCGCTTGACGATGCTTTGGTTACTGTAGGTACGGAATCAATAAGTACGAGTGGAGGGCAGGCGCAATTTGTCCGTATATCGGGCGGTTATAACTGGACCGTACAGAAGGAAGGATATTATACGAAACAAGGTGTTGTGACGGTGAACGGAGAGAACAAGAGAGTGGATGTACAATTAAAGCTTGTTACCTACGACATCATATTTACCGTGAGAATGAGTGGACAGCCCGTCAAGAACCAGCCCGTAGTGCTTGGCGTAGGAGAGGACGAACAAACGGTCAATACGGACGCGAGCGGAAACGCAGTCTTTAACCGTGTGCCGGGCAGTTATCCGTGGAATGTGACAAAAACGGGGTATGAGCCGAGAACAGGAACGGCAGTATTGATAAACCAGCCTTTAGCCATAACGGTAGACCTTGTTAAGCAGACCGGAAAACTGACGGTAACGGTATTGGATGTGGAAACGAACAATCCTATTAGTAATGCGGTAGTGACGATAAACGGGGAAACGAGATATTCCAACAACAACGGTATCGCGGCAAGCTGGACGCTTGAACTTGGTGTGTGGGAGTGGAGCGCGTCTCACCAGGACTATAACCCGGCAAAGGGGAACGTGAACATAACGGCAGGAGACAATGCCTATACTATAAAGATGGCAGAAAAGGCATCCGTGCCGTTCAACGTGACGTTCCAGGCGACTATAGGAAGTGCGCAGGCTTCTGGGGCGACAATCGAGATTGTAGGACAAAGCGAAAAATTGACGACGAACGAATTAGGGTTGGTATCTACGCAATTGTTTTCGGGTACATACGATTATGTGGCAAAATATCCTTATTGTTATGACGTGGTGAATTCGTTTACCGTGTACAATTCGGACACCCGTGTTCCCATTAATTTTACCATAAAGAGGGTGAATGTGAGAATACAGGTTGTCAACGGCAGCAATATAGGCATAAGTGGGGCACAGGTGACGTTTAACGGAATGACGCAATATTCCGATGGACAAGGATATACGACCTTCAATGTGGAGGCAGGAAGTTCCGGTACGGCCACGGCAAGCAAGCTTCCCCAATATAACGAGAACAGTACGTTTGTATCGGTAGGGGAATATGATACAAACGCAACGATAGTTCTTGGTGTAAATACCTATAAAGTTATTTTCGACGTGGTGGACGAGAAAGGGATATCCATAAGAGGAGTGCGTATTGTATGCGGAGGTACGGTAAAGAACACGGATGGAGCCGGGCGTGCGGTATTCGGAACATACGTGCCGCCCCAGACATTAAGCTGGCAGGCGTCAAAAGCCGGATATCAGAGCCAGAACGGTTCTGTAAGCATAAGCAATAGCGACGAATATGTTAACGTCGTAATGACGCGCAACAAGTGCCAGGTTACATATAATGTGCGTACAAAGAGCGGTTCTCCTATTTCGGGCGTGACAGTGGAAGACAATATAAGTTCGGGTGTGACAAGCTCGAACGGTACCGTATCATGGATGGTTCCGTGTAACGATACCTATGCGTGGTTGGCAACAAGTCAGAATTACTTTACGGAGAGCGGAAGTTACACAGTAGGACCGGAAGAGTTCAGCAAGACGATTGACATAATAATGGAAGACGGTGCGGTATTGGAAGTAAGGGTGTCAAACGGTACGAACATAGCGCTGCCCGTACTTAACACTTCCTCTACTGGACTTAACAATTTGCGTGTGAAATGGGGAGACGGAGACCAGACATTAGGAACAAGTTCGCACACCTACAGTTCCGGAGGAACAAAGATAATATTGTTCGATTTTAATGGGATGTCTGCCAATTTATCATGGAGTGCAAATGGATTTTCAAGTTTTCAGAATTGTTTGACGAGAGTAATCAAGTGGTTTACTGAGGATGTGAGAACGTCATGGGGAAAGGGAGCTTTCCAGGATTGCAGTAGTCTTGAATCGGTTGTAAGCTGGACCACAAGTCTTATGAGCGGTTCGGCAGATTCGTTCTTTTACGGATGCAGCAGTTTGAGAAGCGTTCCAGCAGGATTGTTTGATTTTATAACAAGCGGTACGTTCGTGAGCACGTATAGAAACAGTGGATTGAGTGGTTCGGTGAACTTGTCAAGCGTGCTTGGAGGAAACTCGATAAGTGATTACTCCTATTGTTTCTATGGATGCAGTAATATTTCCTCTGTGAGTGGACAGTTAAGGACATCAAGTAATGGAACGTCCTTGAATTATATGTTTGACGGATGTAGCAGTATGTCAAGTATAAGTAATGATATTGGGGCGACAAATATAAAAACATGTATATACATGTTTTTCAATTGTTCTAATTTGCAGTCACCGTGCAGAATAACGTTCAAATATTTTTCGGGAGAGACAGTAAACGCATACGGTTTTTGTGATGGTTCGGGTGTATCGTCGTTACCGAGCAATCTGTTTTCCGGGACCGTGGGTGAATTGTTGTTGGGACGGGCGTTTTATGAATGTACCAATCTGTCAAGCATAAGCTCTGGTGCATTTAATTACACGACGAATGGAGGTACACAATGTATTGAAATGTTCTACGGTTGTACAAGCTTGCTGAATGTAAGTGGTGTGACAATTCCCGATATTAGAAATGCGTCCAGTATGTTCCAGAATAGCGGCTTGACTACTATAACATCATCTTTGTTTTCTGATTCTTCACAATGCAGTTCTTATACGCGCTGTTTCAGTGGGTGTAAAAATTTGAGGACAGCAGGCTCGCAGGGCAGTCCTATCACACCGCCCGAACATTCGGTGACGGTAAATATTAATAGTATGTTTGAGAATTGTTCTAATTTGTCGACAACCGAATATGCTTTCGGTGATGTGACTGTAAATAAACCTGGACCTACCGGAACAGATAATAGTTATATAGAATCGGGGGTACTAAAACATATGAATAGTTGCACGGACGCATTCAGTGGTTGTTCAAATATGACGTCTCAACCGAGATGGGATTGTATAGTAGCCGGAGTAAAATTACCAGCAGCTTATATGCCTCTGTTTTATTATTTCAAGACATTATTCCCACCATATCAATTCGGTTTCCCGGATGTTGACAGTATATCCAAAAGCGGATGTTTCAGAGGATGTACAAAGATGAATGGTTACGACCAATATATTAGTGCTTATCCAGAATGGTTCTAATTTTTGTAAATAAAATTTATTGATATATGGCACAGATAAATGTTAACAGAAACACTTTCTTAGAGAAAGAAGAGGTGATGAATATGCAGTCTTTCTTGCAAAATTCTTTGTTGGGAAAGATTCTTATTGCCGGAAGCTATACTTTCGGCATAGTGACAAACAACCCTACCAAGTTCAAATCGGACTTTGAAACGGTAGATACCTTTATTGACAACAAGGCGTTTGAGGTGCAGCAGGGAACACAAGGGGGAACGGTGAAGATATTGCCGGGTATGGCGGTAAATTCATTAGGACAGGTAATAAATATTGCCAACATATACGATAATTTTGCTATTCCGGCAGACAGTGTGTATTACTGGCTGAAAATCGGGTATTCGACAAAAAACTATGAAAACGGATATGTGAGTATCAATCAGAAAGGGGTAGTGACCGGAACTGTAGACTTTTCCGGCAAGGTAAGAGGTCAAGCAGGGAAAACCCCGGTGGCTATAAAGTTCCTTAAGGACGACGGTTCACAGCCTTTAAATAACGGTGTATACGAGATAGTCAACATAATAGATAACAAGAATATTGTACTAACGTCTGAATCCGATTTTGTTGCGGAAACAAACTTGCAAGTAGTAATACTGGGAACAGTACCTCTTGGAAAGGTATTCACGGACGCGCAAATGGAAGGGCTTTATACTTATGACTGGTTTACATTGGGATTGACGCAAGAAGTAACATTGGAACAAGCGCCTACCAAGTCAGTAAACGAATTTTACATAGCGAGAGTGAGAAACAACGGTGGTACGGTTACAATCGACAATACGGTAAAGACGGAATACTGGTCTTTGGCAGGAATGCCGAAACCGAAAGAATAAGAAAGGAGGGGTAAAATGAGGTTATTATATACAGTCAGTTCCGGATATATGATGGAACAGCAGAATGTTTCCTATTCGTTGGGCGGTTTTGCATCTTCCACGACAATACCTAACGACATGTTCGGTAATTTGTTTGATGAATTGAGTGTAAACACGATAAGAAATGCGAGAAACGAATACCGGGCTATAGTGCTGCACAATGACAGCCAGGAGGTGGCAAAAGGGGTGAAGATATGGTTCGAGAATCCGGAAACAAATGTGTGTTCGTTTAAGGTAGGTGCCGTGGGAATGACGGAAGGCGAGGACGGAAGCCGATATATGGGAAGTGCACCTAATATATATAGCAGACCCTATACAGTACAGTTTTACGAGGCTACAGAAGAAAACCCGGTGTCTATCGGGGATATGCAGCCGGACCAGATGATAGGTATATGGGTAGAAAGGAGTATAGACAAGGAAAAGGCTTTGGAAGAGTATAACAACGTGGCTGAGAGGGATTTAACAACCGAAACGAGATATAAGCCTATTCAGAAGGGAACACAAGAAATGTTAAATATGCAATTTTATTGGGAATAAGCTATTGCGTATGTCATAAACAAATATTATCTTTGTGGTGTGATTGATAAGGGAGGGTTAAAGCTCCCTTTCTTAATCGGGTCAGACATAAACAAATATTATTTCAAAATGAACAGAATCGTAGAACTTAGCGGATTGACAGGTGTAAAGGATGAAAAAGTATTCGCCTATCTGTCAACTGAACCGGAAAAGGTAAGGAAGGCTTTGGAGATTGAAATTGCTTGCACTGGGGCTGATGATAACGGAGCTTACAATATCTATTTTGATGATGAAGAAAACATATGCTGTGAATACATGCAGCGTTGTGTCACGAAGGAGTTCAAGAAGGTGGAAACGATAGAGGAAGCCGTGTTGTGGATGGAAGGTTTATTTTTAATATAAAGGGTTATGACAGAAAAGATTATTAAAAAGGAAGATGTAGAATACAAGCTGACATGTAGTTTGCTTATGGAATGGAACCATCCGGCAAAGTATAGATTTAAACTACAGCAAAGAGAGTGCGGAAAAAGGAAATGGTTGGATTTAAAAGGAGAGAAATACTTGGTATATACAGAGAAAGATATTGTTTTGCAGTATGTGAGTAAAGAAGATGTGTTAGAGCTTGCTTTTGAGGAATACAAGAAATACTACCCTAATAATGAAATGCTGGAATGAAGACATTAATTTTTGATGTGATGCTGAATGAGCAATATATACACACGTTCAAATATAAATACAATCCTCTGTTTCCTATTGAGGAGGAAGAGTTAAGGAAGTTTGTGGAAGAGAGATTGCCGACATTGAAAGGGAAGAAATTCAAGATTTTGTTTTAGGGTATGAATCTGAATGCTATCATAAAGAAATGGTTCTGCCGCCATGAATGGGAACTGATGTATGAGAGAAAGGTTACGGCATGGGATGAGTTAGGATGTAATAAATATATCGCCAGATATTACGTCTGCAAGAAATGTGGCAGATACAAGAAAACCAAAAGTTATTGATATGAAACAGACAGTAGAAGAAGCCGAGAAAGAATATTGCGATAAGAATTATCCGTATTCAGATTTGAATATAAGGTTAATGGTGGAAAATGCGTTTGAAGCCGGAGCAGAATGGCAGAAAAAGCATTCACCTTGGATAAGCGTTAAGGAACGGTTGCCGGAGCAAAACGAACTTGTTCTTTGTAGAATGGTATCAAATGAAGCCATTGTAAGCGGATTTATTATACCTATGCCAAGTGGGAGACCTCGTGTTGTAACATTGTCGGATTTTGAATTTGAAGATTATGGCGATTACGTTTGTGACATGTGGGCACCTATTCCCTCCTTTGATGAAATATTTGAAGCAAACAAAGATGTACTGGAACGGATTAAGGGGAAAGGAGATTGAAAATGAATGAAAGGAAAGTTCTTTTGTTTAGGAAGGTATGTTATGATATAGGAACACGTTTTCTTTTGTTGTAAATAATAAGATTATCGAAACGGTTATAAGCGATGTAATGATTGATTATCATAAAAATATCAATTATGAAAATCAATCTGTAAGGTATCATTTCTGCACTATGGACAAGCATACATTTGATGAGTTTTCTGAAAGAGAGTTGGAAGATATGATACGCAGGGGAATTGTTTTATGTATTGAGTGATAGAAAGGAGATTGAGAATATGAAAGGAAATATATTTGACAAAATAAGAAAAGCATCTAATAAATACATAGAGTATATGCTTGCTTGTGACGATGTAGCCAAAGAAGCGCAAAAGCATATAGATTGGGACGACAATGTTTCATGTGAATATTATCCTGCTGATGGAATATGTATAATGATAGAAGAGCATGTTTGTTCTGCCGAAATATTTTTTGATTTGGTAGAAGAATCGGAAAACGGTATGGTTGACAAGAAAACTTTTATGAGAAATTGTATTTGACATGGAAAGATATAGAATCATACGAGGAGAAGGGTATAACGGTTGTATCCCCATAATAATATATTGGGTACAAGTCAGAAAAGACAAACGTATTTCATCCGAATGGGTGAATGTAAAGGGATTTGATACCTATAAGAGAGCAAGAGAGTTGTTGTGTGTTTTAAACGGTGATTGATATGGAAATAGTTCCGGATTTGACAAAAAGTAATTTGTCTAAAAATCAGATAGAATACATTCAAAAGAAGCAGCATGAATATAAATTGATGGATAAGAAGAGAAAGATTCCAGGTCATACTCTGTTTTCGTTTAATCTGAAAACGAAAGAGATAAAGAGAGCTTCTATTACCAAAGAAGTTTCAATTGGATTAAACGGGAAACCTATAATGAAAACTAAAATAGCTATTGAGCCGGATTGCTATTATGAACAAGCTTTGAATGAAAAGAATTTTAGAAAAAGATTAAAGAGGATTGGGCTAATATGAAAACAATTAAGATTTCAAATTTACAAGAAGGAGATGTGTTTATGTACAAAGGTGTAATGTATGAGATTGTACATAAGGACAAATGGGAAACCTATTGTAAATATGTCAATGATAAATATTCATTAGGAGGATGGCTTTCAAGAAAATATCTTTATTGTAAGTTTAGTAATTATACAAAAGTGGAGGTTTAAGTATTATGAGTAAATATAGATATAGAGAAGTGAAGAATTATATCCACAACGAATTAAAGTTGACTAAAGAGGATATAAAGGAAATTATGATTCCAATCGTGAAAGAAGAAGTCAAACGTATCTTTCATAACACCTACGGAAACGACGTTGATATAGAGAGGTGGGTTCGTTGTATGGTTTCCAACGAGATACAAAGACATGGTGATTACTCTATGATAAGGAATTTGTGCAGGGAGATAATTAAGGAAGAAATTGCCGATAGGTTGTCAATTGATATAAGGCTTAAAAAGAAAGAGGGGTAAAATATGCAGGACGAAATTTCTTGGAACGATAATACTCGTTATGATATTTATAATCCATATGTTGATATTTCTCCTTTAGAACCATGTGATGCACCTAAAATGAGAAAATATCGTCCAAAAGATGATAGATGTACAAACAAGCAGATTGCGAAACGCAGGAAGAGAAACAAGAACCGTAAAACACATAGGAAATGAGTAGGTTTGAGAAAGAAATTCTTCCTTTTATAGAAGAGGAAATTATGCGAAAACTCCGTACATACAATGTGTACAGTACAAAGGAGTATGAAGACATACGAAAGGCAGTGAGGTATTCAATCAGATTTTGCAAGAAAAATAAAATTGTTCGATATGAAGATAAAGATTAAATAAATAAATCAAAAGGTAAATGGTTTTTGAGTTTACAGAAGGAGTTTCAGACTTGCGGGTTTATGTCGTATGAAACACTTCCTGCTTATACCTTGCAGGACATTCTCGACAAGCTGCCGGAATCTATACAGGTATATGATTTGTACATATTTAAGAAAGTGGGGTTGTGGTGGCTCAAATATGTAGACGTAACGAATAATGGAACCGTTCGTTTAGAAAAAATGCCGAGGTTGATAGATGCCGCCTATTATATGCTGTGTTGGTGTATTGGGAAAGGATATATTAAAACTAAAGAATAGTTATGGAAGCACATGTAATGAAACTTGAAAACAACTGTGTGATTGTTGACGAGGAATATTTTAACGAGATAAAGAAGCAGTCAGAATTCAACCAAGAAAGGATAAACGAGATTGCCGAGGAAAAGTTTTTGGAATACGTGAAAGATAGCGGTATTAAACTTTCCTACGAAGTGAACGGAATACCTTATATATTTCATTATGACTTGTTGAGTGAATTGAATTATGAGGAAAGAGGATATCCGGAATCCGTGTCAGAAAAGGTGAAGCATGTTATCGCAGACGATATAACCGAGGCTTTGAATGACAAGTTTAAAGGACTGAAAGACGAGGCTTTGAATTATGCGTTAAGCGAGTTTGACAAACGGAAGTACGGTTTAGAGGCTACTGTAAAAATATGGAAACATTTCGCATTAATCTTTATCATTACGACTATTGTTCTAACAATTAGGCTATTTTTATTGTAAAATGATGTTAAACAACCCACATTTTACACATAAGCACTTGCGTATGTCATAACATAATCTTATCTTTGCATTGTGAGATTAAGAGATGATAAGTCAAACAACAAAAAGATAAGGTTATGAAAGCAAGATTTTTAGAAAAGTTCATTATGATGGAATTTGTGAAAGGCAATTTGGATTCACAGGAACAAGTTAATGACATGGTTTCTTTGATACAGAGAAAGTTAGGTGTGTCAGTAGAGAATGCAGGAAATTTTTTAAGAAACGCAATCGGTATTAACGCTTAATAGAGAATGTCATGAAAGTATATATAGCGAGAGATAAAGACGGTAGACTGTTTAAATATCCTTATTGGACTGGAATGTTAGCGACAGAAATACCGCATAAACATATGTGCGCTTATCCTTTTGACGGTAATCATTATATTCAAGGCAAAGATTATCAACCAAAGAAAGGAGAAGAAATAGATAAAGGTTTATACCCCGAAATCACCTATGAAAATTCACCTATTTTGGTTGAGCAGATTTAACAGCAACAATTTGTTTTCTTCATGTTAAAGGGCTACGTTTGTAGCCCTAATTTTTAAATTCAAAAAAGATGGCGCAAAAGTTGTCTGCCGGATTCATGGCAGAATTATTCAAACTTGTATATATGGATTTGGGTATCACACGGATAGTGGTAAACCATCTATCTTATCAGTTGATACCCAAAGAGTGGCCCGGTTTCAAATTTTTATTAAAAGAGGCAACAGAAGTATTAAAGGAAAAAGATAAGGTTCCTTCTTTGGGTGTGGTGTCTCAAAAATACGCTGACAGTGATTTTGTGATTGAGGCGATAGATGCCGTGCAGTCAGCCGCTAAAGTAGACAAGGAAATTATTATAGACCAGTTGGAAGCGTACATTAAAGACGTTGAATTCCAGCTACTTTCCAAAAAAGTACATGATTTGTACGAAGAGGGGAAGAAAGAAGACGCTATACGGGTAAACGCGGAAGAGAGCCAAAGAATTCTATCCCTATCATTAAGGCATGAGGCAGGCGGTTTCCAAAAAGTGTTCTCCGATTTTGACAAGCGAATGAAGAGGAGACGGGAAGAAGAAGAGGGGGAAATCCCGTCACGTGTAATGTTCGGACTTGATAAGATAGACCAGATTTCAGAAGGCGGTGCCACAATGGAAGATACCGTGTTATGGATAATGCGTTCGGGTGTCGGTAAGTCTACTGTATTGAGATATCACGGTATGCAGGCAGCTTTTGACGGACACCCGGTCTTGCATATACAGTTGGAGGGCGGTGCGCGTGCGTGTCTGGAAAGATACGACCAGTTTTGGACCGGGCAAAAATACGGGAACATCAGAAAAGGTGTCATAGATGACAAGTTAGCCGAGAAAATAGAAAAGGCTTTTGAAAACATGAAATCCTATTCCAAGGACATAGATGTTTATTCTTTTGAAAAATTCGGGCAGGCTACTATGGTGGATATCCGTAACGTGATAGTTTCCTATTACAAGAAAAACGGTTATTATCCGCATGTATTGATATTGGATTCGTTAGACCTTGTGGCAACAGGAACAAATAGAGTTGTAGACAACAACCCTACATTCAAAAAAGAAAAATTACAGACATGTGCACAACTTTTGAAAAATTTATGTGTAGAGTTTAAAATGGTGGGATTTACGGCAGCACAAGCCGGAAATGTGCCGTTGGAAATATGGGACAATTCGGACAAAGTGATAGACAGAAGCTATACGGAAGGGGACAGGACACTTGTAAAGCCGTTTTCCTTTGTGTTTACAGGGAACCGGACAAGAGAGGAAAAGAAACAGAACATAATGCGTATCTATATGGATAAGGTACGTGATTATGATACGGTAAAAGATACGTTTACCATTGTGACGGATTACGGCAGGGGACGTTTTTGTGACAAGGCGCTGACAGCCGAATATTACGGAGGTGACAAGGGTTTCACGTCCTCTACATCTGGAAAGAAGACAAGGAAGAAAAAGGACGAAGACGGTGAAAAGCAAAATGATGTTAAAACAGAGATGATTTAGACATAAGAAGTTGCGTATGTCATAACATAATCTTATCTTTGTAATGTCTTCTTGAGGGAGACAAGAAAAAGAAGTCAAACAGATATTAGTTTAGAGGATATGAAAAGATATAAAGTTGGAGAAGTGTTTGAATACGAAGGCATGATATTGAAAGCGATAGAGGATGATTTGAAACAAGAAGAAAGTGGATGTAAATATTGTGCTTTAAACAAATTTATGTGCAGTCATATAGATTGTGGTACAAGAATGAATCCAAGTATTCGTTTTATTGAAGTTTCAAAAGAAAAACTTTTTGCGGATGCACTACCAATAATCCAAGATGCGCCTATGCCACCGCTTGAAGATGATACGAATTTTCTTGATGATTTGGATTTGAAGCCGAAAAAGAAAAGCTTTTGGAAACGGTTAATGTTTTGGAGGAAAGATGTTCAGAGTTGACAAAAACGAAGTAATATCCGAACTGAATTTGTCCGTTTTTGGGGCAAAGGGGTTCATGCAAGACCGGAACAAGGAATGCCCTTTTTGCAATAAAAAAGGGAAATGGGGTATAAAATTCAACGATGCCGGGAATAACGGTGCGTTCCATTGTTTCAAATGTGGTATGAAGACCACCTTAAAAAAGTTCCTGGAGAAGATAGGAAGGAAAGACCTTATAAAGCAGGATTATGAAAACACGGTAAAAATGCAGAAATTGACCCCTCTAATAGATGACGAAGAAGAGGAAACAACAGAGGAAATCAAGGAATGCACCCTTCCTAAAAAATTGGAATATATAGATAAGGATGAATATTTGGATAAGAGGGGGTTCGTGAAAAGATATTATGAAGAATTCCGTCCGGCAGAAACAAAATTCTTTCTTGAAAGAAAGCTGCACGATAAGTTCATATTCCAGTTTACCATGAACGGCAAATTAGCCGCATGGCTGGCACGTTCAAAAAAAAGTAAGGAATGGCACGAGGAGAACCTTAAAAGGTTTAAGGAGGGTACGGAAAAGCTTGTATTGAGATATGAAAATTCACGTGACGGATTCTCCCATGTGATAGGAGGATATGACAATATAACGGACGAGACGGACACGGTTATAATCGTGGAAGGAATGTTCGACTACATATCGGTAGACACGAAGCTGCACCTTTATGAATCGCCCGATATAAAGTGCGTGTTTACGTTCGGTAACAATATGGGATTAAGCCAGATAAGGTTATTGAGGGATAAGCCGGGTATAAGGAATGTGATTCTGATGTATGACCCGGATAAGCCGGAAATGATTAAGACGGTATCAATGACTTTGCAAAGGTATTTCAATGTACAGATTGCCGAACTGGAAGACAAGAAGAAAGACCCTGGAGATGCGACACAAGAAGAACTCCTATGGGCGCTTGACAATATGACGGAACCGATTAATTACTATACCAAGCATTTATAGTCTTGATTTTTTGCCATTTATCCTAATTTTTGTTAGATTTGAAGTCAAAAATAAGGATATGGAAAAATCGCGGAAAATCAGTCTGGAGCAGTTTGTAATTAATTTGCAATTGGAGTATTTGAGTTGTAAATTACGTTCGATAGTTTACAATCGTATAGAGAGTGTCGAGCTTGTGAAGATATACAAGGACATAGCGGAGAAGAAGAAAGCAAAGATTCTGAACTTGAAACAAAGGTTCCGTCTTGGTACGATGTTTGACAGTGACAAGGCATTTTCAGATTTTTATTTGAAAGAGTTTTTGCAGGAATACGGATTGCCGAACTTGCAATATTCGGAGAAAACGAAAAAGTCGGTTATGTTTTGGGACAGGTTTCACCTATTGAAACCGGGTACCATAGTGATATACAAGGGAAAGGAATATAAGGTGAAGATAAATCATCCGAATGACGATAATGTGGTGATATGGATTAATGACGTGCCGGAACAGATACCTTATACCTACTTCAAAATGAGGTGGTTAGAAGAAATCGATATGAAAGATTTGAAATAAAGGAGATAATATTTGTTTATCTCAAAATTAAATTACTATATTTGCAGTATAATTAAAAACAAAAGATATGGATTATTTCGAGTATGAAGAAAAGGCAGCTACCACAGCTTGCTATAACGAAAAAGTGGCTTTGTCCTATGTAACACTTGGTTTGTGTTCAGAGATGGGAGAAACCTATGAGAAAATCAATAACGAGGCAGAAACGGAAGAAATCTCTAAAGAAATTGGAGATATGTTTTGGTATCTCGCTATGATTCGCAAAGAGTGCAATCTCGATATTGAAGGCTGGGATTGGAAAGAATCGCTGGCAAATGCGGAAGGTGCAGGTGTGTTTGATTTGCCCGTGGAAGTTGGAAAGATTGCAGACCAGGTTAAAAAGTGGTTGCGTGACGATTGGAAAGAAGCCGAGCAGAATGTATTTCCGGAAGCAAGAAAGAAAGCTGTTTTGGAAGCCTGGAAAAACGCTTGGAAGGTTATAAACAGTATGATTAACCGCGTCGGTCTTGATACGGAAAAGATTGCCGAACAGAATATCGAAAAACTGTTTTCACGCAAACAGCGTGACAAAATTCATGGAGCAGGAGACAACAGATGAGAAATTTTGACAAAATATTAATGACCGGGGCGCAGGGTACAGGGAAAACAACCCTATTGAAAGCCTTGCAGAACGAACCGGAATTTGACAACTGGAAGTTTTACACGAATGTTGTCAGAACGATGGTTGAAGAAGAGGGAATAGCTATCAATAAGGAGGGTACTTCTGAATCACAAAAGAAAATATTCGACAAATACACCCAAATAATGGAAGATGCTATGAAACAACCTTCCATTAGTGACAGATGTATTATTGATGTGAACGCGTACACTTCATGGCTTTTTGACAACTGTAATCCGAAAGACAAGGATTATAACAACCTGGCAGAAGAGGACTTCAAAGAAAAGCGCCAGATTGTAAAACGGAAATACGAATTTCCTTTGCTTGTCTATCTTCCTATTACATTCAGATTGCAGGGTGACGGTGCGCGTTCGGAAGACGAGGAATACCAGAAGGAAATCGACCGTAAAATAAAGCAGATTGTCGATAATTACGGAATACCATATATTTCTGTTTCCGGTTCAACGGAAGAACGTGTGCAGCAGATTAAGGATGCCGTATTTGGAAAGGAGAAGTAAGACAATGGAAGTTTCTTTGTTGACTTTGAGAAATGTGGGACGGAAGCTTGGAATGCAGAACGTTTCCGGATTTAAGAAAGAAGACCTTTTGCAGCAGGTTGTCGAAAGACTGGAAGCAAAAGGAAAGACGATTGAAGAATATGCAAAGGAAGTTTCGATAAATACCCAAAAGGGGTATGTCAAGAAAAAGTTTAACCTTTCACCTAAAGGAGAAAACCCGTACAAGAAAGGAAGTATATCGTATAAGGTGTGGGAAGAACTTGCAAAGAATGACGGTCGGTCATTCAGTCGGATTGCAAAGGAAATAGGAACGCATTACAACGTTGTTTCCGTTTGCTGTAGAAACCATTTTGACAAATCATAAACTTGCCGTTTTTTATTAGATTTGATTTTTCACGGGGAGTGTAAGTAAATACGCTTCACTCCCTTTTTATACCCTAAAATTATGGAAGAGTTGTATAAAGATTTAATCAAATATTTGGAGGATAACTTTTTGTCTTTCAATGCTTTAGATAACAATATTATAGAGATTGACGGGCAAACATTCGAGTTGTTTGAACCTTTCCAATGGGACAAGGAAGATAACGGAATTTTCTTTGACGATTCGTTTCAGTGGGTAGGAGACCGGACAGAATGCGACAATTACGTTTTCCGGTTCGGTGATGTATGGTATTACCTTAAAAAGGGAGATGAGAATAAAGTAAAACTTAACCGATTGCAGTATATCGGAAAGGCAAATTTGTTTGACGAAAGCTTGAGATTTGGCACCTATATAGGTGTGCACGGCAATTTTGAATTGATGAACGGAATGCACTCTTATTCCGATTGGGTAGAAAAAGCGAAATTTTTAGGAATAAAAGCGCTTGGTATATGCGAAAAGAATACGCTTGCATCAGCGTTCAAGTTTCAGAATGCGTGTCTAAAAAGTGATATAAGACCTATATTCGGTATGGAAGTTACTGTATATAACGAGCAGAAGGACGTGCGATATACAGTAAAGCTGATAGTCAAGGACAAGGAGGGATGGAATAACCTACTGAAAATAAATAAGATTCTGAATGTCGACGAAAAAGGCTTTATCACGGAAAAGGAATTGCAAGAAATGAAAGACGGGTGTTTCTTGTTGTTTGACCCGAAAACATGTATGTTTGAAAATCTCCCTATATTGTCAAGAAAATGGAATGACACCTATTACCAGCTTGATACCGTGGAATACAAGAAGAATGACCGGGATAAAAAATATCTTGACAATCTGAAAAAGTTCGTGGGTGTGTATAAGCCCGTGGCAGTATGTGACGCTTGGTATCTTGAAAGGCGGTATGCACCTATAAGGGAAAAGCTTAACAAGCTTGCAAAGGTTGCGAATTATGAGAGTGATAACCAGTACATGAAGAACTATCAAGAGTATTACGAAGAACTGTCAAGGCTGATACCGGACGAGGACAAGTTTTTCGGATTGTTTGAAGAAGCTTTGGTAAATCTTAATTATATATCGGTAAACTGTAATTATTTGTTGGAGACACAGGTAAGGCATGCACCTAAATATGTAATGACGGAAGAGGAGAAAAAGAAATACGCCTCCAATACAGAAATGTTTGAATCGCTTGTGTTCGACGGACTGGCAGAACATCCGGAAATACTGGACAGATACAGTGAAGAGGAACTGACGGAAAGACTTAATACGGAAATATCCATCATAGAGGAAGGTGATGTAGTGGACTACTTTTTGATGCTGAGGGATATTATCAGATGGGGAAGGGATAACGATATTTTGGTCGGATTGGGGCGCGGAAGCAGCGCCGGAAGCCTTGTTTCTTATCTCCTTGGTATTGTCAATGTAAATCCATTGGAATATGAACTCCTATTCAGTCGATTTTTGACAAAAGGACGTTTGATAAGACATGAAGAGGAAGAGGTAGTGACAATAAACGGAGAAAGGGAAATATCCGGCAATACCTTTATAAAGATTGTCCGGAATGGTGAAGAAATGATAATTAGAGCCAAAGAGTTAAAAGAAGGTGACGAACTGATAAACGAATAATAACATGAAAGCTAATTTTGAAAAAGGGGTAAAGATTTGCAGTAAGTGTAGAAGAGAGCTTCCTATTTCTGAATATCATAAATGTAAAAAAGAATCTGACGGTTTAGATTGTTATTGTAAGAATTGTTCAAAAGAGAAATATCTAATTAAGAAAAAATTAGGTAAAATTAAAAAATACAGTTATGATACGCCAGAAAAGTTAGAAAGACACAGGGTCGCATGTAGAAAATATGCAAAAACAGAAAAAGGATATAAAAACATTATAAAAAATAATGCGAGAAGAGTAGAATATAAAAAGAATTGGTTTTTAAATAAGATGAAAATAGATAAAGATTTTAATATAAGAATGAAAATAAGACATTCTTTAAGTTTAGGTATTAAAAATGGTAAATTTTCATCTTATTTGGAAAATATTATTGGTTGCGATTGGAAGTTTTTTAAAAAGCATATAGAAAGTAAGTTTAAACCTGGAATGACGTGGGACAATTACGGGAAAAGTTCAGATTCGTGGCAGATAGACCACATTATACCTTGTTCTTATTTTGATTTAACAAAAGAAGAAAATATTTTTACTTGTTTCAATTGGAGAAATACACAGCCATTATGGAGAAAAGAAAATTATGCTAAATACAATAAAGTGAATGAAGATGTAGAAAAAGAAGTGGAAAAATTAAAAAAGTTAGTATATGAAAGTAAAAAACATTGAAATAAAGCGTCGGGCAAAGACCGTATTAGGGTCAATGCCCGATATCTGACCCCTTCGGGGGTAACGAGTTGACACAGATTTTCCCGGCAGAAGACGGGACGAGATAAAAGCTTACATGGAAGAACGGTTCGGCAAGGAGCAGGTTTGTTCGCTTGGCACCTATACTACCTTCCAATTAAAAGAGGCAATATCCGATATGGCGCGTGCAGACGGTATACCAGTACAGTTATACAGATGGTTTACCGCTTGTATTGGAGATGATAAAGAAAAGACGATAGAAGAGTTTTTCAAGACTGTATGTGGGAAAGAGGACCTAAAGAAGTTTGTCAAGGAACATACAGAAACGTTTAATGATATGATGGTTATTCTTGGTTCGCCTAAAAGCCAGTCAGTGCATGCGTGCGGAACCGTAGTGTTGCCGGACGGAAAAACGTCTTATGAATGGATGCCCGTACATACACAAAAAGGACTTGTAGTTACGGACTGGGAAGGTTCGGAAGTGGAAGAGGCAGGCTTCCTAAAGGAAGATGTTTTGGGTATCATACAGTTGGATAAGTTCGAGGAAATGTTACGCTTGATAAAGGAGAACCACGGAATAGATATTGACATATACAGCTTGCCTTTGGACGATAAGCAGGTATTCGAGTATGCAGGTAAAGGATGGCTGGGAGATGTTTTCCAGCTTGGTTCAGCAGGATTATCCGGATATTGCGTAAAAATGAAACCGGAAAACATAAACGAACTGTCTGCATGTGTGGCTCTCTACAGACCTGGACCTATGGAAAACAATTTCCACAACGAATATATTTTGCGAAAGAACGGGGAAAAGGACTGGACAGAAGAAATGCCTATAGGCGGTGAAGAAGTGGTGGAAAACACGTACGGGTTGATGTGTGTTTCAGAGGATTCAGAAGTTATTTTGGAAGATGGAGTAAAAAAAATTAAAGATATTGTTTGTGGTGAAAAAGTTTTAACGGAAGATGGAAGCTACCAAAAAGTTTTGAGGGTGATAGATAAAGGAGAAAAAGAAGTTTTATCTATCCATACCTCTTTTGGAGGAGAAATAAAAGTTACTCCAGACCATAAGGTTTTAACCCAAAACGGGTGGAAGGAAGCTAAAGATTTAATCAATAAAAAAGATTTTATAAAAGGTTTTTGGAGAGGGAAAGAAAGAAAAATTGAAGAGAAAGAATCTTTGGAAGATTGGCTGATAGGGTTCTTTATTGCAGAGGGGCGTTGTGCAAGTAGTCCATATTTTACTGTAGGGAATATGGAAGTAGCAGAAATTGTAAAAAATATATTATTGCAAGTATATCCAGATTGTATATGTAGCATAAAAAGATATGAAAGAGTTATATCAAAAGAGAAAATGGCAGTATCTTATCGTGTTATGCTTGTAGCGAAAAATGGTAAAAATGGATTTTTTAGTAAAAATTATAAACCGAATCCGTTAATATCTCTTTTAAAAAAGAAGGGTTTATGGAAAAAGAACTTTGATACAAAATTTTTGCCAGAAGATTGTTCTATTGATATGATAGCTGGAATACTCGAAGGAGATGGATGTATGAGTAATAGAACCCTACATTTATCTAATAACAATTTGTCTTGGCAAATATATTGCAAATTGCAAGAATATAGAATTTACTCTTCTATAAGAAAAGGGAATGATGGATTGTATTTATTAACTTGGTATGATGTAGACAATAAATTAAGATTCAGAATTTATAAAAATACACCAATAAGTGAAAAAGCTGGATTTAAGCTTCCTAAAAATCAAATACCTTATTATATAGATAGAGGAATAACAGAAGGATGTACTTTTTATGGAAGATTGAAAAAATATAATTTGGAAGTAAATCATTTGGTTTGGGGACAAGTTTTTTCTATTCATGAAGATGGTGTTAAGCATGTATATGATTTGGAAGTTGAAAATGTACATAGTTTTACATGCGAAGGATTAGTAGTACATAATTGCTTTCAAGAACAAATTATGTTATTTTGTCAAAAATTAGCAGATTTTAACTTGGAAACAGCCGATTCCATTAGAAAATGTATGGGAAAGAAGAAATTAGATAAGCTAAAGTTATATGGAGAAGAGTTTATAAAAGGATATGCAAGTAAATATAAAGATAAAGGGGTTACAAAGGAATATGCAGAAAACCTTTGGAAACAAATGGAAGAATTTGGGAAATATGGATTCAATAAATCCCATGCTGTTTGTTATGCAATGACCGCCTATATATGCCTATGGCTTAAAGTACATTATCCTATTGAGTATTGGAGTGCTACATTCTCGTTTGCGAAGGACGAAAAGATACCCTATTATGTAAACGAAATACAGCAGTCCGGTGAGATAAAGATACATCCGGTAGACATCAACAAGTCAGATGTAAATATCGTGTCCGATTACCGGACAAGCAGCATGTACTGGGCATTCAATGCAGTAAAGCAATGCGGAGAAAGGGCGCAGGAATATATATCGGAAGAGAAAAAGAAGAATGGTCCGTTTTTCTCCTTGGAGGAATTTATAGACCGATGTGTGATTAAAGGCAGTCCGGTAAATAAATCTGTCATTGAGAACTTGATATTTGCAGGCGCATTTGACGAATTAGAGAATATCCAGGAACCGAAAGACCGTTTGGACCTTATTGAGATGTATCGAGAAAATAAACGGGTCAAAGTATTGGAGGATAAGGATTTACTTACCAATATTATGAAAGTTCGTAAAGAACGCAATAACTGGTGGTGGTTGTTACAACAAAAAAGAACGTCCGGTTTTGCATTTTTTGATTATTATGATTTGGTGAATGAATATCATATGCCTAAATTAGACGACGAAACGGAGTTCCAGGACGTGTCTCAGATAAAATTTTGGGACATAAATTCCAAGAAAACCCGTCGTGCCGTGATAGGCGGTTATGTAATTGAGATAATAGAGAGAAAAAGCAAGAAGGGTATATTTGCCACTATAGTATTGGAAAGTAATTATGAGTTTATAAATGTAGCTATTTTTCCAGAGTTGTTTGAAGAATACGGAGAGTTTTTAAGGGGTAGTAAAAAGAACATTTTGTTGGTTAATGGCGTGATTGTGTGGGATAAGTTTAGAGGAGAATATATTTTGCAGGCGAATGTTAATTCATTGTTTACTGTATTGACGTAAAATATTTTGATATGAAAATTATGGTAGAAATCGGTACCAAGACCGTTGTTTTGGTATCACCGGACAAGGACGAGGAGATAGAACTCGATGATGTTACGACAATCAATTACTCGAATCTTTATGGAGAGGCGGTAACGGTATCTGGATTGCTTAACAAGGTCGGTTTGATGAAAGTTGAATACGAAAAGAAAGCGAAGGAAGAGAAACTGTTTTGCGATGTGTTTGCAGCTAATTTAAGGAAGAAATTAAGACGAGAAGCGGCTACGAATGGAGGAAGAATAACGATTGATGGAGAATCTTTTAAGCTGACTGAAAAAGGGTTGGAGGATGCTATATTACTCAATGAACAGTATCAGAAAAATTTGATGAATCTTATTGAGATAGAATCGAAGAGAGACAAGTTAGACACCCTATTTTGGGCAGTACAAAGCAAGGACAAGAAACTTAACAATTTGTTGCCAAAGATTGTGCCGCAAGACTTTGAAAAAGAGCTTATTGAAGGAAAAATAAATACTTTTAAGATAGTAAAAACTGATTATTAATTTTTAAAAAATTTGTGTTATGGCTTTTGATAGAAGTAAGTACAAAAAAGCGAGTGTAGAATCAATTGATGAAACAGTAGGAAAAGCAGCCGCAACAATGGGCGGTGGTTTTGGACAAGGCGGCAGAGCCTCATTTTTTAATCTGAGCGAAGACGGAAGATATGTATTGCGCGTATTGCCGTCGTTGACAGGGAAACCCTATATGCCGAGAAAGACGGTTAAACTTCCTATCGAATGTGCGGTATATGATAAGGACGGGAAAGACACCGGAAAGAAGGAAATTAGACAAAAAGACGTCTTTACTTCTGATATCCACAGCAACCGGATGAACGGTGAGGATGCAGTATTGACCTATATCAGTCATGTGTATAACCTGGCAAACGATATCCAGGACAAGGACGAGCGCGCAAAATTCCTTTATCCCATCAGTGGTTATCGCAACAAGCAGAAACAGTGGGTATGGGGCATGAAAGCCATGCTTAACTATGTGGCTTATGTATGGGCAGAAAACGACGTGTACCGTCTTGATTTGCGCCCGGATTGGTGGAAGAAAATGAAGAACATTTCTATGGAACGTGCAGGCGGTTCTGACGATGGTATTATTAATCTCGACATCTTTTCTGACCCGGACGAAGGTTATCCGTTGATTGTTAACGTTACCACGGACGAAAACAAAAAGAAAAATTTCGACATTACTTGCGGAATGCCGGATGCTAATAAGCGCCAGACTTGGGACGATTTCTTTGCTAAAAACCGCGTATCAGACGAAGTGTTCGGTATCATGGAAGAATTGCCTACCCTGGATGATATGTATGTGGACGTATTTTCACGTAAAGACTGGGATATGCAGTTGGAAGGACTGGAAAGAATCGACGAAGAACAATCATACGGTATTTTCCAGGACGATGTATTTTTGAACAAGCTCGAAGAACTTGACAAGTTGGTTCCGGAAGAGGACGAAATCAAGGAAAAGAAAGCTCCTAAGAAAGCCCCCGAGACAAAGAAGGTGAAAACGGAGGAACCGAAAGAAGAGCCAACAAAGACGGAAAAGAAGACAGGCGGTTATCCTACATTAACGAACCTCAAAAAAGAACTTCGTGCCTACATTGCCGATAACTACGAAGACAAGGAATTACCGGAAGAGTTGACCGTAGCCGAACTCCGTAAATGGTACGACATTGCACAGGAAGGTGGCGAACTGCCTTTTGAGGATTACGAAGAGCCGGAAAATGAAGAACAAGGAGCGGCAGACCCAGAACCGGAAGATACGGCAGTTGAAGAAAGGGAAGCATCAGCAAGCGTTCCTAATTCCATTGCGTCGCGCTTAAGAAACTTGAAAGCAAGAACTTCAAAATAAAGTAATATATAATTACCTCACACAAGGAAGGGTAATTTCTACCCTTCCATTATTCCTATTATTATGAAAAATCTTTACAGAATAATTCTCATTTCGGGGATGATAATAATACTCATATTGTTATTCTTATCTATCAAGAAAGCAAGGGAGAATGAAAGGTTGTTATATGAAGTGGAATTTTATACCGATTCCTTAAACAGATACACAAAGGTTTACAATTCTGAAAGTTTTTCCAGATTGAAAAAAGAAAACAAAGAGTTGTACAGCCGATTGAAGGAAAAGGAAGCACTTGTAGAAGCGGTGGAATTTGAATGGAAATACAAGTACGAAGGACTGGAAAGGGAGGTTTCCGAATTGAGGAAAACGGACAGCCTCTATACATTCAAGGAAGAAACCGATACGGTAGGATATGATTTACAGGTGTGGGCTACGCACCTGGCAAAGTATAAGATTAACTTCAATATAACCAACAAATTTCTATTGACAAACCAGCGTATAGGGGACAGTAACCGTATGGAGATAACTTCCCAACTGCCCGGAAAGATAGGTGACGTTACAATGTGGACAAAACCGGAGAAAAAGAAAAGATTTGGATTCGGGGTGTCTGTAGGTGCCGGATATGGAGTATTCAATAAGGATTTTGATGTGTTTGTGGGATTAAGCGGAACATATATAATTTGGTAAGATTATGTTTGTACAGATAAACAATAAAAGGATAAAGATTACCTCTATCAGCAGATACAATGACGAGGGGTATTCACAGTCAACCAAGAAGTTCAGAATAGCTTTAAAAATTTCCAATGTCTGGGAGAGCTTCTATTTTGACAAGGAAGTAGAGAAAGATAATGTTTTGAAAAATCTTGACAATACATTAAAGGTAACTGCATTATGACCGGGAAAATGATAATAAGTACAGACTGGCATTTGAAGCCGTCCAATATCGAAGAGATAATGGAATTACAGAGGCAGGAATTGAATGTAGCGGAAGACAACGGTATAACCAGCCATGTATGGCTTGGTGATATATTCGATTCCCGTATATCACAGAGACAGGACGTTTTAAATGCTTTCTCCTCTATCCTTGATATGTATGCGAGGATGGGACACACAGTATATTGTATTCCTGGAAACCACGATAAGAGTGACTATAGTTCGGACAGGTCGTTTCTGGATGCGTTCAAGTATCATAAAGGGTTCAGATTGATAACTGATTTGGACGCTTTCGAGATAGGTGGTGTAATATGCTATTTTATGCCGTTTTTCGACAATGCGATATGGTTAAAAGGGATGGGCGATGTGTTGAAGGAAAAGAATCATAAGACACATGTACTTTTTACGCATATCGCGTTCCAGGGAAGCAGGAACAATGACGGTAGCGAGGTGGAAAGCGATATAAAACCTTCTTTGTTTAAAAATTTTGGCATGGTCTTTTCTGGACATTATCACGATTTCCAGGAAATAGGTAAAAATATTGTACACCTTGGAAGCATCACACAGAACAATTTCGGAGAAGACGATAAAAAGGGGTTTTGGTTATTGGATGATGATTTTACATACGCGTTTATTCCGTCAACAGGGAAGCGATACAGAAAGGTTACTGTGAACCTGGAAAACACGACTTTCAAGCAAGCGGATAAGATTGTAAAAGATTTTCAGAAGAAAAACAAGGGGGATTTTGTGCGTGTTGAATTTGTCGGAACCAAAGATGCGATTTCTTCTATTGACAAGGAAGAATATAGAAAACTTGGTGTGGATGTCAAGGTGAAGTCTGTAGAACTGGAAACGGAAGAGGTGGAGACAGCAGAAGAAATCAAAGCTTTGTCCGGTTCTGATATTGCAGACAAATTCAAAGAATTTTGTAAACAAAATGATTACTCCTATAATGAGGGAATGGAAATTTTAAAGGAGGTATTATAATGGGCTTGGAGGAATTATTTGGAAGAATAGAGAAACGTTTCGGAAAGGAAGCGGTAGTAGGCAATGATATAAAGGTAGATACCGTGTCTTCCGGCAGTATGGCATTTGATGAAATATTAGGAGGTGGTTTTGCGCTTGGAAGAATACACGAAATATACGGAGGATTTTCGAGCGGCAAAAGCTCTGCGGCATTGCATCTAAGTGCATCCGTACAGAAAACGCTTGGGAAAGCGGTGGGGTATGTAGATACAGAACAAGCACTTGACCTGGAATATGCAAAAGCACTTGGAGTTGATTTAAGCCGCGACAAGTGGATAATGTCGCAGCCGGATAGTGCGGAACAGGCGCTTGAAATCGTGCGTGAGATGCTGGAGGTGCCGGAAATCGGATTGGTAGTGCTTGATTCGGTTGCCGGATTGGTGCCGGAAGCTGTTTTGCAGGGTGAGGCAGGAGATGCAAAGATAGCGCTTGTGGCGCGCCTTATGTCACAGCAGTTAAGTATCTTAAAAAACGTATGTAAGAAAAACGGAAACATCCTCCTATGTATCAATCAGACGAGGCAGAAAATCGGGGGTATGGGATTCGGTCCTACAACAACCACACCAGGAGGCGAAGCACTTAAATTCTACGCTACCCAAAGAGCGGAATTTGCCCGTATAGGCACGGAAAAGACCGATGGGGTGGCAACGGCCAATAAGACACAAATAAAGGTTGTAAAGAATAAGATTGCACCCCCTTTCCGTGTATGCCAGGTAATGTTGGAATACGGTGTAGGATTTGATACGGTACAGGAGCTTATAGATATGTCTATAAGAGAGGGAATTTGCTTTAAAAAGGGTGCTTGGTTCTATTATGGAGAAACCCGGTTGGGACAAGGGATGGATAACGCCAAAAAAGCGTTGTCGGATAAGGATTTGTTTAATGAAATTAAAAATAAATTGACAGAAAAGTTATGTACCCCGAAAGATTGATATTAAGAAATTTTTTGTCATTTGAAGAATTTGATTACACCTTTACAAAGCAGACTTTAGGAGTGACTGGAGAGAACCGAACCGAGGAAGACCAGCTAACGAACGGAGTGGGGAAGAGCACTATCGCACAGGGATTGTTCTATGCGATATATGGTGTTAATCTAAGAGGAAAGGAAGACAAGAAACTGATACGTAAAGGTACGAAAGAAGCCTATACTAAAGTTGAAATATTTTGTCAAAAACGGAAAGAAACGCTGATAATTGAGCGTACAATTCCGTTGAAAAGTTCTTCCAAAGTATCACTGACCCTAAAGAAAGATGATGTGGAGACACCCGTAACGGTAGCTACTGTGTTGGACGCGAACAAATATGTGATTAACTGGATTGAGATTACACCGGAAGACGCCAAGTCCTATTATATCGTAACCAAGGGTAATTATTCGTCTTTTTTTCGTTCGTCCAATACGGAGAAACTTGCCTTGATAAGTCGCTTTGTCAATTTCTCCAATATTGACAAGACAAAAGGCGTGATTTCCGAAAAAGTCGGAATATTGGAACAAGA